CATACCTCTACGATTGGTATTCATGCCATAAGCAAAGTAAAGCAAAAGTATTACCTCTGAAAGTCTACAAGACGTTGCACAAGAATGCCGTGTTCAGCATCCATCTCTTCGTTCGAAACATAAAAGTCAGTACGGGGATCCCAGTACCGGCCCTCTTTGGGATCGTAGTATAACACACGACCTGACGCATACATGAATGGCCCTTCAAGCCCTTTGCGGGGGCCATATTTTTGACGCATCATGTCTGTTTCGAAACGGTCTGCAATTACCTTGTATCCCATTGTGGGCTCCTTTTTGCTGAACATGCCGTATTATAGCATTTTGGTAGATATTGGTCAACCGGGCAAAAAGTAGTACTTGAGTATTACTTTTTTAAAGCACAAGATGCTTGAAATAGTCAAAGTGCTGTTGCAAGGTCCAAGTTTCGGGGTCAATTGGTGTTCCATCATGTGTTTCGTACTTAGCGTCAAACACTTGAGTGTAACGCCTAAACGGTTGCCACATGTCTGGAGTGGTACTGGCCCAACCTGCTTCCTTAAGAGCCATGTGTTTGGAACGACTCAACCTCACAGTTGGTGCATTGAGAGCCTGCTCTACAGAAATGGCACTGGCCAAAAGCAAGTCACGAATACGAGCCGCTGGAATCAAATGCTCAAAATCACATTCTTCATCCGCTCCAATTTCGTGGTAGTGTGCTTTCATACCATCACGTTGTTGGATACAGTACTCGTGATACCTGCGTAGATATGTGTCAATGTCGTTGCGGATCTCTCTCAGCAGTTGTTGATCGTTTTGAACGGCATGATAGTCAGCAACCAAGCGAACCAAGTTGCGGCGACAATAGTCGGCTACCGTCTGATAAGTGTCAGCGGTGCGTTTGGTTTTGCCGTACACCGGTGCTGTGAATTGGTCTAAGGATTCTTTAAGATTAATCATTTTTTGCTAACTTACAAAGTTCATCGAATGTAATTTCGTAATCCCACCAACTGTTAGATCGACGTGGGGTTCCATCCAAGAAAAACGGTAGACAAACACTAGAACCGATTGTATTTTTGTAATCTTTATATTGAAAAAAGAAAAAGTACTCTTTTCCAGTTAATCTTTCTATTACCATTAACAATATTGGGGCGTTGGTGTTACCTGGTGCAAAATACGCCTGCAATTTTTCTTTGTCAGGATGGGTTTGTGCGGTTTTAATTTGCACACCTGATACTAAATCAATTTTAGCGGTATTGCGAGGACATCTTTCAACACCACTGGCATTACTAATAGTCTGCTCGCCTACTTCGCCAATGTTGATCAAGTCCATATCTAGCAAAGTTTTAAATGCCTGAGCAAAGGTAACCTTTTTATCTGCTTGCTTACCCAATAAATTTTCAATCATGAAATTCATTTTATGCTCCTTCAGGAAACAAGCCTGGGGCAATGTTGCCTTCTTCGATACCCATCTTGGCACCTTCACCGTGGTATGGTAAATTAATCTTGCCACTATTACGGATGTATAACTCACGTAAAAAGTTAGACATAGCACTAGGGGCTGACCAAGTAGCACCAGGGTTTACATAATCCCATTGTATTTTAGCCTTGGTATGTATCAATGAGGAACTCTTGAACGTGGGCTTGATTGCTTCAAGTACTGCCTTCATCCATCCTGTTGGTAGTTTGCTGTTGGCACTATTGCTCGAGATACGATGCAGTTCGTATAATCCAATGTAGCAACCTTGATCAATTTCTTCTTGCAGTGGAAACGTGTCTTTGATTGCAGTTAAAATTTCTAAAAGTATTTTGCCACTGTCATCAATCTCAATGCCTTTTTGTGCATACTTAAAGTGACTAAAGAAGTAATCATTGTCACCACGCAAGTTGTCTGACGCACGTGATCCTTTGTCTTGCAAGTCAATACCTGCGGTATCAAATTGATCCTGCATGGTGCGGGCATCCACAACTTTCTTATCACCGCTGCCATTTTTAAAACGCACCAAGGCATTGCGATGCAAATCCCCCGGAGTTAATCGTTTGACGCCTGTGTCATTGAGCAGTTCAAATGCATAACTTGCAAAATTAAGTTCATCTGTTTCTACTACAGCACACGGAATTTCAGTATAGCCTAGCAGTCCGGCCGCAATGGTACGGTGTTGTGCATCATACAAATAGATCGGAGGTTTTCCGCCAAAGCGGCAAGCAGAACCAGGACTACAAATGCGTGGATCCCATTTCCGAATGATATTAATAATGTGCTTGTGCAAGACATCACGTTGGACTTCATAATCAATCCAAAGGTCTTCAATAGCAATCATTGAACTAGTGGGAAATCGGTGTGATAAAGCCTTTGCACGGACTCGCCATGCATCGAGATCTTTTTGGGTTACACCGTAGTGTGCTCGTAGTTGAGTTTCAACTTCAGCAATCACATCCGTAAGTTTACGTGTGAGGCGTTTCTGTGCCATAATTTTTCCTTCTTTACCTGTACAATACAGGATTGGTTAAGTGTTAGTAGGCACTATGCCTACCCAACAGTTTCTATTATATAGCAAAACTCGGTCGTTGTCAATCTAATACTAAAGTACTACTTTAGAACTTGTTTAAAAAGTTTCTTTGAAATGCCAACTTCTCTTGTTTGTAGTTGAAATTTGCCAGGGGCTGCCTGGCAGTGATATCGTCTGGGCCAACCACCTGCATAAACAAGTTTGATGGAACGTTGACTGCTGTGATTCCATCATTAGGAAATTTCAAATACGGCTTCAATGTGGCAACCTCGATCACATGAGCACTATGGTTGTCTGCCGCTAGTAAAAATTCTGCGTATGTATCTGGCAACTCAGTGTAATTGTTCTCTCCCTGTGTGTTGACCAATTTTAGCGTGACAGGATCATTTGATCGTTGCAATTCTTTCCGGCCTTCGATTCCTCGACGTCGATTGGCACGTTGGACACTAATCATTTTGTAAAAAAGTTTGCTATCAAACTTCATTTCCTGTGTGGTTGGTAGGCCTTTTGCGCTTGGCAAGTTTACCAGTTCGTGGTCCACACCATCAAGATTTACAAGTTTGATTCCTCCATTACTATAGATGTCCATGCCCATCTCAATGAGATCGCTTTTGTCAAACCGATCTTTTTTTCCGTTCATGGTTGTGCCGAGAGTATCGATCATTGAATACAGTTTGATCCAATTTACCTGAGCCCGATTATAATCACAAACTTGTTGTAGAGTTGCCATTTTGATTTATGTAATTAGTATTTTACTTGTATCTGCTCGGCCACTGTAGTAACAGTGACCAAGTCTACGTATGGTGTCCGCGGCTGTTTGGGGAGAAGCCTCAAACATATTACGTATGTCATTTGTAGTTATTCCATCTGTGGCCGCTATCAAATAGATTTCATAATGACGTTGGCTGTTGTATCTAGCCCTGAGCACAAGATGGTTTACGTTGGGCAGTTGGCTCGACACAGGCTTGCCGTTGAGTTCACCCCACACACGGCGTTGCTCGTCCTCAGTGACGTTGCCCACATATTCCAAACCAGTATTGTCCCATACCACCACAAAAGTACTTGTGCCCATAACCTGCTCCTTTGATCATAGTATAACACCACAGGATTAAGTTGTCAATCTTACCGAAACTGTTGTTTTACACTTTGAACGCACCGTTCGATGGTGCTGGCCCATTGGTCCTGATCATAGGTTGTGGGACAGTGATCTCGTGAAGAGTTGGTGATAGCAACAATGCATTGGTTTACAGTAAGATCAATCAAGTGATTCAGTCGATCTGCTTCAAAGGTCTTACTAAAGCCTGCCTGCTCAATTAGTTTTTGCTTTCGGTTCATCTTTTTTATCGATTACAGGTTCTATTTTTGGAGGTTGTTCCAGTTCTTCCGGTGTGGCAAATCTTGTGGGTGCGGCTATCCATCCAAATGTCCAACCCAATGGCTTCCACCAACGATGTATGATGTTGTTGACTATGACAATAGCAATAACAAACACAACAAATCCTAGTGCTGTTAAAATACTTCCGGCCAAAAATACTGCCGATTGATCCATGTCCATATTATTCTTCCTTGAAATTAAAATATTCTTCTACTCTGCTTCGAGCCTCAGTAAGGCTGGCTGCGATAACTGTCACAAAGGCCTGGTTGCCCAGGATCTGCATGTCCCAAGGCACTTGGCCGCGAAAACTAAATGTTTCAGGCACAGTGACTTGAACTTCGTACTCAGCCAAGTTCTTAATACGTTGCATGGTTATGTCAAAATCAATCATTTTGATCCCGGGGCAAGCCGTTTGAATGTTTGTCACGCGGCTGTTCTACATCCTGGAACAGGCGTTTTTCTTGTGTGGTCAATTCACTAAATGTTTTTCTTGGATTACCACACAGGACACAACCTGGTTGTCCACAGTCCATGGCATGATGCTTGACAAACTTGTGTGGCTCTTTTACATCCATGCCATGTGCCCGGGCAATCTTGGCTTGTTTTCGAATGGCATTTTCGTCACGTTGAATACGTAGATTTCTTTTGTCTCGTTCTTGAGGTGTGTGCATAATTTTACTTATAACCATTTCATAACAAATGCTAGATAGTCACGCTCACTATCAAAGTAGAAAATGTAATCTCCTGGGCGGATATCTGAACTTACACTGACCAGTTGCCAACGCCATTCTGCTGTCAAACTCTCTTTTGACCATGCTAGTATTTGTTCCAACACACCGTAGTTTTTTTGAATTCTACAGGCATGACTGAAACTGTCGCCCAATCGTATTGTGTCTTCAGCAGTTTTTATAGCCATCGGAGTTTGAAGTATATAGCGTCCCGGCTGTCCTGGAAAACAAAAAACATAGCATCGTGTTTAGGGTGTGTTGAATAACGTTCACCAGGCAAGCCAAATTCTTCAATTACCCAAACACATACTTCGTCCCATTTAGAAATCGTGTCGCCCTTTCGCCAGGGTATTCTTACTGTATGAGTCATGACCATTTGAGTGCAAACACCACAGCATCACGTTCGTGCATGAATCGGAATTCTCGATCTGTTCTAGTCCAAGGCCTGAATCCTGCTTCAGTTTTGATTATATTTTCAGTAAGCCAACGCATGATATCTGGTCCGTATGCATCTTTTCGTGGTGTCACACAATGTACACACTGGTCAAACATTCGAGCAGTTTCGGGTAGCATGTGTTGTTTCATTAGCAACGTTGCCATTTCAATTGATAAAAGGTTGCCAGGGCAGGATTGCTAAACGCAAACACCACGGCTCGAGGCGATGAATTGTCGGATCCAAAATTGTCGTCCCAAGCCGGCATGTATTGCCACACATAGTCTTGATCTTGAATCAGGCCGGTCACTTGCAGTTCATGGCTCCAGTATATGCCGTCGTCAGGACCAGCATTTTCTATACGTATCTCATGCTCGAACATATCTTATCGCCATCGTAGTGCAAAGTGTGTTGCGTCCTGGGCGCTGGCAAATTTAAACTGATATTTGGGATCAGAGGACAATAGTCCAATGCCAAACAGTTCATACTTTATGCATTGTTCTTCAAGCCAGGCACCAGCATTAATTGCTCGATCAACACCTTCAACAGTTATGGTAGTCATGATTTATTGTAGCACATTTAGGATTTGGAGTCAATCTCTAGCCAGGTATGGTCTCCCATGTATCGTACCTGCGTCAAGTATTCATAATCTTCGGGTACACCAGTATTCCATTCATCCGGACCAGTCACAACCAAGAGAGTTTTCTCAAATCTCCGGTGCCATACCAACCAATAGCAGTTGCCCATCACAATTTGAAACTGATACTCAGCACCGTGGACCATATCGGTAACTTCTAATCTACGTCGGATATCCTCGGCTTGTCGTTGTAATACCGCCACCAATTCCATAATGCGATTATATTCCTGCTGGGCATACATCCTAGCATGGTTGATCATGAGATCTTTTTGTTTTTCTACTGGCACTAGATCAAATGTCGGGCCCAGAGTGCTAGTGGCGTAAGGTGTTACATTACGATTAAAGAAATGCACCAAGGTGTTGCCGGTAGAAATATCAAAACTGTCTCTACCCTTGGCGGAGTTGGATTCTTCCATTAGTCCCAGAGATTTTGATAGTATTTGCCGAACAAACGGAAACCGTTTTGAATACGTGCTTCAACCACTCGCATTCCTTCGTAATCGCACTTGTATGTGTTCTTGGGACCGTCTTTCATTTCATAGTACCGGTGCTCACCTTTAGGCACTTCGTTGCCATGTACGTCTACAGGCACCCACAACATGTCATGTTCTCCTGAACGGAACGCATCTTCCCATGAGTCATCCACTTTGCATTCAAATGCAAAGATCATTTCGTTCAGCACATGTTCCCAGCGAGCAAAGTGATTGGCATCAGTGTCCCACTCGTTCTCTTTGGCGGGTGCTGACGTTGATTTTAGTTCTTCAGGCACATCCGTATCATCAACAAATCCTGCACCGTGCTGAGTTGTTTTCAATTGCCGGAGCATGGGAAGGATAATGGGACTCAGAGTATGATCCATGCTCCAGGTATCCCAGTAGTCAATCTTCACAAGGTTGATGGCCGGATGCACACGATCCAATACCCAGGCAATAGCACGACTAACAGGAGTCAAGTAGTTGCTCCAACGTTCTACCCAGGCAGGATGTTCCACATACTTGCTTTCTTCTTCAAGACTGCGGATACGCCGGTCACGACTGCACCGTGACCAATCAGTCCACCAGAACGCATAGTCCAACATGGTGTAAGGTGAGATCCAGTGATCTCGAGGTTTACCAATATATACTTTCATGTGTTATCCTTTAAGTGTGTGACTGAGTGTACCACCAGGTGGCCCAGGCTATCAATGCTGTTACGATCACTAGGGCTTCTACGATTTCCCAACGATGTTTTGTTTTTTGCTTTTGCTCATTGATGTTATTATTAATTGTGCTGGCACACAATGCAATCACTTCACGAGTGTTGGCAGTTCTCAATAGATCAGCAAACGTCTCCAATGGCTGTAGAACCGAGTCTGGCAAGTCATCTAGAACAAAGCCTGCTTGTTCTGCTAGTTGTTTAGTCTGTTGGTTCATATCGTATTAAGTATCCACTTGAGTCTCGTAGCCGAGCCAGTTCTGCACGTTCACGGTCCGGGCCCATTACAGAGTTGTGGTTATATACCACTATAAACATCAGGGCATAAACTATGTATGACACTAGATCTCGCACTACCAATCACCATCATCTACCCAACCACGTATGGTCACAAACAACCAACTCACCATGTAAGTGACCTCATTGGGGCTGGGCCATTCTGTATTGCGTTCGCGACGTGCTTGAGGCACCCATCGCCAATGCAAGGGATTAAGCGTTACAATGATGCTGGCACCACTGTAACGCAACCAGTTTAGATATCTACTGTTTTTAGTTTCCATTGTTCCGCCTGTTGTTCATAGCCATCATAACCACGTGGGTTGCACATCACACGGCACGAGCCGATCATGTAGTCAAACTCATGATGAGTGTGTCCATGTGTCCATAGTTTGATTTGTGGACGATCAAGAATAAACTGATCCAGGTCTGAACTGTAAGCACCATTCACCATGGTTTGATCTGCGTACTGTGCATGAGTCGACGCCCGGCTGGGTGCATGATGACCAACTACCACATACTTACCTGCAGGATTGGCCTCAATTGACTCCTTCACAAACTTCAACATGGCCCGGTGCTCTTCCACCGTTGCCTCGGGGCTGAATTTGCCATCACGTGTGTGCCTGTGACCTTCCGAGTCCTTGAAGTGTACAGGATGGCGACTGTCTTTGATGATTCTAAAATCATTCATGTAACTGCGAATGCGATACAAGGTATCCGGGTCTTCACGGTTCATGTCAGTCCACAGCGTACCACACAAGAATGTGGTGTCACCAATAGTAATAGATTCTTTTTCCAGGATATGCAAGTTGGGCAAGTAGCCCAGCACATCCTTGAGATGTGCAAAAGCGGTGGCAAAGTCGCCATGGTAGTATTCATGATTGCCCACAATGTAGATCACATGTGGAAACCGGTCATGACAGCGTTGAAAGAAATCATGAAAGCGATTGCTACGATATCCTGGGCCCATGATGCCATAGGGATCACGTTGGGCAATGTCTTTAGCCACGCAAATGTCGCCAGACAGAATCAAGACTTCAGCACCTTGATCATTTTCAAAGTCCAAGTCTCCAAATTCTAAATGTACGTCACTGACCAGTGAGATTTTCATTTTTGTCTTTCTTCTAGCCAAGTCCAATATTGTTGGAACAAGAGATTATCGATTTGTTTGATGTTTATGCCAGTTCTAGAAAAATACTGACACAAGTAATTATACTGCTCAAACAATTTTAGGTCAACCAAAGATTGCGGCTTGTTGTATAATTCTTGGAAAATCATTGGCGGTTCTTGCTCAAACTGGTTGTTTATTTGGTCTAAGATTTCCATTGGTAACCAAATTGGGTCCAGGCAATCCGGATTGTTGATTTTGTTAAATGCCACTTGATATGGTTGAGACCATTTCGTAAAGTCGGGCAAGTCAAAAATACTCAGCACACTCATAACCGACAAAAAACCAAAATTTATATTTTTTTCAATCAGCAATTCTAAATTGGTATGGAATCGTTCTGGATCAAATCCTGCTCTTGGCACATGATTATATTTGGGACTGGCGTCTAGACTTATCTCAAATTTGAGTTTGTAAGCAGGCACTGTGTCCAATAACCAATGCAGGAATCGATTGTTGGGAGGATTGAGATTGGTGTTTATCATCAGTTGATTTATACTATTACCAGAAAGATCAATTAATTTTTGTAAATTTCGAATCTGCATCAAGGGCTCACCGCCCAACAACTTTAGATCAACTGATTCTGGAGGTTGAGATTGTAAATATTCACCTATTTTTTCTATCCACTGTTGCTGATCTATTGCTATTGGTGGCAGGTCAAGATTGGATTTGGCTGTGCTACTGATATTTTCAAAAGGTCCGTGGTCAATGATATTCTGTTGCCAAGTGCTAGAGAATTTTGGACTACAATAACTACACATTTGATTGCAGGAATTGTTCAACCACAGTTCAACGGTGTTGTTATTCTGGTGACCGTGTAGTTGTCTCCAAGATGTATGACCTTGGGCCTGTTGTTTCCAACAAACAGAACAATTTTGAACGGCAATGCCTTGTGTCAATTGATCATGTTCCAGTTGCCAATGCTCAAGCAAGTCTGACATGTCAGCCGGCAACGATTCAAGATTACTTCTACAACAAGAGGCAGCCTGATTTAACTGGATAAAAAATAATTTTTGGGTGCCTTTAAGATTGCACTGTGTCTGATTTATCAAGTTGATCCATTTGAGATTTGAGTGTCTGTACTGCTGTTTCATCGCCGTCATATATTGCGGCGGCCTTGTCGGGATAACGCAGACGAAATCGTTCTATGATTTCTTTCAAACTGTAGCCTTGGCATACAAAGTCTTTGGTAAGTGCATTGTAGCAGAAGTACTGATTGTTGTCAATTTCCACCGTGAGTGCTATCAGTCGATCCTGGGCTAATTTTTCTATCACACCCGATATTTCTGAATCAATCCGAAACTGGATTCGTCGAGATATTATCCAAACAAATAGCAAGAACACAATCACACCAAATCCTACTCCGGTAAACATGGCGGCTATGATAGTTTCTAAGTTCATAATATGATTTCCTTGTGTTATTTACTTGAGCGAGTGGCTAGATACTGTTCCCATTGTATCCACTGGTTCTGGACCAGGAATCCCCAATCACGTTGTTTGACACCCGGGCAGAACAAGGTCCAGCACGTGACATCTGGGTCCAGTTCAACTCTGTGATACTGACGGGCCTTGGCCCAACGCATGCTTCCCGGTCCACACCAGCGGGCAATCTCACCCGCCTTGCGACCTTGGGCATCAAACTGCGGTGTCCATTCCCAGTAGCCGCCTCGGAGAATTATGGTCAGGAACGGCCAAGGATGGTCATGCACATCTTCGGTATCACTTTTCAAAAACTTGTGTACAAACACGTTGAACGGAAATCGTTCCCGATCTCGGAGAAACACATAGTAGCGTTCCAAGTATGGTTGATTATCCACACGGTCCATAATAATACGGTACCGACCCAAGCGGTCAAAGAGTTTTTTAAGCATGTTGCTATTATACAGGAAAGTTTAATTATGGTCAATGTAGTAATATCCCGAGCCCGAGATAGCGAGCAAGTTACGCACACGGCGTTCTACATTTTTCATTCCTCTGGCTTTTTCATCAGCGATTACAAATCGTATAGAATCAAAATCACCGTGTGGGGTTCGGATAGGACGAAACATAGGATTTTTTGTTTTCATCAACTCACTATGGTCTGGTCTTTCTACACCGAGTGCTTTCAAATTTGGAATACCTTTTCGAGATTTTCTAATCTTTTCACCGAACCCTTCTGGTTTCTTCTGCCCCGGTCTTCCTATCTGCGGTAAAGACTTACCTTTGTTAGGATGCGTTTTGCCAGCCATCGAGTTGCGATCGCCTGCCATTCGAGTACTTTGATCTGGACGTTTTCTTCCCTTAACCTTTTGTGCTTGTTTGACATTACCAGTATGTTTTTTGATTTCGGAGTCTGATGGTAATTCTAACTCTGCTAGTAACGAATCAATTGATTCATCAAAAGTTTTAGTTTCCTTTGAGATTTTCTTTCCATGCATCTTCGTACTCCGTTTCATTAATCATGTCAGCCGCTAATTTTCTAACAGTTCTGTATGATGCCCCGCCACCGCGTAATTGGGACCAATTGCTATATAACCAATCTAATAGAAGTTTCTTTTGGTCTACAGATAATGGAAATTCTGGAAATGGTTGCGTGTTTTTAAGTGTGTATGCCAGCCACCCCCATTGGTGTGTCCAGGGAATAGACATACGTTTATAATTAAATCGATCTAGAACAGGGGCTACTGCACTTCGAATTTTTGGACTAGTAAATGCTTTCGGATTCTCTAAATCTAAATTACATAATACAATGAATCTAACTCTATCCATTGGGATGGACAGTCCAATGTCAGAGTCAGATTGCCATTTTTGTATGGTACTCACAATCTTCATTCTATTTTGTTTAGTCAACGAAGAGATAGTTGAGATCATACTTGCAGGATAGTGATAATGCGGGATAATGCCCAATTCGTAGTCAATATCCCCCATTGCTAATTTCCACTTATTAAGTGTTTCGTATGCACCAAAAACAACATCATCTGCATCATCTAAGATGACAACTAATTCTTCATTGTCGTTAAGTTCAGCAACACCGATTGCTAACTTGATAGCCAACTGTAAATCAGTCATACCAGGAGCAATAGTTATATATTTGAGTCCCGCATTTCTACATTCGTCCATAGTGCCATGAGTCTTTCCTACGCCGGGCGGGCCAGACAAAATGCTATGTCGTGTGGCTTCAACTAATTTCTTTTTTATACCTAATGCAGATTTTATAAAATTCCTTGATTTTTCGTCTTCGAGTTTTCCTTGCTCGATGAGCAGATTTTTATCTTTGCTTGCAAATAACAATTCTGTTTCTAGACTAGATTTTTTTGTTGTCATTTATATGCTCCAAATGTTAAACGATAAAGTTATTATACAGGATTAGGAATATGCAGTCAAGAAAAAACCCTGTCGTGAACAGGGTTTTATCAATGTGTCCAGTCTGAATTGGACAGCGTGTCTAAATTTTAGACCAAGCCCATGGCCATTGCTTTGTAGCCTGCGGCTACGATTTTTCTTGATGGTTTCCCAATTACATATTCTGTAACCTTGACACCATTACCGGCAACACGGCTGTTGCTATAAACAGCAAAACCGGCTTGACGGATACGGCTGGCTTCGGCACTGAGGTTGCCCACGCCAAAACGCTTCTTTGCTTCTGATGGAGTCAAAGTTTCGCCGTTGTAGAGTGCATTGAAGACTTTAAAAGTCTTAGTTTCTGGATTAAAACGCATATAAATTACCTTTCATGTAAAATAGCCGTTGCGTACAGCATTCAACAAGTATAAGGCATCTTGCTGGCAATAGCAAGGCTTTTTGACAACTCATTTGCCTAAACTTGCACATAAGGTAAATAAAAGCAATTATTTGGAGATGATATGAGCACAGAATTCTTAAGAAACTACATTGATATTATCAAGGAAGCAGAACAACCCAAGGTTCAACTTGATGAAGGCATGATGGATACTATCAAATCACTGGTACCTAAAGCAATGAAACTTTTGGGCGGTGATACAGTTCAACAAATTGCACAGCAAGTAAAACAAGCCACAGGCGGAGATTTTACCCCAAGTCAAGAAAATGCTATTAAGGTAGCAAAAGCACTTGGTTTCGACAAAATTGCACCAAAAAAGGCAGTGGCCGAACAACAACTTGATGAAGTTACTTGGGGCTTAGCAGGAGATTGGAAAGGTAAATTAATTCAATTGTTATACACCATTGGTATAGCAGGTTCCGCTGTTGGAGGATATTTAGGTTCACAACCTGGCGTGGCCGGTACCGGTATGGGTGTTGCATCTGGCATTCTTATTCCAATCGGAATATTACTATTAATGTTTGCTGATACATTTTTTGGAAGAGGAAGAGGGCAAGTCGGAGCAATGGGCCATCCAAAAGAAAAACAAGATAACACAATGGGTTAACCATTATTTGATTCACACAAAAGGCTCTTCGGAGCCTTTTTTTGTGTCAGCGTAAACCAGGGTCAAGGCGTTATATATACACATGAAACACTTCTTGATCATTGTGGCCATATTATCCGTCACCGCCTGGGCCCAGGTGCCTGTTCACGTATCTAAAGATTTGCACACACGGGCGCACCAACCGCGAGTGCCAAGAGTCAAACTATTGCGGAGTAATCCACACAGATTCACTGCCATTCGTTTGCAAGGTACCAATCCTTATGATGCTCCAGATGATGAATTTCTTTGTAGTAGTTTGGCTCGACGTCCCAAGGTGGCACCACCAACCGACCAACCAGATGATGAGTTGTCTGCGTATGTCCAGGTGAGACTGGCAGTGGCCCGTGCTCGAGCCATGGCTCGGTACCGAGAACTCCACACCTAACACTCTGTAATTTTAATGTAACAAAGGTTGTGATAAATACCTTTACATAAACATTAACGGCGTAGATTATGTTACACACCATCACCACCATTACAGAAGACTTAGAAACCCTGATCAAGGATGACCCTGTGCGTCCTGAAATCCCCATGACCAAACGGATAAACTCCAACAGTCGAATCTACATGTTGAAGGATGGGGACCAAACTCAAGCAGTGACCTGTGTCAAATTCTTGCAGGCCATTCCGGCGGCTGTGGATGACTTGGCTGAGTTGGTTGGAAGTGCCACTGTTGCAGTATTTTATACAATTTGGAGTTACGCCGCAGGGTCTGGGCGTGAGTTGATTGTGGAAACACAGAAGTCGATCAAGCAAGAATTCCCTGGTATTGATACCTATGTTACACTAAGTCCCAAGACCGAGATGGCCCGACGTTTCCATTTAAAGAATGGTGCTGGAGTCTATCGCGAAAATTCGGACACCATCAACTACATTTACAAGTAAGTCAAGACCACTGTAGAGCCAGCATTGTGGTCTCTTGGTCTTCGTCCAAGTCAAACCAAAGTTCTCTATTGTAGCAGTAAACCCTAAAGCCTTTTTCACTAAAGAATTTCACGGCCGCATCTAATAATTCGATACGACCTGTTTGATCCCAATTGATGTCTTTTACTCGTTGGTGGAACTCGTCCACATAAGTTTCGGTCACATAGTTAGTAAACCACTCGGGTGAATTTTTAAAAGCAAACTTCATGCCACGCTCTTGACGTGCTTGCAGTCGCCGCGGAAACGGAATCCTGAACAAGTGCAAGACAAGTTGCCATTGAGTTCGGTAACCTTGTATACGTCGCCTTTACTGCCTGTAACTTCAATCACACGCCCTTCGGGCTGTTCTTCTTTTAGTTTAGTTTTAAACTGAACAGAGTTGATGGCAAACTTACGCCCACGCACATCGATGCGGATGGGATTCTTGAATACTTTGATAGTGCCTGTGCCTTTTGGCTTGAACGCATACATCTTGCTCTTGCCATCGTCCAGCAAGTACACACCGTTGGGGGTGTTATCTTTGTAGTCAGTAGTTTCTGCAAACCATTTCATAGTGACATGATCCTTGCTATGACTTCTTGTGCTTGGGAGAAGTCTGTGATTGGTAATTCAATGGGTTCCCAGTTGAGATAATTCTGGGTCCAGGATATGGTCCAAACAGGTTCACTCATCACATGCTCCAAAAAGTTTCTGATGCTGGTGAGCAACAATTTGGGGTGTTGACATCTTCCTCAAATGTCTTGCCAGTCATCAAATTTGTACGGGTGACCATTTTAGGTTTGTAATGACTAGTGGCAATGATGCTGAGTTCGGAGATGTTCCAACCTGACTTTCGGCAAAGACGAGTGCGGGTGGCCATAGCGGCACCAAAAGTTTTGTATGCACGAGTTTTGGCAGGGCCGTCGTTGACAATAAGACCTGAACCTTTAGAAATGACATAGTAACTCATATGATGCTCCTTGTGATTAGTTGGCCATTAAAGTGATTTGTACGTCGATGCCTTCATGCGTGATGCCCACACCCACTGGGCGACCGGCACCTGTGAAACTACTGCGACGGCGATCGTAAGCCAATTTTTGGATTGCCAAGCGCAGAGCGGCACCATGTGTGACTGTGGCTGTTTTTGTGTAGATGTCATTGATGGTACCGTACATACCAAAACCGTTGACGATAAAACGAATTCGGGTGCTGTTACTAAACCCGGCTACATGTCGCATTTGGATCTCCTTTTTGCTTAACATGTCATTATTATAGCAAAAGTACGGTTTTGAGTCAATCTTTTAAAAAGTAGTACTAAAGTATTACTTTAGCAACCCGTGTTTTTGCAGTATCTGCAAGGCTCTGTCTGCTACCTGTGCCCAGGAAAAGTTGTTGCGTATAATGTGGCTGTTTTCTCTGGCTCTTTTTTGTAGATATGTATAACTTTGTCGACTGGTTTTTAATGCTTGCCTTATGCTGTCAATTCGGGGTTGTGCCCACTCGCCCCAATTGCCATCTGTTGTGGGGTAGAACAACTGATAATCCTGACAAGCAACCGGCACCATGTCATATTCCACTGTTATCACACTGGATTGTATGTGTTGCAAGAATTCTGTGTGAGCACTGTGCCAGGTTGTGATGATAGGCAGGCCCACTGCCGCGGCTTCGATTAGCGGAAGTCCCCAACCTTCACCTTTGGAGGGCAACACAAACACATGAGCCTGTTGATAAAGATCTGCCATGTCATTGGCTGGTACTGAGCCCCACATCACACGCACATTGGTCAAGCCAAGTTCCCCAATCCATTGAGTGAGTTCATTGTACTTGGCTTCTTTGTTGAAGAAATGATCAGTCTTGATCACCAGTTCAACATCAGGATCATTGCCAAATTCTTGGTGCCAGGCATACACAGTTTCTATGATGCTTTTTCTCAATTCATATTTGCCTGTGATCAAATAGGTCAAGATAGGACTGTTGACTCTGGGTGCATAAGGATGATATCGATCTGTATCCACCCCTTCCGGCACTATCTCACAACGGGCAGGATCCAGACCATTTTCAATCAGCACAGATTGACCCCAGGCACTAGGAACCCACACTTGATCTGCGGTGAGCATGGTGCTCATCACGGTGGGTGGTACTAGGGTACTTTCAAACACCACCCATTGAATGTTGGTACCTTTAAAGTAATCTTGCAAGGGTATGCTCACAAAACAGATGTTGATATCGCCTGGTTCACTGATACGTGCTTCGGCCAGTAGTCTCTGCGGATCTTCGCAATCAAACTCTTCAACACAGGCACCCCAGTGACTCACACGTTTCAATGCATCTGCAAAGTTTGCAAAATGGGTGCCAATACCCAAGTTGTTGCGTTTACCGATCAGTCGTATTTTCACAAGCGGAATCGTTCTAGCACTGCCTGTGCTTGTGAAAAATCCTCATCGGCCTTGATATCTAGAATTTCAATTTCTTGTATAACCAATTCGTTTTTGGCTATTTGAATCAATTCTAGCGCATATCTTAAATCTTCATCTGATGCCCAGGATAAGAAATCTTCCATATCCGCATCAGTTGAATTCAAGATAAAATCCAAATTTCCTTTGTCCCAATTGTTCATGTCAACTCCTTTGTAAAATCGATAATGTATTGTAGCACATGTTTGACGCCTGGTCAACATAGTGTATTTAAAGTTTTTGTGTGTAGTATATCGATTTCAACTCCTGAAGTATATAAATCCCCTCACTGCCACGATATACAGTAGCAGAAAACACGCTCCAATCTTTTACACCAGGATTGGCTCCTAACAATCGAGCCATGCTCAAAAAAGTATCACGTTGATAAAGATTTAAAACGCCATTGGCCAGTTGGTAAAATGTAGCATCCCCATTGGGCCCATTAAAGAAGTAATATTGTATACCTTGATAAACAAAATTAACAATATCTCCATTGCTGTTATAGGCAGTATCCAAAGCGTAGGCATAGGAAAAATTGTCTGATCCTTGATTTAACCAAACTTCTTTGCGTCCTGGTAATCCTGCACTAGAGGCCTCATATAGAGTTATAAAATCCAACAGTCCGTCTTCATTAACATCTGCTGTCACAACCCCAATCATTCCGGCCATGGCATTGTCTTGTCTGGGAACGGGTATCAGTTTGATCAACCCAAGATTTGCATCAACAATGCTAATGGCGTCCGCAGTGGCACCTTGGCTGTTGCCACCTTGCATCGCGGCCAGATGCCCAGTGGTAGAATCACGTATCACTGCACATGCACTGGCACCATTTACATATTGATCAGCAACAAATGTAAAAGTTCTATTGCCCTGATTCAAGTAATATCCGTATGTATTTGTATTTCGATTGTAGGTTCCTCGAACCAGCATGTCCATGTTGCCGTCGTTGTTGAGATCAAATAAACAGGCACCGGCACTAGACATGGATTCACTGAAGGTTTGTTTACTAAAAGTTCCGGCGGCGCTACCCCACAACATTAGACTGTTAGAAGAACTAACAAAATCATCAGCACCCGGTAGCCATATATCCGCATGGCCATCGTGGTCAAAATCCCAAATAAAAATGTGACCACTGCCCGGGTAAGAGTTGCTGCCTAATAGTTCTGTGGTGCGCTCTGTTAACGTTCCGTTGGAGTTTTGTATCATAATTGCAAGATACGAGGTCCCAGATCCTGACCACCCCCCAATTACCACATCATCAAGTCCATCGTTGTTTAAATCTCCCACCGCATAGTTTTTGACCTTGTTGTTATGTATTGCAGTGCCTTGATTGATTATTTTCACGGCAATAGATGCAGAACTTGCAGGAGTCCCACTGCTTCCGCCACCACCCCCGCCCCCACAGGCCACAAGTGCTAGACACATTAATAAACAACAAATTTTTGGCACAATCATGCTCCAAAAGGTTAATCATGTGTACATTATAGCACTTTGGGTATTTCAAGTCAAACTCCCAAGATTAGTACTTGAGTACTAATCTTGATTATATTAGTATAAACCACGAGAGACTCGTGGTAAATACTGAGAAGGAGAAAAATAAATGTCACAAATGTTTATTCAATTAATAGAACGTCTTGCTGAGATGTTCCCCAAGCAAAATTACCAATCTCGCTTGGAACAGTATTTGAGCACCAAATGCATTGCCAGCGAAGCAGACGTAGAATACTGGCAACGTCAGTACGACAAACAATCAGATAGGAATTTTGCATGAAACAATTTTTTAACTCAGTTTGGAATTTTCTTGAATCCATGGGCGAAGCCCGTGCAGCCAGCGTGTTGGCCAGAGCAGGTAAAATAAACGAAGCCAAGGCCATGTACGCAAAATGATTGCAGATCTATTGATGCTGTGTCGTTGGGCACATGAAGGTTGGGAAGTTCACCCCTAGTGTGGGGTCAGCAACCAACCTTGCCCTGACACTCGGTGATACCAGCAATAAAACGGTTCTGAAATGGTTAACACTCCATTCTGAGCCAAATGCCAATATCTTGGCAACACATCAATGCCATCAATTGTTACCACATGATCAGCATCAAACTCCAAGTGGTCATGCAAACTCACAGTTGATTGACTGTGATTATCAACCACGGTCAGCAATAGTTCAGTATCCAGCAGTTGTAAAAAGTTCTTCATATTCAGGCAAATAAGTTACAATTGAGTTGCCACGATTGGCTTCCAGTCTTTTCAAATACTCAACTAGGTCTGGCAGACGCCAACTTTCATCCGATTCGGCCTTGAGATAATTCACATAACTCTGTAGATCCTGTACAATTTGTTGTTGGGCTACATTTGGATCACGAATGTTTACTACCACATCGCTGCCAACCGGATGCTGGTCTATCCAGGCTTCAAGGTCGGACACAATGCGTTGTCTGTATTCCAGAGGCAGAACTGATGGGCGCAAACACTCAGGCTTGTTTAAAAAATTACAACTTTCCACAGCAATGTTGTGGTGCCAGGCATATTCATATACTCCTAGCATGTGACCAACTGTGAGTGCTGTGGGCGTGGTTCTAAACTGCACTAACCAATCTTGTTGCTGACTTATTTCTAACCAACGTTCCATACTTTCAAACACAGTGGGCAAACACACAGGATAACGCACATAGTCATTCACAATCTTAAAACTCTCCACACTCATGCCAAGATTCACTCCCTGGAATTGGGTCAACAGTTCAACCACATCATCGCGCCATACGCCTAGATTAGTAGTAAACCCAATTGTGGCCGTGCGATTCAAGCCGGCTTGAATCAGAGCCTCAAGTATGGTTTTGAATGCGGGAGTTATCAGTGTTTCACCACCAATGAAATGCAAGTATTGTATGTGTGAACTTGAGATCAAGGTATCAACCAACTGTTGAACCCGCACAGGATCGTCGGTCCAGTTTGCAGGTGGTAGATCATTGATGATGCCGATCTTTTTAAACTCCGACGCCAGGCGCGAACTTGAATGTGGGCTACAAAATACACAGGCACCGTTGCAATAGTTGCCAAGATCTATTTGCCAATCCTGGGGCATTTGTGTTGTCTCGCCACCTTGGGCAAATTCTGTCAACCACGGCGATGATGCTAGAGTCTTTTCAAAATGTTCAAGTCTAACACCTGCTTTGAGCAGTTGTTTTTGTCGTCCGCTGATTTTGTTGTGACGTTCCATCTGTGTGCATTTTGCACAACCAGGAGGTGAATTACCTGTTGCTAACTCTTGTCTAACACTGGTCATGCGTTGTTGAAAAAACTCAACTGGTGTTATGTTGTAGATATTGTCAGCAGAATAGCGTTGATCTGTTGCCGCCCAACGACAGTATTCATAATGCCCGGCATTGTTGATTCTCATATGGAACCACGGGCTGGGACAAAAATTGTTTTTTAAATTATTGGTCACGTTGATTGATGATTCGATCTGCTAAACCATAGTCCACTGCTTCTTGGGCACTCATGAAGAAATCACGTTCCATGTCTGCACTCAGTACATCGTAGTCTTTGCCTGCTGTGTTGTGTTTGACATAGATGTTGGTAAGATACTCTTTCATCTTTTGAATTTCACGTGCTTGAATTTGGATGTCTGTGGCTTGTCCTGAAGCACCACCTGATGGCTGGTGAATCATGTGTCGGGCATTGGGCAGGATCATACGTTTGCCTGCGGCTCCTGCTGTGGCCAACAACGACCCCATGGAGCAGGCCTGTCCCATTACGATAGTTTGTACATCACAGCGAATAAACTGCATGGTATCATAAATGGCCATGCCCGCTGTTACACTTCCACCTGGCGAATTAATATACAAGGAAATATCTTTATCAGGGTTATCACTTTCCAAAAACAGCATTTGTGCTACCAGCAGACTGGCTGTGTGTTCGCTCACTTCTGTGTCCAGCATGATCACACGGTCTTTTAATAGACGACTGTAGATATCGTAACTGCGCTCGCCTTTGGCAGTTTGTTCAAGCACAATTGGCACTAAATGGGGCATGGTATTCCTTTTTCGACTATAGATTGTTGCTGTTTGACGTAATCAGCAAAGTGAGCCTGATTGTATAGGATTTTTTCCTGTAAGTCAACAAATTTCTTTTGCCAGTACGCAGGTGTTTGCTCACACAGAACCTTTAGAAATCCGGGTAGGTTGTGTGGTTCTGCCAGATCCAAATTCGAAATGTCCTCAAAGTCCTGTGTGTAAGGTTCAAACCCTCGATCACGCAACCAACGTGTGCCACCATCTGGGTCATATACCAAAAACGGTCTGCAACCCACAATGGGTTTGTAGATTTTTTCACTTACAAAGCCTGAACTATTTATGTTGTAAAAGGTTTCAGTGACCACATTGAGCAGGTGTCGTTGCCAATTACCCGGGTGTCCCAAACTCACAATATCGTTGGGTATACCATAATGATCGCTAGTGGCATTGGGTGCCAGGGTGTCGTGATCTCGATCTTGTGCCAATGCTACTACAGCCTGCCCGTCGCCGCCCATGCTCACAATGCCTTGATTGACCAGATTCATGGCCTGTAGTTTGCTGTATAGTTTTTGTCTGTGCCAGTGAGGTTTTCGATTCAAACACATGTATGCAGTGTCAATTGTGTTGACCTCCAACAATACAGTGTTATCAGGGGCCTGTAAAAAGTGATCAACAAATAATGCACAAAAATCCACTTGACCTGCGCCCGGATAGTAACCTATACCGGTGACCGGACGACCAAATTCCTCATAGCGGTCAGGATAGGGTATGGCAGCATCCAACATGGCAATCAACACAATCTGATCCCACTCATTCTCACGCAACCACAACATCACTTGTTCGTGCATTTCCCCAGTGTACCACACGCTGTTGATTATGACCACACGTTGATCACTCTTAACAAACGGTTTCACAAGATCACTCACAATACCTTGCTCGTACTGTTTGAGCGGGTATTCACGTCCCCAGCCTTGATCAAATGTCGTAATTATCATGGGTATAATGTTTCTAGATGTAATCTATTGTGCAATGCAATTGCATGGGCTTGTTCCAGCACAGAATTTAGTTTTGTGGCATCCAGATCAATCAGCGACTGAATCACTATTTTCATGGCCAACCATCTAGCAGGTCCTTCCAGTTGATCATAAGATTCGTCCCATACAGAATCAAAACTACAAAAGCCCATGTGTTTCAACCGTTGAATGTAACCTGATGCTCCATAGATGATCCAAGGCCGTGTTCCTGCAATAGGCCTTGCTGTTTTTTCCGTAGGGAAAAATGTTTGACCCAGCGTGTAACTTTCACACACAAGTTCTATATTGAATCGGTGATAATGACTTATCATACTGCGATTATGTACAAAGTGGTTGTCTGGATCTCCATATTGATCTCGAATAGTTCTACCGTCTAGGCTTGAGAATTTTTGTGTGGCAAACCAATCAATGACGTCTTGTTGATTGTCTGGTGCCCAATCTGCTAGAGTTTCTGGCAAGCACCAACCTTTGAAATTGCGTATGTGCCAAGGTTCAGGCACTGGAGTACCTTCGGGTGTGAGTGCTGTTAATCTACTGATCAAAAATCTATTGTCCCATTGTTGTTGCACCTGATACAAAATTGCATTACGGTGCACTGTTGCTCGGCCCAAGAACAATCCAAACAAGTGTGATTTTATGCCACCAAAATCTTGTTCTGGCTGCAGTTGATATTCTCGTGCAAAGTACCAAAAATGACTGGGCACACTACACTGGAATTTTTTATAAGCAATAGATTCGCCGGCATTACTCCATTTAGTAACAGTGATTGCAGTTGGTAGCAAATTGTGTCTAGCAAGCCAGGCATCAACCATAGCAACAACGCCTAAACGATGTAGACTAGGACCTTCACTGCGTAAATCTAGTGTAATTTCGACGTCGCTGGATAACTCTTTTAATTTTTGTTGCACTTCAACTTCGTTGTACCATATATCTCCGCTGACTTCTATGGGTATTGTGATATTCATTGTGGTTTACTTATCGCGGAGATAAGTACATGATGCGAGATTTAATCAACCTACTAGACTCAATTGCAGAAAGCCGCGGACTCAGCGGTAGAGAATCCGGTGCTGTATACAAAAGAGGTGACAGTGCCGACGATCAAATCGTGTTTAAATCATTAACATTCTATCCTAAAGTTGGCAAGTATAAAGATGCTCATGATTTTATGGACGCTTGGATAACTGCAGAGCAATCACTTGATCACCCAATTGAAAAAGTCAATCAACCCACCGCCGCCACACGAGCATTTGGTATTGCCGCATTTGACACTGCTGTGGGCACACGCTACCTAGCCAAATTTACTTCAGAAATCAAACCTGTTTTTGATGCAAACAAATTTTTCCAAACCAAAGACATACCCGGAGGATTCAAACAAGCGGATGCTCGTGGTAGCAAGGAAAAAGCCGGTTACAAGCCCAGTGATGTTCTGACTGATCTCAAGAAACAAACCCCTGCTAGTATCCTGGCACAAATTGGTGAAAAGTTTACTGTGGACAGTTCTGAATACCGAGCGTCTGAAATCATAATGAATTCGCCCACTTTTCCTGTGTCGGTTGATGGAACAGGCATAGACTTCACAGGCTTTCGTGATTACTTTTGTGAAATGCTACAGCCCTGTGTGTTGATCAATGGCGGCCAAGTTAAAGGCAATGCTGGTGAGGCAGCGGCACTGTTCATGGGTAGAAACGGATTTGCAGGTTGTACCGTTAGTTTTAATGCCAATGTGAGTGGTGGCTTATACGACTCTTTGTTGGTCAGTCCCGAGGGTAAACAAATCAAACTTTCAAGCAAGGGTGCTACTGGTGCCAAGGCCAGTAGTGTGAACTTGTTGGTTGCCTTGCGTGAACTGGAAGCCGCGGGCATGCCTGAGTTTGCACAGAATTATCCTGAGGTTGTTGATATTCTCAACACCATCGACAAAGGTGATCACAACTCTGGTCCGTTAAACTTGGCTGTGCAGTTTGGAATTATCACTAAGGATGAAATACCTCAAGTGATGAGTCTCAAACAATCAGCAGGCAATCCAAAATTTAATATTGACAAAACCGATCTGTCAGACAATCTCAAACAATTGTACCACGATCGCACTGCTGAAAACCCCAGCAAGGTTGTTCCACTCAATCATCTGGTGGCTTCTATTGCATACAAAGTCTGCAACGAAATCAATTTAAAGACCGATTTTTCAGACGCGGCGTCTGACATTCTCAACCATTCGGCCTTTGTGCAAATGTACACTGATGCTACCAAGAGCAAAGACGGTCAAATTATTATCAAAGGTTTTAGAACCATATGGCCCGGCACGTTGTTTAGTGAAGTCACGCTGGAAGCACAAAAGAGTTATAGTTCGACTGCTAGTTCAGGTGGTAAACTGGTGTTTGGAATCAATGAAAAACCTCAAGCGATTCCCAACGTCGAAAAGGCGGCTACCACAGATGCACCCGGTCCGAGCCGAGCAGGCGAACTTGTGGACTACATGGGACCTGGAGTCAGCACTGACACCCTGGACGCAGAAACTGACAAAAAACGCTTGACTGGACCGGGTGCCAAAGCCGCCAAACAAAGTCAAGCAGTCAAGATGACCAAGGATGTGCTGGGTCGAAATGTAAGGAAACGCTAAGGAAACGTCATGAAAACTTTTAAACAATACGTCAACGAAGCACAAGAACAACTAAATCGTCGTGGATTCCTTAAAGGTCTGGCAAGTTTTGCGGCTTCAGCGGCTGTGCCTGCACCTGTAGTTAAACTGCTGTCAACACCAGCAGGTGTTGCCACTATGCCTATCCCGGCCGGAATTGCATTGTTAAAAGGCATTCAAGATCATCTCAATCAATGGGACGCAGAGGATGACGATGATCTGTTTGATGCCCAGGAAGACATGGCTCACGATTTGGGTTTTGATTATATAGAGGCCGATCCCGATGCTGATGATGAATATGATATATCTGCTACAGATCAAATGTTTGATTTACTAGATTTGTATCGACAAAATCCCGAACTGGCGGCTGCTCAACTGATCAAACATCTTCAAAGTGTCGCTATCAATCCTGCAAAAGTAAAATCATCATTCAGGTCAAGAGCCGATGACCCAAGTGACTGGCGTTATCAAAATAAACTAAAGGAACCAGACGACAGTGAACCTTATGATTATTATGCTAGTAATACGCCAGAAGAAAACAAAATTATAATTTACAAAACCGACTTTGATGGAAATATTGGGGACACCTATGTTAGAGATAATCGTGAAACTGACCCAGTTGAAGAACTTAAAAGTATAATAAGAAGTGATGGCTCGAGTTCGGGTAGTCGTTTTCACAAATATACGAAATTCACAGCCACTAGCGGTGGTAAACCTGTAAAGATAGATAGCGAGAAATATATCGATCCAAGCAAATTATCAAATGCTCTAAGCCCGGACCAGGTACGCGAGAAAATGTATAAAATGTGGCAGGCTAACATTGACCCAGATGACAACTCTTCAACGGACCTGGCAAACGTATCGCGATTTGCCGGATTGGCAAAAGGAGTTGCTGGTGGGGGAGATCAAGCGCCTGCCCCCACAGTCAAGGACATGGGTCCAGTTCAGTATGCAAAAGATACTCCTGCATTACCGGCACCAACCCGACCCGAGGTTGATCTGACTCCTGATTTGAAATCGAAAGAAAAAGTACCAGTACAACGTAAAGGTGGCATGGCCGAATCTACAGAATTATCTAGTATATTAAAAAATGCTGGATTAAAAACTAACGACTAGTAAGGAGTTATCATGACAGAACCAAAGAAAAGTTCCAATCCATTTATTAACATGGCCAATGATGCCAAAAAGAAAAACCAGGAACTGCATCCTGGTTTGGGCAAGGCACCTAAAAAGCAAGGTCCTAAACCAAACTCCAAAGGCTTTGGTGGTGCTAATGTCACCCGCCGTAGCGCACGTGGCGGTTAAGATCTATTTAAAACGCTGATATCATCGCACACGCCCAAGGCCAGTGCTTCCGATGCTGAAAGCCATACATCCTGTGCCGGCAACAGGTTCGTGCGTATCTCTTCTCGCCCCAGACCTGTACACAATTCATAGTGTGCCAACATTCGAGCCTGTGTGAGTTCAAACTCTTTCATGGTGGCAAACAACTCATGTACCTTGCCTTCGTTGTACCAGGAGAACTGATGGCTCAGGATACTGGTGTTGGGTGTGAGTATTCGGCGTCCGTGAGTGCCGGATATAAAGATCAAGAGTCCTGCTGATGCAATGGTTCCTAGGCCCACAGTTTTAATTGGAATCTGCGAACTCATCATGACGTCAATTAGGGCAAAGGCCGCACCCATGTCTCCTCCGCCGGAGCAGATCATCAGTAGTAGTTCCTTTTTCTTTTTCTTGGTCACATAGTTTTCGTACAACACCCATTCCACCACTGGCTTGATGTTTTCGTCATCCACATCACCCATGAAAACATACATGCCATTATCGGCCAGGGACTGTGAGTGATTTTGTTCCGTTTGAATAGTTTCTTGTGTGGCCATAATCATAAAGAGGAAGAAGCGGTGTTGTTGGCACCGCTTCTATTTATACGCCGTTTATCGGACGACTGTTTGACCGATAACAGCACCAGGTTTGGCCAGTGCTTCGGTGCGTTTTTGCTTGTACTCAACATTGTCCACATCCAGTAACTTTACCGGTCCTTCAGTGGTGTTCACTGTCTGTGCAGATGCTGGTGCTGGAGCATCAGGGCGTGGGCCGATTTCTTCTTTGAGTCTGCGATCTGCGGCTTCCGCGTCTGTACGCTGACGTTGAGTTTCACGCTCGAGATCTTGTTGTGCCCGTGCGGCTCTCAAGTCTGCTTCACGTTTGCTTTGAGCACCCTCACGTTCTTTACGCAAGGTGTTGTTCTGTGCCAGCGGGTAGCGTAGCAACACATACACACGATACACCCGACCGTCAAACGTGGCTTGACTGTCCACACGTTGTGCCCCAATCAACTCGCCATCGGCTGTTTTGTTGATAGTGATCTCTGTGCTTTCTTGCATGTTGTCACCACGATCATTGCGATAACTTTTTACGTTTGAACGAACTCTAGAACTCATGAGTTCAACCAGTTTGCGTTCGGCTTGCATACGAGCCTTGTCATAGGCCATCTGCTCATCTACGCTGGAACCCACTGCGGCTGAAAAGATCATGTCCGCAGTATCCTCGGGCAGTCTTGTGAACCAGGCGGGTGCGGCAGGCGGTGCTGACACAGGTGCTTGATTCATCGCATAAGGATGCGGTTGTGTTTGAGCCTGGGCGGCTCCGATACTGGCAACAAGTGCTAGTGCTATTACTGAAAGTTTCATATCTACCTCTTTGGTGATTAATGTGTACGTAGTATAACCGATATCTTAAAATTTGTCAACCACAACATAGTTGTCATCTTGTAATTGGCAAATTACTCCTTGTCCTGTGCGCAATTCACGCCCGGTCCACGCAGGATCCAAAAACCAACGGCACCGAGTACCATTGTGTCTAAAGTCATTTGGGTAATCCGGATGGGGACGATATTGTGCCAGTTTGGCCACAGTACCGATATCCGTTCGACGCAATGCATCTAGTGTGGGATCTTCTTTGCAAACTAAAGTACTATCTGTAGACACCAGTCGTGATCCTGCTTGTGACACAATGCTGGCTTCGGCTCGTGATCGAGCACTCACACATGCCTGTTCAGGACTGCCTGTTCTAGAAAATACAAATTCACCAAATCCAGTATACCATGTGGCACCCACACGTCCGCGCATGGAGATCATGCATCGTTGATCTCCGCCCGGAACAGGCACTATCTGTGCCGACACTTGGCTACGTTCTTCCACTTGAATTTGACCTTGCGTGACTGTACGAGTTTGTAGCACACATTGTTGGGCTAGAGCCACAGCAGGTGCAATCAAACATGCAATCAGCAGTTGTCGCGAAGTTCCATTAACAATTGATTTATTACCCATTCTGATCTTCCTGTTGATACTGCTTGTTTGCTGTCATGCCCATAAGGATCTGTAATGTAGGTCCAGGGTTGTAACAGAGCACTGAACCCTGTAAGTAATTTTTCATCATTTGTGGGTCTCATACTTTGCAAGAATGCAATCTGCTCACCTTTTTTTCTGCAATTGACTTTGAAGTGATCAAGATCCACAAACGCCATTGGCGTTCTTTGCACAGTTGAGCAACCTGTAGTCAGCAGGATTGCAAGTGTAACGCATATTCCATACACGTTGGCGAATCGAGGCACGGTGTCTTGCATATTGATCCTTGTCAGAAAAAGTTGAAGGGGAAAGTCGGCTTTGTTCTTCCAACCAATTGATGATTGCCGGCTGGTTGGCACAGTCATTGGGTATGAGAGTAACATCCACAGGTGGACGCACATTGGCACAGCCTGCTACCACAACAATCAACGGTATTAAGTATCTCATGTGGCAAGTATAGCAGAATGGCAATTATTGGTCAAGAGAAAGCCCTGCGTTATACAGGGCTTGCAAATGGTAATACTAAGGTATTACTTTTTACTTGTTGCTGGCTGGAATGCTTTGAAGAATTCTTGTCCTGCTTTGACATAGTCAAATTTAACCACTTCTTGCACTTGTTTCATTGCTTCGCTTGTGAGCGTGGTTGCTGTGTCCAAACCAACCTTGGAGGCTTTTTTGGTGTAATCGGCTTGTGCGTCAATGAATTTAATCATTGCTTCTTTGGTTGCTTCGTTTGTTACGAATGTGTTAACGAAAGTTTTTTTACCAGTTTGAACTGTATCGATGATTGCGTCTGCTGTAAACATATGGTTCTCCTATAAAGCGAGTTTACTTTAGGACCCGGCCTATCCAGCGTCCTATGTGCTATTATATATGATCCTGCAACTGCAAATCAATGGTTTTTACTAGTGAGCAATCACTAATCGTTAAATATCTCACATGTCCAAACCTTACTTAATTTTGTGCGACAATTACCATTTTGGGTTTCCGGCACATTATGCTGAGTCGCACGGATGGCCTTGGATTCCAGACTGTGAAGTGGTCTGGGAACCAGTTGAAAAATTTATCAATGACTCTAGGAAAAAAATTGCCATAGTAGAAATTTTTCAAAACGACCATTTTAAAGATTGCAGTTGGGCAGACATGGTCATAGGATACACTCCAGAAATCATTGACAGTCAATTATCTCCCGACAAATTTATCAGTGATCTTCAACAACAAACAAAATGTTCACACGTGATTGTGTTAACTGGAGGTGTGCCTCGATATTGGCCCAGGCACGAACAAGTATATACACCTACACTGACTACGTTTGATAGGGTATGTGCAGCCAACCAAAATCTTGAATTAAAACAACCAGTACAACGTGATTTTTTGTTTGAAGCACTACTAGGACAAGCCACCCCAGTTAGACGTGAATTGTCTGCGTGGATTCAACAGAGTAATTTTATCGATCAAACTTTACTGTCAGTAAGCGGCAGTCATGGAGCAGAATATTTTTATAGATCGCCAGCATTAAATCAACTTGATCATGCGCAAATGACTACAACTGCTCGAGCAGATCTCCAAGATAACAGCGCCAACTATTACTACAAAGGCAACAATTATTTTTTTGACGAAACAATGAATGTAAATGTTTTTATTCCTCGAGCAGTGTACGAAAACAGTTGGTACAGCATTGTGGCTGAAACTAACCCTACACAAACTGCATTTTTAACTGAAAAAACAGGAAAAGCAATTCATGGTCAACGTGTATTTGTGCTATTTGGTGGGTATAGGGCACTGGCACAATTACAAGCACAGGGCTATCGTACTTTTGAAGACTTAATTGACGAAAGTTATGATGAAATAGTTGATGATTGCAAACGCTGGGCCAAAGCATGGCAAGCAGTAGAATTTCTAGCCCAGACTGATCCGCAACTGCTGTACGCACAGGCACAAGAAATTTTAGTACACAATTATCAACTGATTAGGAACATGGAGCATCGTCACAAACCTATACAGAACTTCATTAGTTCATGGTTACCACGCTAAATATTCTATAGGAGAACAGCATGTTTAACAAGTTCAAAGAATTCTTTTTTGGCAAATCAAAAGAGATCGCAACCGAAGCACCGTACAAAGTTGAGGCGCCTGTGACCAATTGGCCATTTCCTAGAGCAAGTGAAATTGCACCGGAACCGGCGCCAATGATAGCCACTGCTCCTGTTAAAAAGTCCCGAGCACTTGCCAAGCCTAAGGCGGTGCCTGCTGAAAAGCCAGTTGTACTCAAAAAACCTCGAGCCAAGAAAACTCCTACCAACTAAAATTGCCCCGCAAGGGGTTTTTTATTGACTAAAATAGTTAAACACCCTTTAATCTAACGCAACCATTGCTGTAAATACTTTGAGTTCTCAGCGTAAGAACTGGAAGTATGATGACAAAAATAAGGGCTATCTATCGAATTGTAATCTTGGTATTATTGCTAATACTATGTGCGTCTGCAATGGTGTCAAGTTCGCCTATGTATGGCGGTGATCGACCCAGTGTGGCACGAGAACTACCTGCTCGAGAACGAGAAGTACGACTCAACCACGGTGTTGCTGAATGTGTACGAACTGCCTGGATCGGTGATGTCAACAATAGAATCGTAATCTGTGTTGAGTATCGTTTGAAGAAAGAGGTCAAGTAATGGATCCCATAACCCTCTTTGCCCTGGCCAATGGCGCTGTGGCTGCTGTGAAAAAAGGCTGTCAACTGTACAAAGACATCAAAGGTGCCGCTGGCGATGTCAAGGCTGTGCTCAAAGATCTCGACGAGCAATTTGCCAAAGCACATCCACCTGACAAACCAGTCAGCGTAGAAGCACGTAATCAATTTGTAAAAGAAAAAAATCGTGTAATTGAACTAAACAAGCGCGACGGCGAGACTGCGGGCATCTATACCGAACTTGGCGAACATCTTGGTGCATACTACGACAACTACTACAAGTGCATGGCTATCTTTGAAGAAGAAGAAAAGCACAGTCAGCACGAGATCTATGAAGGTGATGCTAGTCTAGGCAAACGTGCCCTACAACGTGTGCTGATGAAAAAACAACTGGAACAGATGGGCACAGAACTTCGTGAGATAATGGTGTATCAATCACCTCCTGAATTGGGTGCTTTACACTCTGAAGTGGAAGACATGATGCTGATCATGGGCAAGCAACAAAAGATTCTTATCGCTAAACAAATGAGACAAGACCATATCCGGGCGGTTCGTAGAAAAAGGCGTATGGATGCTATTTGGGCCAATGCTATATGGGGAGTGGCGGCTGTGGTTATTGCATTGTCAGTTGGATTAATGATGGCGTTGGTGATACAAGACAGAATTGAGAAATACCCCCAATTGGGCACCGGCATTGTACCCAAAACAGAACGTCAACGTCAACTGGAAGCCGAACCTAAAAGATATTCGGGAAGATAACTCAATGCCTGTGTGTTATCCAATAAGCAAACCCAAGAGCAACTGCTCCAGAGAAAACAAGAATCAACAAAGTAATGCCCAGTACTTTACCAACTGGGTTTTCTGATACTAGGTCGTTTAGTTCTTCAAAAATACTGCTCATAGCATATATTTAAACTCCGGTACTAGAAATAAAAGCACCTACACAATAAACTATGACTTTGCTGGCACCAAGTTGTCTTTAAATATCGCCCAGGCACGTTCCCATGACCAACGTTGACTACCTTGCCACACACCTTGTCGATTTAAAAACAAACAATCAGTGACGGCCTGCTTTAAATCTGTGTTCATACAGCCAGTGACACCTTCGTCAATGACATCTTCGGGGCCTTGACAAGGATAGGCAGCCACAGGAGTTCCACAGGCCATGGCTTCAATCATCACAATGCCAAATGTTTCCCATTGACTGGGAAACACAAATACTTCGGCGTTGGCATAGTATTGGGCTAGATCCACTCCTGTTTTGAATCCTGTAAAGCAAACCTCAGGATACTGCCGGCGATAAGTTTCCAACATGGGACCGTCACCCACCATGATCTTTAAGAACCCCGGATAGTCCATTTTAAGAAACTTTTCAAGATTCTTTTCTTTGCTCACACGGCTCACACACAAGATGTATCGACTGATGGTTTTTTGTCTATGAGTAGGATTAAAGATTGCACGGTCAACACCGCGAGTCCACGGAACAATTTGACCTTTAAACCCGTGTGATTGTAATTCACGTACCATGGTTTCGGTTGTGGTCAGAACTTTGCCCGAATGTTTGTGAAACCAACGCACCAAGGGCCAAGTCACTGCTTCAGGAATACCAAACAGTTTCTTTAACCCTTCAGGAAACTTAGTATGATAAGCGGTGTTATACCTATAACCACATATTGAAAGATACTTTCTAGCCCACAGACCAAGAGGACCTTCTGTGGCGATGTGGATATGATCCGGATCAATCTCTTCGATCTTCTTGCCCATCTCCCGCGGAATGGCAAGTTTGACTTCGTTGTAGCCAGGACAATCAACATAGCGGAACCGCCCGGGATCAATATAATCCACAGTATAACCATCCAATACCGCACAAGCCTCAATGTTCTTGTAAGTGGTAACCACGCCATTAATCTGGTCCGGTAAGTTGTCTGTTATTATCAGTATCTTCTTTGTCATTTTTTTGTGTCCATGTTACAATCTCCCAGCGTCCGGTATGATGTTCCACTAGAGCGGTGCATGATTCAACCCAGTCACCATCATTCATGTATACAACACCATCTATCTCTTTGATCTCTGCATGATGTATGTGTCCACATATCACTCCATCGTAGCCTCGCTTTCGACAGTAATTGGCTAGATTTTTTTCAAAGTGGAAAATAAAGTCTACAGCCTTCTTCACTCGTTTTTTAAGGTACTGGCTAAGACTAAAGTACCCAATACCAAAACGATGCAGTAGCCAATTAAATCGGCTATTAAGCGCAAGAATAAAGTCATATGCTCGGTCTCCTAAAAATGCTATCCACGGTGCCAGTCTTGTGATACCATCAAACAGGTCTCCATGCACCACAAGATAATGTCGGCCGTCTGCACCAATGTGTTCAGTTTGATTTTGAATCTCTATTAGTCCAAAACTAAAACCATATGGTATCATGGGACGCAGGAATTCATCATGATTGCCTGCTATGAATACCACGCGAGTGCCGCGTTTGGCATGACCCAGTATACGACGTACCACATTGGTGTGGCTTTGTTTCCATCGCCACCGGTTTTGTTGTATCTTCCAGGCGTCAATGATGTCACCCACTAGGTACAGGGTATCGCACGAGTTGTGCTTTAAAAAATTGTTTAGTTCTTCTGCCTTGCAGTCTCTTGTGCCAAGATGCACATCACTGATAAAAATACTGCGGTATGTTTTTGGCATCTAGTATTTAGGCAGAATTGTGTTACTATTTTGTTACAAACATTTGGTCCACAAAATCCAACAACATGCCATGATGTCGACCGTTGTGATATTGGCCACGCATCCATGAATAACTGTCGTACCAGAACTGTTCACTTTCAGGATGACACCCGATCAAGCCAATGTTGTTTTGTTGAATAGCCATGGCATCACCGTTCGTGTATGTGGCCACGGTTTGGAATTTGTTTGTATCACCTACCAAGGCACAGCCATCGTAGAAGAACATTTTTTGAGGAACATGATTCCAATGCACATCTAAATTCTTAGCATGTGGTCTGCGTGTGTCTGTTGCCGGGCGACAGATATATTGTTCAGCATCCACGTCTTGCAAGATGTTGAGATAGTGACTTCCGGCCCAGTAAGCACCCATGCAGATGCCAAGATATCGACCACCATCGGCCACAAAGTCTCGTACTGGTTGGGCATTGTATCGGAATGCAGTTTCATAACTGCTGGCATCTCCCAGTCCACCCGGAACTGCAATCATGTCTACATCGTCAAAGAAAACTTTTTCCAGTTCATTCTTGCCGAATATCTTGAAGTTGTAGTGTGATTGTAATGCTCGAATAATACCATTGCCGCTTTGTACACTACACTTGGGATCGTAAATGAACAGGGCTATAGTGGGTTTCATCCCTTATTTATAGAGCGGGATTTTTTGACATTTTTATGACTACCGTGTTTAATTTTAAAACTAGCCCAAAAAAAAGCACCTTGCGGTGCTTAGTACCAGTTACGAGTTCTGGTCACACTCTATCGTTGTGTGCGGTTAAGTTTATTTATATATGTACACATTACGATAATATTACAAGATTAGAAATCAGTTACAGCAGTGGCAATGGCTTGCTCGTATTCTTGATTCCAGTCTCGGTCTACAAAAAGATTGTAGTTATGTTCCAAAATGGGCTGTATTTTTTGCAATATTAATTCTTGTGGTTGATTACACAAGTATTCTACCTGATCAAATGCCCGAGTCCACCTTGTTTCAGCATCAAGTTCAAGATCATAACTTTCATCTATCACTGAATCAAACGTTCGAAATCCCAAACGATGCAGGTGTGCTAGATAACCCGGACCTGCAAACATCACAAATAATCTTTTGGCAATCAATGGCTTGGCAGTTTTTTCTGTCAGCATTACAAAATCTGATAGAAAAAAACTTTCTGTTACAATACTGTAGCATGTGTCATTATATATATCAACAGGCACAATGTTAGATATGTTGGTTGTCATATCTGCAAACTTTATTTGATTACCCGAGTACCAATTTTTTTGATCTGTTTCTGATTTAATTAGGGCACCAGCCGGCCAGTGCCAATTATTATTTTTTAAAGAATCATCTAATGTTTGCCCTGGACGTTGATATCGTATAAAGAATTTGTCGGCACCATAATTTTGCATTTTTTGATGCACAAAGTCTCTGTGTTTTTTTGGCATTCCTAATAGAGCATCAAAATATAGATTTTTTGATACCAACGGCTTTAGATTGTTAAGAGACTCATAGTTAGTGTTATGATATAATTTTCGAACTTCCCCAAAAAAAGTTTCTACTCCTGTTATTTTCATACTATGGGGAGTATAATTTAAATGACTAAGATTTATAAATCGAACTTTTGCTAGATCAAATCTCTGTACCATTTGCATTAGATCCGAACGTGTTTCACAATTGATCAACACTATTCGATCAAATATTTTGTTATATTCTAGTATTTCTTCAATGGTACAACTGCTATTACTCTGCATCATGTCTACCACCACATTCTTAGAATCAGATTCTGATTTTATTTGTGTTAGGTCTTGGACAATTTCAACGTGGTTACCATTGGTACGGATTATATAATCTATCCAATTTGCTCTGTCAGACAACCATATTTTTATCATTGATTGTTACTTTGGTCAAACAACTGCTGACTGGCAAGATTTTTGCCCTTGGCTTCTACCTGTATATCAAACTGGTCACGAAAACCCAGTGCCCATGCGTTCACAGCCCGGTTCCAACAGAAGTCACTGTGTGCTCGGAGTTTCTGCTTTTTATAACCTCTAGCAAGAAGTTCAGCAAGGTCTGGTCGAACTCCTGGATCATGATCGACCAAAACGTCCTCGCGACTAGTACTAAAATGCATTGCAGGACGAACACCGCGCCAAGAGTCAATAACCCTACTTGCACGAACGTCCTGCGGTTCGATATATTCGCCTGAGTTGATCCAGTGGTGGTGTACATCCAACACAAGAGCCACATGCTGAGCCACAGCCAAAGTAGTGTCCAATCCATTTGTCATCTCGTCATTCTCGATGGTTATCAAGTTCCTGGCCTCTGGAGTGAGACGACCCAAGGTCTTCAGGAATTTAGCGGGACCACCTTTACCCGATAAATGCACGTTAATTTTAAATCCATGATCATGCCAGGTCTCGCCGTAGCCCATCCACCGTGCCATGTCTGCATGATATTCAAATTCGAGGATACTGCGTTCCACAATCTCGTCGCTCTCGCTGGCCAACACACAAAACTGTCCAGGATGGAAACTCAGTCGCACACCTAGTCGTCTTGCAGTTTCGCCTATGGGTGCAAATATCTTTGCACAGTGATCTTGAATCTCAGTGCGTTGCCACCAGTTGATCCAATCTTTCTCAGTGTAGCCTTGTAGCATTTCACTGCCCAGTCGTACCATGCGTCTGCCTTCGGGTAATGTGGCCACACGCTCAATCATCTTCACAGCCGCTGATGTATTGTGATTCATGATGTCCCACTGACGTTGTTCCGCTTCGTCTTTGTGTTCGCGAAGCCACCTCATGGTAGTTGATCTGCCGTTTAATTCACGGTCCTTTGCATTGACTTTCATGCCCCCACATTCGCTTGGGTCATTGAGCCATTTGCAACAAAAGCCAATTCGAGCAGTCATACATCATTCGGTTGTGTTAAACATGAGTAATTGTAACACATTTTTCATTCGATCGCAAGTGATATTTTCTTGTCCTTCGAACTGTTTGGACAATTCGGTTGAATGATCAATCATGACCCATTGCTGTTTTGGATAGTCCTTTATCACTTGTGCGGCCAACCCTAAATAGTTGGTTCTGGATTCAGTTGGGTTTTTTGGTTCGATAAAATCAAATCCTACCATAAGAATTACATCTGCGGCACTGGCCACTAGATGCATACCCACAACATCATCGTGAGAATCTACTGCATGAACAAACTCTCCACCAAATGCCCGCACACCATCTGGTTGGCCTAGTTCGTCATAAACCAACTGATGTACAAAAAGATTACAGATGGCACTGTAACCTTGTGCAACCAATTGAGTGGCCTGCGCAGGATCCCAACAGATCACATTGTCTGTTTGATAACCGCGTTGTGTGCGCCATGAGCCCCATATGGGTGCCACATTCTTTATGGCCTGTACATCTGTGGCAGGAGGTAGCAGGGTGTTTTCAGCAAACAACCAGGCAATGTTCATGTCTCACGATGCAGGTCTAGTGTGACGCAATGAAAGCCACCACCTAGTGTACGGCTGTGTCGTAGTTCAAGAGGAATAACTTCAAATCTGTAACTTTGTAAAGTCTTGATCAATTCAGTTTGGTTCTTGTCACAAATAACAGTGTGGGGGTCAACTACTAACATATTCATTGCTATCCATTTTGATGCATATGGATATTTATAGAAATCCTGTGCTACCACATCGTTGACCCAGATCTTGTGCCAGCCGTCAAATACTCGCGGTACATTATCAAATGTCACACGACTAGCATTGAGCATGACCAAGCCCTCACGTAGCGGTACAATAGTCGAATCAATATGTACACCAGCATAAAAATTGCACAGTTCAATCGTGACTTCAGGCAACTGTGCGCACAACCATTCGTAGGCCTTGCGATTGCCACTTGCTGATTCCAAGAACAGCATACTATCTCCTAGTCTGCATACATTGGCCGCATCTAGCACAAGTCCTTGATCACGTGGCATGTGAATCACTTCAGCGTCTTTGACAATGTCATGATAGCATTGCAGTTCCATATCTCTGCAAGGATACATCATTGCAGTATCAATCACAGTTGAGGCATACACAAGAAGCCTGTCACGTGGGCAATAATTGTACATGCCATCGTGAGTTTGAAAGTTGAGTGGATCCGGACGCACTACCTCTACGCCTAGGCTCATCAGGGTCGTTGCTAGACCATCCAAATCTTCGTTGGCTTCGTCAATTATCCACTGGGGCACAGGCCCACGTGGAACAGGCGTTTCTTTCCAGGTAGTCTTTTCACCTTCTTTGGCAAACACAGGATCGTTAACGGGCCAGTTGGCATCTGTAGCCGATCCTACCACAATCTTCTTTAATGGTCTCCATTCGTCGACGCTTGATATCATAAGGTTCCTGTGAGTTGTAATGTATAACGATCAGTTCGGCCCATGTTGGCAGCCAAGTGAGGAAAACCATCATGCCATGACACCCAATCTCCGGCACGCCATCCCGTAATGGGTCGACCAGCCATTTCACAGTAGTGGCCACTGGCCCAATCTTCTAGATACACAATAACACGTACCACAGTGGCAGTGTCTGGCACAGCATATATTTCCTTGAATCGGTTATAGGTATCGCTGTGCATGGGCAACACGCAACCCGGAGTCATGCGATACACACTCCAACTTAGATTTTGAAACGGAAAAATATCTGTAAACTTGCGCATCCATTCCGGTTCGGGCATGCGCATGTCATACATGTCTCCTGTGAATTTTTTCTGGGTGTAGCCCAGGCCACGCCATTCACTGAGACTCACAGGATCATTGAATGCTTCATTAAAATAAGCCAATTCACGATGACGCAAATCCCACCAAGGCTCAACATGTCCTTGGGCCCAGGTATTATTTGTTGCGGGTGTTGCCATAATGGACCACAGTCAGTCCTTCAATGTCAGGAAGTTTACGCCATGGATCAACCACTACTGAGCCTCGTGGAATAGCACAGTAAGGCAGTGTGTCAGGCTGGTCACCGGTGTACTCATATGTGATTTTGCGGTTGTGTGCCCATAGTATCACAGCAGGTCCTGCCAGTTCTGTAATAACTTCTGCAGGATCATCGGCCAAGGGGTCAAGATATCTCACACCAAAGCCTGCTTCTTTTACATAGTGTCCAACTAGAGTTGAGTAGGATCCAATACAATATTCAACATCAGGCTTGTAGGCCTTGCCATGAATCACAATGCTCATGCCGTGTTGTTTGGCCTGTTCAACCAGGAATATGGCAAGGTTCTTGGCTTGTATTTCACGAGCATGCATCACTGTGTCAAACAAGTCATAGCCAATGTCGTATTCTTTGGCCAACCAACGCAACGCAATGTTGTCACGTGGATGGCAAGCACCTGCATCTCCCATGCCTGCGGTCATGTACTTGGGTCCCATGATACGCATAGTGCTTCGTGCCAGAGCATTTGTGACCACATCAACGTCAATATTGCCAATGCGTAGAGCAAAGTCTTGAACCATGTTGACTAGTCCAACCTTGGCTGAGATGAATGTGTTGTAGAAGATCTTGATTGATTCGCACTCGTCCCAGGTGCCAATTTCGTAGCGTGGATCGTTTTGCATCACTGTGTCATACAAGTCCTTGAGTTCGTCGGCAATACCATTCCAGGCGCCATCTTCGGTGCCAATCATGATCATTTCAGGATTGACCATGTCCCACTTGACCGAGCCCATGGCAATCAAATAAGGGTTGTACAAGAACTGATGTTGCTTGTCCAAAAGTGGATAAAACTTACGGCGTGTGGTGCCCGGTAATACTGTGGAGATCAACACGACCTTCTTGGGCGATCTAGCATGAGCATTAACTTTATGAATAGCATCAATCACAGCATTATGTCCAAAGTCTCGGGGTTCCATGTGGCTTGATGGCACAGATCCATCATAACCTTCTGCATGTGGAGTAGGTACAGCAATAAAAATCCATTCGCTTTCATTGACCAATTCATCAATGTCACAAACTTTTACTGAGTCGCTTGCACGTGGGTAAATATCGTAGCCTCTGACTTCATGCTTCTCTGCCATAACTTCAGCACAATCGAGACCCAATTTTCCAATCCCAATAAATCCAATCTTTTTCATATGAGTATTCCTTTAGATAATCTGTATAACTGGGTAGAAGGTTTATCCCCTCAGCCGGTAGTTCTATATGTATTCCATCCACACGGCAGTAAAAATATTTCAGATTGTAATCGGTTACGCAATTACAATCAAGAAACTTTTTACAAATATCCAGTGATTATATGTAATGATCAAGAATTATTAGATTGGAATTTTTACAACCAACCAGAACAATATCAAGATTTTTTGAACAAAAGCAGTAATCATCCGTTAATTGACACTTTAAAATTATCATTGTTTGCTGGATTCAATCTAAAAACTCACGTGTATTCAGAATCTGGAACTATGTATGATCAGGTGATTTTGCTTCATTCTGAAAAAAATTCCAATGACTTGGCACAATATCACCTGAATGGGTTTATATGCATACACTATTGGGCACATGCTGTTATTGCCAGAGATTGGTATAGGTTTGCCGAGTATGACATACGGCTAAAAATCAATTCAAGACCTCAAAATAAATTTCTAATTTACTGTAGAGATTGGAGCCATCGTAGAGAGTATCGGTTGAAGTTTTTAGAAATGCTGGTAGAACACAATCTTGACAGGGTCAGCCAAACCAGTGTAATGCATATCAACAGCGAAGGTGTACATTTTTCACAACATCAATTTAAAAACACCAGTTTTGAATTAACTGCTCCAGAGTCAATCAATCAAATCAAAAACAACAATTTTCCCAGCACCTCTAGTGCAGATTATGACTATGTTGATTTTGTAAACACTGAAATTAGTGTGGTTTTAGAAACTGTGTTTGATGACAATAGAATACATTTAACAGAAAAAACTCTCAGGCCTATTGCCTGCGGACACCCTTTTATACTGGTCAGTGGTTCTGGTTCCTTAGAATACATAAGAAGTTATGGATTCAAAACATTTGCTCCCTGGATTGACGAATCCTATGATCAAGAAACCGACAGTTTAAAGCGTCTAGAAAAAATTATAAAATCCATGAAGCAAATACAAGACCTACAAGGCCAGGAACTTGAGGATTTTTCCCAAGAAGTAAAAAGAATTGTAGATTTTAATAAGAAACATTTTTTCAGCAATGAGTTTTTCAATCAAGTCAGAGATGAATTGAAAAACAACTTAGATTTGGCTTGTGATCAAGTCAAGCAAACTCGAGGCAAATACTATTTAGAATTTTTAAAATTACTTAAAAATAATAATGGAATTCAGCATTTTTTAGGACGAAAAGAGAAAACACAGTTTGTTAGACAACTTCGACGGTCTTATCCAATCGGCCCGTCCAATCTTCTGTAAGATCTGTTTGTTTGAGATTTTGTATGCGCTGGTGTAATTCACTATAAAAAGTATCTGCTTCGCCGCCCCATTTGCCGGTCAAATACTCAATGGCATCTTCACAATATTTCCAGTTGCGTTTTCTATATTCTACAAGCAGATTAGCATGTAAATCTTTGTGGCTCTCAATGGAAGGTATTTCTTGTATGGGTATGGTTTCAACTAAACAATACGCAGTGGTGATTTCATCTGTTGGCACTAGGTTAAAAGTATCCAACTCAAGCACTGTATAACGGTCTTGCGCCTTGTTTGCCATTTCTGTTCCAAATATTATGTTCATTGCAATTCCTTTTAAATATGTATCATGACAATGACATTTGATTTAATTTCCGACCTACATCTGGAAACATGGAACGAAGAACTAAACTTTTCTGGACAAGCCACAAGTCCAGTGTGCGTGGTGGCTGGCGATATTTCCAGAGATTATGCCACTGTTAAGAAGTTCTTAAAACATCTTTCTGACTGCTATGCCGCAGTGTTTTATATAGATGGCAATGACGAACATCGGTATCGATTAAATGATCTAGGTTCAAGTTATCGTGACCTTAACCAAGCCATACGTAGAATTCCAAGGCTGACTTATCTGCAGGACAATGTTGTGGTAATTGACGGTGTGGCTATACTGGGCACCAATGGGTGGTGGGGATTTGATCTAGACGAAACGCTAGACATGGATGGTAGCAAAAAATGGATGAAAGATACCTACGAAGCAAGACATCCAGAAGTTGTGGTTGATACACAAAGCATACAAGATGCTGCCAGAACAGATGCGGCTTATCTAGTGAGTAGTGTACAACGACTGCAAACTCATCAAGATGTAAAGAAGATTGTGATTGTGACTCATACTGTGCCCAATGCAGAACTTATTCAACACGATATAGATCTAGCGGGCAATTATCATTTTAATTGCATGGGCAACAGACTCATGCGCCTGGTACATACCAACGATACTGAACACAAAATACACACCTGGTGTTTTGGACACTATCACGGCACAGTTGATCGAACATTAAATGGCATACGTTATGTCAACAATTGCCGCGGACGTGGTGACACTCCGCATCGCAATCATGTGTATTATCCCAAGCGAATTGAAATTAATTGGTAACGTCAGGCTCAATTCTGACTTGTAAAGGGAAGTTTTGTGATCTAGCACTCAGGGTGACTTCTCCGCCCTTTTGTTCAGCAATCTCAAACGGCAACACTGCCACAGTGGCCGATCCTGCATCATGTATGTCCACAGTGATTTGTGCGGCTGTTTCTTCAGTATAGCCAAAGAATTCTATCAAGGTTTCCACAACAAATTCCATTGTGGTTGTGTTGTCGTTGAGGTAGATGACCCGATACAGACTTGGTTCTTTGACGGCGTTTTTTGTTCTTGTTGCTACAATAGTTTCTGCTTGCGACATTTCTTATCCTTGTTTGTTCAGTAGCGGGACAGTCCCGCTACTGTATTTACACTATTATATTAGGAATTGTATGCGATAGCAATAGTTTTAGGCTTGGCTTCTTCTGGAACCTCGCGCTCAAGGGCAACTGCTAAAATACCATCCTTAATGGCGGCGCTTTTGACTTCCACATGTTCTGCAAGGGTAAATGTGTGTTTGAAGTCTCGGCTGGAAATGCCACGGTGTAGATACTCGTGGGTGTGATCTTCCGCAAGTTTGCGAGCACCTGTAATAGTGAGCATGCGTTTTTCCAACGCAATGTCGATTTCACCTTCTGCAAAACCGGCCACAGCGACTTCGATGGTAACTGTGTCGTCACCAGTCTTGATCACATTGTGTGGGGGATAATTTGAATTGCTTTGCAGACTGCTCACACGCATTAGATCGTCGAACAGGTGGTCAAAACCAATACCAAATTTGTGCAGTTGGGGAACGTCAAAAGAACGTAGAGTCAGAGTTTTAGAATTTGTCATGTTTTTCTCCTTATAGCAAGATATGACTTTGTTGTAGACCCCACCATGGGCATCTACAAGTGTATTTATACACGAAATCTCATTTATTGTCTATTGTTTCGGTCAGACACAACCACATATTGATTCAAGCAATCAATTCCATTGGGATTCCAACTCATTACAAAGAAATTATATAGATTATCTTGTTCGAAACACACTCGATGTGTGTACTTGACTGTTTTACTGGTGTAGGGAATGTTGTAACGTTCACTCCATTTGTCTAGTTCTTTTTTTATCAGGTGCAATGGCATTCCTGGTTGATCCAGTAACTGGAACTCAATAAACATCAGTAGAGTTTTCGAGGCAGTTGTTGATCTGCTAATTTTTTGCGCCAGCGATTCTTAGCGGCTGATTTTTTGCGTTTGCGCTCGGTAGTGGGCTTTTCATAAAACTCACGGTCACGGAGATCATTTATCAAGTTAGATTCTGCAATTTTCTTTTTGAACTTGCGCAAGGCTCGTTCAACATTGCCATCTGTTACTATTACTGATCTTCCGTGTAGTTTCAATTTGTGCCTTCTAGTGCTATAGGAATATTTACCAAAGCAGGTCCAATTTCTACGCACCTAATACCTATTCCCGGATAACGTTTGAGATTGTACATGTGTGGCATCAGCACACGTTCTAGTTCACTGTGCAGACCACGGGCACCTGTTTTACTGCTCAAAGTACGTTCAGCAATAGTATCCAAGGCTAACTCTGTAAACTGTAACTCTACACCATCTTCGGCAAACAACCACTTGTACTGCTCAACAAAATTGTTTTTTACCCCTGTAAGAATATGTACCAAGTCTTCTTTGGACAGTTCTTGTAGGCTAACCCAGTTAGGAAATCGACCCACAAACTCAGGAATCATACCATACTTGACCAGGTCGTCGGGTGTGGTAAGAGAGAGATTGGCATCTGTATTGCTTTCTACCTGGGCACCAAATCCAATGCTTGTGCCTTGCACACGATTTTTAACAATGTTGTCCAGGCCCACAAATGCACCACCAGCAATAAACAAAATATTCTTGGTATCAATTTCAATCATGTCACCAGTTGGGTGCTTTCGGCCGCCACCTGCAGGTACACGGCACACAGTACCTTCTACCATCTTGAGCAGAGCCTGTTGAACACCCTCTCCGCTTACATCTCGTGTGATACTGGCACTCTCACCTTTGCGAGCAATCTTGTCAATCTCATCCACAAAAATAATACCACGTTGTGTTCGGTTGATATCGCCATCGGCGGCAGTATACAATCTTGTGATAAGACTTTCCACGTCATCACCCACATAGCCTGCTTCAGTAATACTGGTGGCATCTGCAATAGCAAATGGTACATCAAGATAACGGGCCACCGACTTGGCCAACAAGGTCTTGCCCGATCCTGTAGGGCCAAGCATGAGTACATTGGCTTTTTCTAGTTCGGGTTCGTTTGTGATTTTGTTGATGCGCTTGTAGTGATTCACAATGGCCACACTCAACATGATCTTGGCTGAGTCTTGACCAATCACATACTGGTCTAGGTATTCTTTGAGTACAACAGGATCTAATTTTTTAGGTGCTATTGCTTGATCTGAAACTGTTTGTGGTTTTTCATCAACCAATAGTCCTTGACAAAAATCAACACATTCATTGCAAATGCCTACTTTTTCGCCTACTATGAGTTTTTTTACCGAGTCTTTATGTTTACCGCAGAAACTGCAGGTGTTGTGTAAATCTGATGCCATCATGCACCTTTGTTGTTGTTTTGTAAGCGTTGTGCCACTTGTTCTCTTTCTGCGTCGTTTAATAGTTCAGGGTCGTATTCGCCTGTGGTCAGTTTCTCGATCAAGTGATCAATATAGGCTGTGTCGTAAGCATACTGGTCGCTAAGTCCTTTGTCAACCTCGATCCACTTAGAACCATTGTATTTGTACAAGGCACTGGGCATTTGATCCACTCTAATAAATGAGTCACCTTTGACAGAATTTTCAGGAAACTTGATACCAAAGCCTAACAATCGACCAGTGCTCAAAAGGTTGCCATCATTGTCTGCACGTAGATTGATATAATCTTGCCAGGGTAATGTGTCTATAGCACCTGTTTCGTGCAGGCGCCTTTGCTCTTTTATAGTTCCGTCAGGATGCACTGCTTTCCACAATCTCTTGGCTTCTTTTTCTGCATCAGTTTCATCGTCGTATACATGTAAATCTGGCTCATGGTCCGGTTCGTGGTGTTCGTCTATAAACTTGTATTCCATTTCAATTGGTGCGAACTTAACAGGTTGCTCACCGTTGACATTGTCTATAACATCACATTCTTTATTAGGGCAAAACAAGCCAATACCCGGCGCATCTACTAAGTTAGTGCCGCACTTGTTGCAAGGTATAGGATCGTCGGGCGGCTCTGTTCGAAATGCTTGTGCAGATTTATCAAGTTGATCAATTTGGTCTTGAGTTAGTGGACCATCGTCGGGCTCGTACCGGGGCTCGTCATGTACGAAGCCGCCTGTGCCTTCTCTAGCCCATTGGAATTGTTTGTTGGCGGCTAAGATTAAGGTCAAGGCCAGTGGATCAAACACCAACACAATCATGATAATAACAAGACGTACTGCTCGCTCTAGTACATTTGAGTCAGGGTTGTCACCATACACCAAGGCCGCAATGTATTTGATTGGGCCTACTTCCGACTCAACCTTACGGAACTCGGCCGCTAGTGGTGCCCGCTCTTCATTGAGGCTAGTAATTTTTTTCTGTTCGGCTTCAATGTCAACAAGTATCCTAGCCCGTTCTTTTTGCTGGCCTCTTCGTATTGCAACTGCTTTGTCGGCACCTTTTTCATCTTGGCTTCGGCCCATAACTTGGTCCACTGCCTCATCCATCTGTTTAAGTGCTCGGCGGTTGGCATCAATATTGTCACGAGATATTTTGATCTTTTCATCATAGATTGCCACCTTTGCAATTGAGTCGCCTGATACTAGACTTTGATCTGAGTGTGCTTTGGAAAGGTATCCAAAGATGCCCATTGAGGTCAACAGCATCAAGAACATGACCGCAGGTACTAGATATGCCTTGAACAAGAACCCAGCCCGTTTCCAGTTGTTATGCAACCAAACAGTGGCCACAATCTTGCCAAGTTCAAGACTACCGCCCATGATGATCACAGGAATAGTTGCCGCGGAGAATATAGCAGTAAGACCTGCTACCGAGTAGTAAGCGGCCACACAACTGAGCAAGATTGCAGTGAACAGGATGCTGAAACCAAATATCATAGAGTATTATTTACCGGTGGGTTCGACTTGTCTAACAGCATGTTTAATTGCTATCCAGGTGCCAAACTTGGGATCTGGCACTTCAAACCACACACGTTCTGTGGAGCCTCCTAGACGCCAGAGATTGGCATGTTCTAGTCGTCGTTTGACATGTGCTTGACTACGCCAGTTCTTGCCAAACTGAGCCCGTGCTTCTCGCATGATAGTATACCATGTGTCAACATCACTCAATTCAAAATATAATTTGTGCATGGGCAAAGCCGTTGTTTTAAGAGAGTCAAGGGACGGAAGCATGGCGTCAGAGGCTTCTATTTTAACAGACATTTAAACTTCCTTTCACTGTGATTTCCAACTTGAGCATACACCGGGTACCAGCCGGTTTTGACTCATTGCTGAGTCTTGGACAGTGTCTCAACCTTGTGGGCATTATATCTACCTGCCACGGTTATGTCGGGCCCGGGCGAATCGATCACCCCGCTCATACCATTAGATCGCCACCAATCTCCTTGCTCATGCACATGTACATTATACAAAGAAAGTGGTGGCGTGTCAACTTATTGTTGTTCTAAAATCAGTAATGTTTATTTTCTATCGCCAAACAGTTGTAACAAATTCAAGAACAAGTTGATAAAGTCCATGTACAAGGTCAACGCACCACGCACTTCTGCGGCATCAGTAGTTTCTACACTGAGTTCTTCACGGATCTGTTGTGTGTCATAGGCAGTAAGTCCCAAGAAGATAATGATAGCCAGTGCGGAGATCACCATCTGCATCACGGTGCTGCCAATAAAGATGTTCACAATACTGGCAATACAGATGGCGATCAAACCTACAATCATAAACTTGCCCATGCTGTCAAGACTGCGTTTGGTAAAGTAGCCATATCCACTCATTACACCAAACAAGATGGCCGCACCCATAAAGGCACTCACAATTGACCCCATGGCAAACACAGCAAAGATCATTGAAAAACTCAGACCCATTAAAGCGGCAAAGCCATGTAGGCATAACTGTGCTACTGGTTTGCTTGGGTTATTACCCAGCACCATGCTCACACCAAAGATTGCCACCAGCGGAGCAAAAATCACAATCCATTTTGTTATGCCTGTGAAAAATAATTGTAGCAACTCTGGTGTGGTTCCTACCCAGTAACTGACCAGCATACTCACAATCACTGCCAGACTCATGTGTCCGTAAACACGGCCCATGGCCGAGTTGATTTGTTCTGCTGAACGGTATTGTTCATCATTAAATACAAGTGTATCATTCATAGTTTTCTCCTTTAAGGTCTTGTTGCTGGCCACTTGGCCGGTTCTTCATCTGCAGATGCTACAATTCGATCCATTGCAATTGCAGGATCCCACTCTTCGCAGTACTTAGCACGATTCTTGCGTCCAACTGCTGAGTCTGGATCATAGTCAATCCAAGTAAACTCTGTGCCATCGCATTCGGGGCAATGGTCGTTGTAGTCTGCATCTTCACGACGCTCTGATGCCATTCCTACCCAACCGCATTTTTTATTGTCACACGCAATATCTACAGGTTCTGGTGGTTGGTTAACCCATGAACCGGTGTCCCAGTTGTATCCTGACCAAGTCACAATCTCTCCTGTAATAGGATTGAACTTGCCGTATTCCCATTCGCCAAACTGTGTGCCATCCCAGTATGCTGTGCCATATGTTGTGCCAAAGTGCTTCCATGTACAACTGTAATAGCCAGGCAGTGTGGGTTGGACTTTTGTAAACTTAAATGTCTCAGATCGTTCCCAAGTGCTGGGACTTGATCCATGCGGAGGATGACCCCAGTCTTTTTCTTCGGGCGCATAAGTTTCCCAGGTGTTGTTATCCATCACAAGATACATTCCAAAGTCTGAACTCTTACCATCTGTACTACCACCAAAGTTATCAATGTCTTCATCATCATAGGTCACGCTGTTGACCAGTTCCTCACCGTCAATGTCATCGTAGCCCAGAGTTAGTTTGGTAATGTCAAATGGTTGTGTAAGTTCAATATTGCCTTCAAAGAATGTGCCTTTTTCATTGCTGGTACCGATGAACACCACTGTGCCAGCGGGCTTACTGCCAACCCAGGCTTCGTCATTGCATGACCATTCGGGGCTATCGTCACTGCCTCCATCCATATCTTCTAATCTCCGTTCAAATACTACAGCACCAGTTTCATCTTCAATCTGTAGTGTACCGGCATTGCGGCTAACGCCATTGACATGTGCCATGTCATCACATTCATACCAGGAGCCTGGAGGGAATGGCAACCGGTCCACATCAAGGTTCATGTCATCTTGCACAGTTTCTTCATCGCTCCAGGCAATTTCAGAAAGATCAACTTGGTGTTCCATGCAGTAGTCCCATACCGCACGGTCCACTGTGCCCATGACTTTTTCGCCACCATAGCCCCACATGCTGATTTTGTAGGTGCGTGGCGTGAACTTTAGTACCTCTAGGAGTTTGTCATGCTCAGGATTTACAGTTTCTACTTCTGCTATTTTGGGCTTTTTAGGCACTCTTGCTCTCCTTGGTTAATTCGCATACCAACAGGAATTGTTCGTATGCATTTTTTACACTTGCGTGTTTCATTAATCGATCTGCTTCCGATTGCAATGCTTTCAATCCTGCTTCGGCAATGTCATGGGCACTGGCCCGAGATAGAGATCTAGCATCTTCACCGAACACTTCAATCAGATGATTCCAGGCTGCCATTTGCTCAGGTGTGAGAGGTGTACGACTTGGTTGTACTTCGCTGGCCTTGCGCAGAGCATCACACATGGCAAACTCAGCCACACGACTGGCCGCAAGCAAGGCCGCATGGTTGGGATTAATATTGTAGCGTTTGCTTTGCCCGCCTGGGTAACACATCACAAGATGTGATCCTTTGGGAAAGGCATCAAACATGTCGTAGTCGTTTTCTGCCACAGGCACGTACCTGCGGCCACGTTTTTCGTAGTAAGTTTTTTTCATTCGCCAAAGTACTTAATAACTGTGTTTAAGGATTCAATCATGCGAGTGTTGATTGCCACGTCCTCAGGGTGCATCCACTTACCACCAGGATTTGAGTCTGACCGGGGATCTTTCTTCCACTCAGTCAGTTCCTTCTTGAGGTGGGCCCGTTGTTCTTTGAGAGTAAGCACTGTAATTCGATCAGCGGCCTCGCTGTCCAGTGTGATAGGTCCAATACGTTTACTCATTTTATCGATACTCCTTGTCTAGTTTGACATTGGTTAGGCCTGCAATGGTTTGAAACTGATCCCAAGCATTTTTAGCCGCAGGGTTACGATCAAGTTCACTGCTGGGCAGAACGGCTTCGAGCCAAATTTCAGGACGACGACTAGGATGGAAGCCAAACTTGCGTGGCTGGTGTAATCGACCAGTTTCCCAAAGTTCAATGCTCACACTACGAAAACGATCTTCATCGTGATAGCCAGCCCACTCTGGATTGCTTTGGCTAAAGAATCCACGACTGTAAGCATTTTCTGTGCCGCCGCCGTAACCTTCCCAAATGCCCTGCCACTGGTTGTCATCATGCGGATCAAAATCTGTACGAGTGATAAGAACCAACACATCCGCAATGTCCACTACACCATCCACAATATCACGGACACATCGACTATAACTGAGTCCAATTTTCATTTTTGCTCTGCTTTCTTTTCAATGGATGGCGGAAAATGTGGTTCGATCACATAGTGCGTGGCAGTCCACCAACCGAATGCTGAGATAAAACCGTATAAAAATATTTCAACTATCATCTGTCATCCCCAGTGTCATAGGTGCATGATCCAATATGTCTTGACCATCTCGTTGATAAAAGTACGCATCTGTGTCATCAATGGTGACACACAAGTCACTATGGTGTATATCGTAGTCCACGAAATTGTGTTCAGCATCATACACACGAAACACTACAGTTCCGTCAATTAGATTTAATAGATGTCCGCAAACACCATTGGCTGATCGTGCTGTCATTTATGACCTATCAACCTTTAGACAAATGTATGCTGTTCTTTTATCCTGTTTTTGACTCAATCTCTGTTGCTCTTGGCGGCATCGAGTCCAAGAGTTAAAATAATCAACTGATTGGTACTCCAGTTGTGCAGGGCCAAAAGCACTGTGTGCCACCATAACCGCTACTAATACAATATCATGTAAAGGTGTCATCAAATTTTTTCTCCAGCGTCAAAGTCACGGAATCTCAAGAACCTTGGGAATCGGAGGCTGTATGTTCCGTCTTGATTTTGGGTGACTGCGTCCGCTTGGACTTCAACCAAGTGACCAAGTAACTGATCCCTACTGGTCCAATACTCATCACGAAGAGTATCACTAAACCCACTACCAACATTAACACAAATTCTACGGTCATTGTCTTCTCCTTCACATATTATAGCACCTAACCGGCCTGCATTGCGACCAGTTCCTTCTTCGAAACCCACTATATTGAGATCAACTGAGATTGTGGGTTTCCATTTCATCCAAAAGTCACTGCGTTTGCACTCATAAGGTGCATCCAGGCTCTTGATCATGATGCCTTCAAAGCCTTCGGCTACAGCGTCTTGGGCAAAACGATTCATGATGTCATGCCCTTCTGCTGTGTCCAAATCCACCTCCAGGCCATTCATAACACGCAGGCAAGGTGTTTCCAAAAGCCGATCTCGGGCACTCTCAATCCACTCAATGCGTTTGTACTGTTGTATGTTACAATGGCCTTCTTGCAATGACTCCAATGGAAGAATATCAAAAATGTGATACACCATGCCATCGGTCTTGGCATCACTCTTGCGATGTGCCTGCTTCATGAGTTTCTGGAAACTCTCGCCCACAATCTCGCCATCCAATACAAAACGTCCGCCTGTGCCGCGACCCCATTGAAAGTGCTTACGGGCATCTTCAATAGCGTCTGCAATCTGTGTAAAGTTTGCAAACTCTTTGCCGTTGCGACTGAACAGAGAGACATTACTGCCGTCAACCACTGCTAGTACTCGCACACCATCCAGTTTGACTTCTAGGCGTTTGATGCCTTTCAACTTCTTGGGTTGGTCTGTAGAGTCCTGCGCCAGTTGACAAGTAAACACAGGAATCCGGTACTCTGTTTTGCCCAGTACTTTGTTTAGCGTTTTTTCTGAGATACCACAACGCAGATCCTTGGTCATCACACGTCGAGCCAAGTTGTTCCACTCGTCTGAATCAAACTGTTGACTCATTTGTTCAATGGCTTCTCTAGCACGATTACCTGTGCTCGATCTTGTGCGTAGGGCTTCCAACAACCCCCAAAATTTTGTCCAAGGGTTGGGCCGACCAGTTAGACCCTCAGTCTCTGGCACCTGACGGATGTTAAAAGTGTAGAAAGGATTGTAGGCCTGGTAACAATTAAAGAGAAAACATTGTGCATCGGCACTGCCCAATTTGGCTGCCATTAATGCTTTTTCAATTGTTTTTTCTTTGTGTATACGGCTGTCTGAACTTTCTAGATCGCGGATCCAGCCTGCGGCCATCGTGCCATCGAACCTTTCATTTGAGAAATTGATCTCGTTCATATATTTAAGTGGTTACCATGAAGAGTTATAAAACACTTTTAAACCCAAGAACAATTCTGCTCGGGCTTTCTTGATGAATTCAAGATCTTGTTCTTTGTAAAAGTCATCTGACTCGTTGCCAAAAAAGAATCCCTGCGTACTTGGCAGTTGGTCATGTGTTATTGCACGTTCCAGTTCATCCAGATCCTCCCAGGTGAGTTCTAGTTCAACACCGTTGAATGAGCCGTACTTGACATTTTTAGATTCAGCAAGTCGTTCCATCCAACCGTGCAGATTAGGATGTTTACGCCAGTAGGCAATCTCACGTTGACCAGTTTCGTAATCTGCCTGTTCTTTGGCGGCAGTGTATGCATACATGTCTAGTCCCACGTTAATCTCCTAATAATTGATACATAATCACAGCACCGTTGTAAGCACTGAAAAAAATATTAACCCAGCCCCAACCAGGGCTGTCGTTTTCAAAGCACCAGTTGGCAACTCGCCAACTGAGCCAAACAAACAAGGCATTGATAACCATTACTTGGTACCGTAAACTGCCTCGTACAATGCATCCACTTCGGCTTCAGTGGCCGCGGTGCGGTCTACTTTGACCTTTGCTTTGGGCTTGACTGACTTCACACGTACTTTGACCGTGCGTGGTGCTTTAGCCTTGGCTCGGGGAGCCACTTCGGCTTCAAGTGCGGCACGAACCAAGATGTCTTTGGCAAAGCCAGACTCCAGCAAGTATGCAACCGCTTCGGACTTGTCCATTGCACGTGGCAACTGAACAATGTTTACATCTGTGTCGCCCAGTTTGGCCAATTGTTTGGCACGAGCGTCTGAGTTAGCAAAACGAACTTTGAGTTCACCTTTTAGTACAGAAGTACCTGCAAAAGAATAAGACATAAAATCTCCTGAGTTAATGAATTAAAAATGTATTATAACCGAAAATGGATTTCTGGTCAACTGTTTATTGTAGCAAAAGGGCTGAGAACTTCTTCAGGTTCTTGTGCCTCTGGCTTCTCGTAAACCCAAGATACCGGGATCTCCAGTTCACGGGCAATGTCCATTGCAGTCCGGCCCTTCTCCAGCAAGGACCGAATGTCAATATCAAGTTCGCTCATACGGCTCATGCTGTTTCCCTGTTCATGATGTAAGTGAATAAAATAAATTTTGCACGGTTTAGAGTCAAACGCTGGTCTTCCAAGATGTTAGCAAAGTTGTCGTTGTCGTGAGGACCATAAGACACCATCTCTTGGCTATCGCTCATTAGCCCGGCCACCATCATGGCAGGTCCTGACGTACGAAATGTAATGCTACGTTCTACACTCTCGCGAAGTTCGACTTCGGTAACACCATACATGCGAACTTCACGTTTTTGGCTTTCAGTCAGTTGTTTCAATTTAGGCTCCTTTTGTGTCTGTATGTGTATATTATAGCAAATGGGTAATTATTGGTCAACCAAATGCTTTGACTAGTCCTGTGAGCCCAATTGCCAAGGCAACAATGTTCACCAGTAACTGTGGCTTATTTGCAACACGAATGCTCCAGGCCATGAACAGTATAGTGCCCAGGAAAAATGCAAGGATATTGTAGGGATAGGCCGCAGGACCCACGGCGTTGAGACTGTGACCTGCAATGATAAACACTGCTCCGGTCCACTGTAGTATTTCGTTGATTTCTAACTTCATGTTATGATTATAACATTTCGGCTATTTCGAGTCAACCAAAAGAAAAACCCTGCACAGGGCAGGGTTTTGTAGTACTTGAGTATTACTTTTTTATGGTAATAAAAAAGTGTTACTTTTTAGAAACCACGTGTGTATGCTACTGCAACAATCTTTTGGTTGCTGTCACCTTGAACACGGTCATACTTGACAGCGACGGTATCGTTCTTGCTCAAGGCATAGGCCAATGAGTAACGGGCTGTGTGTGTTTGGTCATTGTTTGCACTTTGAAATGCACTACGGAAACGAACACCCGCTTTGGCAGTCAAACCTGCCACGCCCGGAACTGCGACTGCAATACCTGGCTCAACTGAGTAGTATGTGAAATCAGCAGTGTTGCTATACTTTTGACCTGTTGCAACACGAGCATACAATCCAACTGGACCGGCCACTGTTGCGCCTGCTTCGATACGTGTGCTCAAAGCATTTGTACCGTCAGTTTGTGCATTTGAAAATGCCAAGTCACCGGCAAAGCCCGTGAAATCTTTCTTGATGCCCAGCACATATTGTTGTTGTGCGGCAGCACCTGTGTTGTTGATACGTTGACTTTCGACTGTAAACGTGTCGGCTGCAAAAGCAGTACCTGAAATGGCCAAGGCCAAGATTGCGAAGATTTTCTTCATTTAGTTTTCCCTTTTTAAAAGATAGTGTTTGATTACAAACACAGAATAATATTTAGCGGAATCACACACAACGTGATTAAATCACCACTAAATTGGCTGCTTGTGACTCAGTATATGTGGCTGGAATAAGATTTGCAACCGGACTGGGCAAACTGGGCTCGCTTGGAATGCTGGTATCTACACCAATTCCCACATTATTAAGTATGGCTAGATTTTGCCCTTCACGCAAGCAAGCCACAATTGCTTGCCCGCCCAGAGTGGCTAAATCGGCCACTTGTTCCAGAAAGTATGTGGGGCCATTTTGTTCTTTGTTGACACCATATTCAGGAAGACTTTCAACAAAACTCATAACAGGACTTCGATCATCAGTATTCAATTCGGCTATGTTTATAGTGGCCAGAGTTAAATTATCAGTTTCGCTGATGATCTTTTGTGCCATGGTATTAAATTCTGTGTTGAGTGCTGTAGTCTGTGTTGGATAAGCAGTTACTACATTACCAATTTCAATCACCGCATTAGGAATCAAAGCAGTACTAAATGCCACATCAGCATTGGTATAAGTGCCATTACCGTAACCGGCAGGAATAACAACAGGCCCAGAAACAGCATTGCCATACACACCATTTACTGTGTTTTGCATTCTGACATAGATGGTTGTGAGATTTGACAAACCATTTCCTAGTGAGTTAATGGTTGTCACAACATTGTTCAATTGATCAATATAGGTCACACCAACTGCGGCACCCAACAGATCAGTCAACACCAGTGTGTTTCCTGTTCCTGTTCCGGTGGCATAGTAATCAGTATAAAACTGTGCCACAGCAGGTGGTACCGCTGTGGTAAGTGCATTGATTTGATCCAGGTCCTTGGTGGTCACTGTGTTGACAAAGGCAGCGGCCAACTGGGGCAAAGACAAGGTATCTATGTTTTTTACTTGTTGTAAACTCACGCTCATGGCCTTGCATGCCAGGGCTTGATCTGCGGGTATAATTTTGCTAAGTCGTTCGTAGGTAATCATGCTGGCACCACTGTTATAACATATCTTGGCAGGTACTGTAGCAACCTGCTGTTGATAGTACCAGTTGAATCTAGATAGATGGCTCGCAACTCACTGGTTGTGTTTTGATTGTAGGTTCTCACTGTGAGGCTGGCAAAACTGGTAGGGAATATTTTCACAGGATTCAATAGGTCTGCCATGGAGGTCAATCCTGGGTTTTGGGGCTGAGTTGTGTTGACACCAAACACAGGCAACGTGATTCCCAGAATATCGCAAACCTGCTGAAGTGCTTGGCCTGTGATCAAAAGCATGGCTCGATACAACTTGGCTTCTTCAGTGTCAGTCAATTGCATGTCAGGATCGGTAATGTTTTCAATCTGTCTGGTACTGAAATTCACTTGTTTGAGAGCCACAGTAATTCTAGGAGTTAGATTGGTCACTGTGGCCAATTGTCGGAATACCGAACTAGGTAAACCAAAATTACCAAGATTGGTAAGATCAATAAGAAAACCTAATCGTGCCAAATCGCTACCAAACGCAGGTAATGCTAAATTTATATCAGTCAAGTTACCTGTGATCAAACTGTTCATGGAAGTAAATGTACTACCTAGGTAGGTTTGACTATTGTAGGCGGTGTTGATGAAATCATTATTCTGATTTATATAACTTTGTGCCGCGGTAAACACTTGTGCAAAAACTGTGGTGTTGCCTTGTCCAAGATAGGTATTACCGATGTCGGTAATAACTCCTGTGAATCCATTTATACTGTTGCCAAAAGAAGCCAGTGAGGGATTGGCAACCATGGTAGAAGAAGGAATAGTTTGTTCGGGTGTTACTTCGTAATCGCCGGCACCGCCGTTGCCAGTTAGATCAGCAGTGATAAAAGCATTTGCAGTGAGACCAACAGCACCGAGTTGTAGACTCGCATAGATCAAGTTAGGTTCTGGAGTCGTGGTCACGGTGAGTGTATTACCCGAAATAGAACCTTCAAATGTTGCATAGTTGGTGGTAAAATTTGCAATTACTCTGGGACCTAGTATGTTACCTATGTTGCTGGCATATGCCTCAGGAGTATTATCTGCCAGGGCAGGACAACTGTTGGCTGCCATGGTTTCTAAACTGATAAGAGTTGTGGGAGTTAAATTTGCACTTGCACTATTTCCAAGGGCCGCAAACAAAGGTGTCAATAGTGCGGTGCCGGTATATGAGGAGATGGCATTGGTAAAATTTGTAGCAATAGCCACACCTTGATTGTTGCTGAGTGTGGCTCCAGCAATCATCTGTAGTGGGGTCAGGATCGAAGGCACTGTTACCTACCAATAAAAACATCTGCGCTGCCGGCCGCAACACTGGTACACCCAGTTATACTGCTACCTACAAAGGCAGCCGCTTTTCCATTGATAAAAACAGAACTTGATCCTGCTCCAATTCTTGGAGCATGATTTTTACACTTTAATAGTTTTCCAACAACAGCAATTGCAATACTATAAGGTGGCGGTGCAAATTTTGCACCTATAGATGCCGCCGTTCCGGCAGCACCGGCAGCACCGCCACCTTGTTTGTGTGGTACAACTGGATCGCCCACACGAGATGCACCTCTGTTGTTTACAAACACCGTGGTACTGGCACCTTTTATGTTAAAGGGAGAGCAGTGTGGTACACATTTATCACTCTTTCTCGCGGCTGCTGGCATATTCTATTTCCATTAATCTTTCAAACTTGACCTGCCACTGATCAATTTCTTCATGCTGTTGATCAGTATGGGGTCCAGGTGGAATCTCCGGAGCAAACTCAATCACGTGATCAAACTGATCTGGAATTTGTTCGTACTCTGTGTATTCCGACAACTGGTCGTCCTGCATGATCACAAAGCGATGTCCCATTGATTATTTATGGAAAAGAAAAGCCGGTGTTTTAAACCATTTGTATATTGGTTGTGCTCTGCATGTACTGACTTGCAAACTGCTTGTCTGAAGTTGTGGCCACGGTTACTGTGTTTTTGCTCAGGCCAATGGTCTTGTCCGGACTCACAGTAAACAAGTAGGGCAACAGTCCAGGACCGTTTGGGCTCATGGCAATCACCATGGGTTTGGTCAGCCTGTAGTGTGTGTCAGTTTCTTTGTCTAATCGTGCTACAATTTCCTCACCTGATGTGAGTTTGAGTGTGACCACGTCGCCTTCAGAAAGGCCTTTGTCAATTTCGAGTAACATTTTTTTCCTTTGTTAAATTTTTTTCTTACGCACAGCCAACTGATAGTTGATCAAATAAAAATCAAGTTGTCTAGTAAAACTAGTGCAGAATGCATCTATGGCAATCTTGCCCCGATCCAGTATGTCTGGTTCGTCTTCAAACAGGTAATCATCAAACAGCATGAAGCCACCGGGCTTGAGCAGGCTCCAGGCCATCACAGCATCTGCCATCACAGCATCACAGCAGTGATTACCGTCGATGTACACAAAATCAAACTCACGTTGCTCTACAATAAATTTGGCCAAGGTAGGAAAACTCAAGGCCACATGAACGTCTAGGGTTTGCTCGGGCTGTTTGGCTTCGGCAGTATTGGCTCTAAATCTATTTTCCCAGGTGCGATCCTCAGTGGGCTTTTGGCCAGTAAAGGGATTGATATGATGGTTGGCAAATGGATCTACACACGTGATAGTTCCTGTATCACTCAGCAGATTCTGTAACATCCAACAGGTTGATCGACCTTCGTGGCAACCTATTTCCAGGATACGATCAAATGAGTTGTTGTAATTGTCCTTGATGTGTTCAAAATTTACAATTGTGTTGGAAAACCAATCTGATGTATATTCTGGCATTTAATCCTCAGTGCTAAAATGTTTACGCAATTCAGTGAAGCCACCAATCAGTTGCTCATCCAGAAAGATCTGTGGCACTGTTCTTGCACCTGGCACAGCCGCCAACAAATCCTCTTTGTCCCAACCATCATTGATGTTGCGTTCTTCATATTCAATGCCTTTTAATTTGAGCAAGTTCTTGGCTTGATCGCAGTAAGGGCAGTGATTCTTTGACCATACAATTGCTTTCATATTTTTCCTTAAGATAGTTCTGGTAATTCGTCGTAGTCAATGCTGTCACTCATAACTCCGATAACATAGTTAGTTGATTCGTTCTCTTGCAGTGCAGTTTGTTTCTTACTGGTGTCCACGTGCTTGGTAAACCAAGGTATGGGGGTGGAGCGTGGATGTTCTTCAGTATACTTGATTCCGATTTCTTTGAGTGCATTGAATGCAGTGAAGTCCACAAAGTCTTTGAGAATGTTTGCATTGAGACCAATTACAGGACCTTTGTTGAACAAGTAGTCAGCCCAGGCTTTTTCTTCACGGATCACATCCAGGTACATTTGATATACTTCGCCTTCGCATTCGGCCTTAATCTCTGCAAAGCGAGCATCTTCTTTGACCACTTGATTGATCAACCAACCAGTCCACTCTTTGTGTAGCACTTCATCTTGCAGGATCAATTGAATAATATTGCCATTGCCAATAAAGATACGATTCTCTACCATGGCCAGGCTTGTGGCAAATGATACCATGAAACGGAATGCTTCTAGTGCGTAACTGGCATTGAGTGCCAACCAGATTGCTCGGATGTGTTCATTCTCTGTAATTATTTCGCCTGCTTCCTTACGACAGTTGATCACATGCAATGCATCGTAATGATTGCCCACACTGCTAGCCATATCAATAATTTCTTGTGTGTCGTGGATTGTGTTGAACACATCCTTGGGCACGTTGTAGATGTTGCGAATGATGTGACTGTAACTACGTGAGTGGATATTGGTTTCAAAGAATGTCCAGTTGTAGACCAGGGCTTCAAGTTCGGGAATTGAAACAACAGGTGTAAAGATTTGGCTAGGACCACGTCCTTGCAAACTGTCCAGTGCAGTTTGACGTAACAAGTTTGATGTAAAGATATGCTTGACAGTATCTGAGGCATCTTTAAAATCTTGTGCGTCTTTGGTCAGTGAAATTTCTTCTGGTACCCAAAAGAAGCCACGTGCTTCTTGCTCGTACTTGACCAATTTGTTGTACTTGACTTCTTCAAATCGTTGAACTGTCACTGGACCTGCTGGGTCAAGAAACATCTTGCGATTGAGATAATCTGTTTTTGTTTTTAAATTGTATTGTGCTCGACTCATTTTAATATTTTCCTGATGCAAGTACTATCTTGCAAATGTGTTCTAATCTTTCAATGTGCTCATAGGCACGCCATGGTGTGACATCAATGGCCACTACTCCATGCCCCTTGATACCCACAATATCAAATTTGATATTGCCTGCTGGGTCTAATCCCAGATTACGATGACACGCATCAGCAAGTTCTTGACTGATAGGTGCCACATCTCCCACATTGGGTGCTACTCGTGTGTAACGATTGAGTTCTGGAAAACTATCGCTAATAGTGCTCAAATCAATACCAGCATGCATGGCCGCGATGCAATAGGTCGGATGCACATGCACTACTACCCGCACATCATCCTTGTGTTGCCCCATTGCTCGTTGTAGGCCAAAGTGCAACGGAATCTCTCCACTGGGTTTTAGATTAGCACTGATATCAGTATAATATTCTTCTTGCCACAACAGTCCGTGAATACCGATCTTCTTGAATTGATCCGGTTGCATTGTCTGCTTACGCACACCCGACGGTGTGATATAGAAGTGATCACGGTCGTGATGACGAATAGAGATGTTGCCATCTCTACTGGTTATCCAATTGCGTTTGTACGCATCGACTAATATATCACAACAGGTTTCTAACATTTAATTGTTCCAGTGTCTAATTGTGTTGGCTATAATGAAACCGCAGGTTATAACATGTATTATAACCCAAAATGTTTTGAAAAACAAGGCTATTCGGGCTTCTCTCAAGGTTAATATAGGCACATCTGGACGGTCATGATCACTCTCACCCATTAGATGCCCGGTGGCCCGAGCCCAGATCTTTTCTACACTGTTCATACTGTTTCCGTTTTCTCTGCGTGGTATTTCTTCATTGCATTACTATGTGCCGCTTTCCACTCATCACTGCGAGTACGACCTTTCATTGCTTTGCTTTGATTTAATTTGTGTTCTTCAGTTTTCTTTTTACCTTTAAGAGGAGATGGTTTAACATATGGCTCTATATTTTCAAAAAACTCATATCTTATTTGTTTTTGTTTACAATGACCAAAGTTTCCTTCTGCTGTATACTTTACATTTGATGCATTTGTTTTTAAGTCCTGAGCACATTCTATTAAGGAATCATATTTTTTATAAAAAGACCCATCTAGATTGTATGTGTATACTTCTATTCTCTTTTCAACTGCTTTCTGTTTTATACCTGATGTAATCTTGTTAATGTTTTCAAGTTTGTGATGCTTTCCTAACATTCCCTTAGGATGTCCATTCTCTAGCAACCACTCTTTTCTGTATTCGGATGCTCGGCGTCTCAACCAACCAAATAATTTATTATTTGCTCTAGATTCAGTATGATGAGTTGTCATTATAACCGCGGCGTTTATTAAAGGAGGACTATTAGGATATATCTTAACTAATAGTTGATGTGCTAAAAAATGTTCTTCTGGTGTTAATACTGCAATGTTATCTTTATCGTCAGAACCGCCCAGGCACTTAGGAATAATATGATGCTTTTCAACATATCCTGTAAGAGTTCTAGTGCGGCTTCTTTCAATTAACATATCGTAGTGTTTTTTGTAATTCATACTATTATTTATCTAATAGACAATAATAATACTATTATTTACTAATCAAAGTTTACAACTTTCGCAGGAATCTTCGTCATCAAAGTCGATCTGTTCAAGTGGCGTATTAGGAGCGGTTTCATCTGTAGATTTTGATCCTTGCTTATTCACAAGGCTATAATAGAAGGTCTTAATCCCCCAATGGTGTGCCTGCATTAGATTTTTAGCAATCAATGTTGTGGGAACTTTACGATCTGCAAAGTGTGCTGGGTTGTAGAATGTGTTGGTTGAGATTGATTGATCAACATAGGCCGCTAACACAGCCGCTGTTTTCAAATAACCATCACAGTCCTTTTGTGCCCACATCATTTGATATTTGTTTTTCAACTTGTGGTACTCAGGCACAACCTGCGTAAGGCTTCCTGCTTTTGATTCCTTAACTGATATTAAACTCATTGGCATTTCAATGCCGTTGGTTGAGTTGATTACCACGCTAGAACTTTCAACAGGAGCAATAGCCATCAGTGTGGCATTGCGCACACCATATGCTCGCATGTCAGCACGTAGGCTTTCCCAGTTCAGTTCAGGAGAGAAGTCCGTGAGTTCATTGACTCCTTTGGCCCGTCGTTCCCAGGGAAAGATACCACGACCGTACCAGGTGCGGTCCGAATCTTTGCAACGGCCCCGCTCTTTAGCAAGTTCAACTGTGGCTTCGGTAAGGTAGAAAGCCTGATGTTCCATCCACGACTTGACTTCGGCCAAAGCGTCCTTGTTACCATATTGGAGTCCGCGCTTGGCATGCCAGTAAGCCAAGTTAGTAAGACCGATACCAAGCGGCTGGATTTCGTCATTTGATAACTGCGATTGGATTGACAGGAAGTCTTGGTAGTCAAGAATATTACACAAGGATCTCTGCAGAATTCTACAAGCACGGCGCATGTCTTCAGGATTCCTGAATGCACCCCAGTTAATACTTCCCAGCGTACACAGGGCGATTCTACCCTCTGCTTCGTCAATCTCGTAGTATTCGTATTCATCATCCAGTTCTTCCGGTAGACATTCTATTTCTTCATATAATTTGTTCATTCTTCAACTCCGAAATGTTTTAAAATATCATCGCCGATCAAATGTGATTCAGCAGGATCAATACCAGCATTAGCAATATCGGCACATTCTCTCACAATCAACTCGGCGAACTTAGACATAAAGGCAGTTTGTTCTTCCCAACTATCGCCAAAGTTTGATTCGGCTGCCTTAGCCCAAAGTATTTTAACTTGTTCGTTCATTTCTGTTCTCCACGTCTAATGCTACCGTCTTTCATCAACTTCAAGTTGAGATTATATTGTTTATTGTCGTGACGGATTTTATTCATACGACCTTGTTTGAAGCCTTTAGCAAAGTATTGTTTATACATACCACCGTGTTGGTCGTGCCAGTGGTTAATAGTAATTGCTCGTTCTAATGTTGCACCGTCAGCAAGACTCGCACCTTTTGTAAAGCCATCTTCTTGTGCCATCTTGGCGATTTCCGGACTAAACTCTTCGCCGTCATTGCCACCGTTAAATCCATCTGGTGCAAATTCGTTCAAGCCTTCGGCCACACCTTGCTGGGCGGTTTCTATTAAGTTGATGTAATCTCTTATATTTTTGTTCATAATGTTCTACCTTGTAATACTATTACCTACTATTTTATTTTCCTAATTTTAACTATGTCTGTGGGTTTAGTTTTCATAAACTCATTAACATTGGACTTTTTAACTCTAATCAACTTGCGTTCAGGATTCATTCGCTTGAAAGATTTTGTTGGGAGCAAAATCTCCAGGCATAAGTTACTCTGATAAATGGTATGGTACTCAGTATCAAACGGACCTTGATTCTGAACGTTGTCAATGAACACTAGATAGATGCGACCGGTGTCAGTGCGCTCTTTGAGTATGCCTGACTTGAACACTTCTTCCGCGCTCATGGTCTTGGTACGCAGGTCTCGACGCTTTTCATACTCGACATAAAGTTTTTCAAAACGTTCAGTGTTGGCATAGAACGCTTCATACAGATCAGGTACCTGGTTGGGATCAAAGAATGTTATGTTTTCTTTGTTTTTAAATCGTCTCCAGAAGAAAGCACTAAGCACAACCCCATAATCCATGTGCCGGACTCGGGTTTCTTCGGTTCCTTGATTGTTCTTAAGAACAATAAGATCATCAAACTGATGATGCCAAATGGGATAAAATACAGTAGCACTTGCATTGCGAATACCTCCTTGTGAGCATGAGCGTAAGTCGCCGAACCACTTCTTTAAAAATGGTATCATGCCGGTGTGCATGATTTCGCCGCCACGTATGGGCGACCCTAGTGGACGTAGTCGTCCAATTTCTAAGCCAATGCCAGCACGTTTGCTGGCATACTTGGCCATCATTTCACCACTAGCAAAAATACTATCCAGGTCATCATCACTCCTAATGAGTACGCACGAACTGAATTGCTTAGTAGGGGTACCGAGACCAGCAAGGACGGGAGTAGCAAGGGTAAATAATCCATCACTTGCGGCATTGTAGTATTCCTTTATGTAACGCATACGGGCTGTGTTGGGTTCTTCCGTGTGGAACACCGTGGCAGCCGCAATCATGTAACGCACTTGTGGTGTTTCGTAAATTTCTTTTGTTGAACGATTCTTGACCAGATACTTTTCAATCAGTTGTTCCACTGCCGCATATGAATACTGTTCGTCCTTCACATGATCAATCATGTCTTCCATGCGATTCCAGTCTTCCTCTGAGTACCATTCCAGGAGTTCAGGAGTGTACAGGCCAGTGGCCACATTCCGCTTCACAATCTCATACAGGTGAGGAGGATCGTATGAACCGTATACATCTTTACGCAACATTGATAGTCGTTGCTTGCCTGCCACAAACTGATAGTTGGTGTGGCCCACATCAGGGTTTGATTCTACGTCAATCAGGTCCACTATGGCTCTGAGTGTGATGCCGTCGATTTCTTTGGTTGTGATGCCATCATAAAAATGCAACTGGGCTTTGATCTCAATCATGCTTTGACTGACATCCGCTATGCCTGCACAAACCTTGGCTATTTGTGCTTGCCATTTTTCCAATGCAAGTGGCTCGCGGCTACCACTGCGTTTTTGTACTATAATTTGCTTCATTGTTATCCGATTTGTTGTTGTATTTGTTCTTGCGTTATGCTGTGCTGGGCCTTGATCTGCCCTGGATTGATATTTAACACTTGTTGCGAGTCCCAATTCAATATATATTTCCCTTGCTGTGCCAGGACTAAATTGCCCTGATCTGATTCCGCCAATATTGAATCCTGCAGATCAGCACGATCCAGCAGAGTTATAGTATACAGGATTCCCAGCCCGCGAGCAAGATCACAATAGATATTATCGCTTAAAAGTTCCCAAGGATCTGGCCAGTTTGGCCGATCATCCCAGTGCAAATGATATGCTCGCCAAGGTGCTTGAAACCACCAGGTATTGACTTCGGTAAGGACTTGTTCAACCGGTGCGTGTTGTACTGTTTCGCGAAGAGCGCCCCACGCATGTAGGCGCTGTTCAAATGTAAGCGGCCACATCAAACTGTAGGTAAAAAGTAACTGATAGAATAATAAAGAGTTCCAGTTACACCTGTGTTGGTGCTGGAGTAAGCAAATGTAATAGTGCTGGCGCTTTCAGTCACTGTGAAGGTGACGCCGGTAGATCCGTTTTGTAAAGGATTAGCATCCACTGGGGTTGGCAGACTACCAGAACCATCTGTACTGCCTACAACAATGTATGTGCCGGTTCTAGTAAAAACGCCCCGGCGTATCATGTATTTTACTTCAAACGCTGGAATTGTGCTGGCGTCAATGGTAAACACCGTTTCTGTGGTGGCATTGTTGGCCAAGGTTGCAGTGGTTCCTGCATTTACAACATAGTTGCCAAACGAAAACTGTGTGCGACCAGTGAACACGTCTGAGTACTCAGTGAGCACTTCTGTGTTGCCAATGACAGGGGCGCCTTCTTGCAGGGTGCCGTTGCCGATAAACAGTCTACGTTCATCGATGGCCCAGCCAAGTTCTGCGCCGGCCAGTTGCGGCACATTTTCTGCTAGACCTTTACGATTTGTGATTCGAGATACTTGTACAATTGCCACGGTGATAGTCCTTTGGATATTACATATTTAGCATGTAGTACTGTTCGACCTTTTTCCACCATAGATCTCGGTAACGATCAAACTCTGCGCCTTCCAGCACAAATTCCTGATATTGTGGCTCGCCAATGATATTGTGTTGCTCATCTAGATCGGGTTTGACACACATCAAAATCACGCCTTTGCGTATTCGTGTACCATGTAATTCGTTGTGTGCTTCTGCGTAGGCACACAGTTGCACAAAGTAATCATCAATCCATTCGCGCTTTTTGGGTTTGTTGGTTTGTTTGTAATCCAGTATGGATTCTTCATTCAAATGTATACCTGCGCCATCTGTTGTGCCTGCGTAAATGCTGGGGAAATATAGCGGAACTTCAATGCCCCAAAATTCACTGACATTTTTAAGGCCATCTCTAATCACAGTTTCTGCCATCACATGGCTGGGCCACGAGAAAGGATTTGATCCGCGCTCTTTGATAGCACCCTCCTTGACATACTGCTCAAGATACGTGTGCATACGTGTGCCACGATTGGCTGCTTCAGTTGTGATTTGCTGTGCTTTTTCTGCGCCCACACGACGTCGCCATTGGTTTAGTGCTTCGACTTTTTCTGGGGGTTTTGTTTTGTCTAGGATTGTGGTCACTGACGGCAAGTTGTTGCCGTCAGGGGTGGCATAGTAACGCCGACCCTCTATTGTGACTCGGGGAATAGGCTGATAGTCGAATTTTGGATTATACATAATTATAGTCAATTATAGACTATTATAGTCCAACTGTCAACTATATTCGAAAACTTTCTCCGCAACCGCAACGGTCACGCTCATTGGGGTTTGAGAATTCAAAGCCTTCGTTAAGACCCTGGCGCACATAGTCTACTGTCATGTTTTGAAGATACACGTTGTCTTTTTGATTTACTAGCACAACAAATTCTGGCTGTGCATAATTGATAACATACTGTTCCGATGTGTATTCTCGAACATACTCTAACACATAAGCAAGCCCGGAGCAACCTGTGGTTTTAACCCCAAGACGAATACCAGCATAGTTTTTGGTTGTAACTAACTTTTGTATTTTGTTCCGTGCTGTATCAGTGAACGAGATCATGCTTTTTGCGATAGTCTGCTACTGCGGCTTTGATGGCGTCTTCGGCCAAGATGGAACAGTGGATTTTGACTGGTGGAAGAGCAAGTTCTTCAGCAATTTGGCTATTTCGAATGGATCCTGCTTCTTCAAGTGTACGACCTTTGACCCATTCCGTAACGAGGCTAGAACTCGCGATTGCGCTTCCACATCCATATGTTTTGAATCTTGCATCTGTGATAATCCCATCTGTTACTTTTATCTGCAACTTCATTACGTCACCGCAAGCAGGCGCACCAACCATGCCGGTACCAACGGTATCGTCAATTTCAAATTTACCCACGTTACGTGGATTTTCGTAGTGATCAATCACTCGATCTGAATATGCCATTATCGTATGTCCTCAGTGTGTTTGTGTTTGGTAGATTTTTTAAGGATCTTGAACCAAACTTTTTTTTCTTTAGCACTATCATGTTTGAAGATGGCATGATATAATTTGTCTCTTAATTTACGCAGTTTCATATACGCCTCCCCATAGTTGAGTATACACTATTTAACATGTTAGGTCAATCGTTAGTTGACTATATTTGATTTATTTTAATGCTCGTTTGGCTGCCGCAGCCACAATGTCTTGGGCTTGGTTCACCGGCATGGGCACAGTACCAGAATCATTGCCTTTGAATTTGATCACACCCGAATTGGGTTCAATGGGCATGAACACGCCATTGAGAGGTGCCTGGCTGGCCATGTTCTGAAGAGTTTCTGGGGTAAGATCAATCTGCATGTTATGAGCCAGATTCAAAAAAGTCTGCATGCTGATTTGTTTTTGGCCACCTGTGTCTCGTGCTCGGCCCAATAAGAATTCGGCCAAGCCTAAAAGTCGAGCGGCTGTGTCATCTGACCGGCCGTTGCCAACTTCGTCGATACGCATTATCTACGTCCGCGGCCCAAACTGGCGGCTGGTGTAGTGGCTTCGGGTTCTGGTTCAAGTTCAGCGCCTGCATCAGCGGCAGCGGCATCAAGCCCGGCCTCTGCGCCTAGTTCAGCACCCATGTCTGCACCTAACTCGGCACCCATGTCTGCGCCCATTTCAGCACCAGGCACCACAGCACCAGCACCTTGGCCTGTTACCACACCCAGTGCGGCTTCCAGTTGGCCTTTGCTGGCCTGTAAATTTTGTACCAGTCCTGACAGTGCGGCGGCTGCATCTGCATTGAATTGTGCGGCTTGATCCATGCCAACTTCATTCTTGATTGAATCAACCAATGCGGGCAATTCTTTAAATTGCATTTCTGTTGTGTCTTCCAACATTTTCTGCACACGGTCAACCATGTCTTGTGCGGCCAATACCACTTGTGCTTGTTGAATTTCTGATTCACGCAAGAAGTTGCCTGTGTTGTTTTCTGCTGCCATTGTTGGATTCATCATGGCTTTTTGCAAGTCGGCAATTTCTTTTTGCTTTTGCTTGATCTCATCCTGCATCTGTTTCTTTTTCTGTTGCTGTTGCACAGTCGACAATGCGGCAGTAGCACCGGGTGCACCAGGAGTAGAGCCTGATGTGGAAGCACCATACTCGCGAAGTTGTTGTGTCAGAGCCTGTTCCATCATCATGAGTTTTAGATAGGCAGGATTCTTTTCGCTGTAATGAAATGCTGGGCTGGCGCGATGTTCGCTGACCAGGCCACGCACACGTTGTAGCATGCCGCGCACTTGGCCACGGTTCATTGAGTCAAAAGATAGACGTTGGTCAAAGTGACTCTCGAACACTTTAGCGATTTGTTTTGTAGGGCGTGTTACGGCCAGTTCTTGCAGTTTCATTGTTGCTTCCTCGAAGTTGCCAGTATTTAGCCGAATTTATACATTTTGTTAATTCATTTTCTATCTGCTGACTTTGTTCTCGCCTGTGTGCGGCTTTGGCACTGACTGTTTCCCAAAATATTCCATAACTTTTTTGGGCTTGACTGCTACGTACTTCAATGTCGTTGCGCAATCTTAACAGGGTAAAATCCAGGTGCTGTATTTCATTAGCCAGGCGGTATTGACGGTTTTTATCGGCTATACACCAGGCCACTGCGCTTCTAGTGCTGGTAAATGTTCCCACCGGCGTGTCTTGATAAGTTAGTGAATATCCCTGGGTGGTTTGACGCATGACATATGAGCCAAACACACGGTATTTTTCACCATCTGCCACAATCACATGATCTAGCAATTTAGGCAACTCTCGCTCGGCCAATGCCGCAAGTTTTTGGCTGGCGTTCATTTCAGCACAAAATTTGAGATCACATAGCCCAAGGTTGCTGTTAAAAATCCAATAATTCCTATGCCCCAACCTATGATTTGATTGTTGCGTTTGTTGACTATGTCGTGCATCATGCCATGCATTTCTTGTACCACTATTTTTACAGAGGATATTTCTGCTTTGACGCTGTCTATTTGCAGTTCCAGAGCACGATAGCGTTCTGCACACAATTCAACGTGGGCTTCGAGACTTTTCTTTTCAATATCAGTTGTATCAACCATGTGTGCTCCCATACGTTATTTATGGTCCACTATGGCAAATTCAATGTTCTGGTCTGGATCCAATTGATCAGTTTTGGGCTGAGTGTCTAGGTCGTAAAACATTGGTACTCCGCGACAGGCGGTTTTTAGCAAGCCCAATGGATCGCCATGAGCACTAAACACATCATCAAAATCAGTGGAGAATTCAAATTGCCATTTTTCATTGATGTGCTCTGTAGGCGAAATATCTTGTGCCTGTGTATACAGGCCAATGATCTGTAGTATGGTTTCCCAATTGCGTTGTTGGTTTCTTGATCTAGTCCAAGTCATTTGATCTGTTACAGATTGACCTTCACGATCATCAAATGGCAACACATTGGTTCTAAAGTGTCCCGTGACCCCTGTGGCTGTGCAGTCAAATTGAGTAGTCACACGAATCCTGGTAGTCATGGCTGTATTTACGGCCAACAAAAAACCCTGGATTTTTTACGTCCAGGGTCGATCACACGCAATCTAAAATTAGACTGGAGCGAAGTTACTTGCGCTTGTGGTGAATGCGGCGTTACCTGCGGCACTGTTCAACTGGATGTTTTGACCACCGGAAGCAACTGTTGCACTGGTATTAGCCGTGGTCAACAGCGTTGCGGCTGTGTAAGCATCAGTTGGGTAGATAGCCAAGTTCAAGATAGTCGGGGCTGCTGGGCTAACTTGATACATGGCAACTGTTGCTTTGGTTTGAATCGCTTGCAAAATGTTGTTGATGTAACCGTTAACGTTAGCACTTGTGACCAATGAAGCGTTAGCCACCACTGAGAAAAAGTCTAGTTTTGGTCCTTGAAAGTTGACCGAACCCGTTGCCGCAATGTTGGATGTTCCAACAATTTGCGCATTGCCAGTGTCCATGTGGAATACTGGTTGGGTGGTACCGTTTGTTTTTGTAAATACTGCCATTTTAAAATCTCCTAATAAGTAGGCTCTCGCCCTACTCTTATTTATGAAATTGGCAAAATCTTAGGTGGTTGTGGGGTTGTTTCTTTGGCGGTTTCTGGCGGTGAAATCAAAGCGATTCACAGCCTTACCATAGCCTGCAGGGGTGGCAAACACCCAGCCTTCGTTGCCCGGTACTTGTGCATCCAGTTTGCCCAGCAGGTCCAGTTTCAAATCATGTAGCAGTTCAAACAACACAAAGGCAGCGGCCAGGGCGCCTTCGTTGGAAGTAGGACTACGCAGGTATTCTGTGATGTTGCGGAACTTTTGCGGAGTTTGCGTGGATTTCAAGTAGTCCATAAAGCCCGGTACCAGATCTTTAAAGTCTCCGGTGTAAGCAGGGTATTCAGGATTGATGCGCCGGTTGATATAATCTACTGCCAATTTGGCCAAGTCAGTGATTTTAGCGGCACGTAATTCAGCAGGATTAAACAAGGTGTCAATTGCAGGGCCCATTGTTCGCAATAGACTCTTGATCTTTTTTACGTAGGGATTTTCAATTTCCACGGACTTGGCATATATGGGTTCGATTAACAACAGGCCTGGCACAGGATTGAACTTGACTCTGTTGAGTGGTTGTTTGGCAGCGCCAGCGTCCTCATACATGGTGTGTACTGCCACGCCAACTTCACTATCGGCAATTCTTGTACCCAGGGCACTCTTTAACGGAATACGATATTCCACTGTGTTAGGTTTGAATTCTACATTGCCTGCTACCACAGGAGGTGTCGTGGTATACAACAAGTCGCCCTTGACATAACCACGGAAGTTGGAGGGAGTTGCTGCCTCCAAGTAGGGCCAGATTTTTTCATACACTGGTAAGAGTGTTTGTACACGGTCTGCTTTGTTGCCTTTGGCTTCGGCATTGGCATCACGCTGTGCCATATTGCCAGCAATGGCTCTAGGACTGGTAAACAAACCATTGTAGCCGGTGGCAGTAAAGCCTGCATCATCTGTTAACACAAACTCTCCGGTGTCGGGCTTGCGGCCAAATACCACAGCAGGTTTGCCATCCCATTTGACGCTTGCAGTCTTGGAATTTTCTTTGAAGGCATCCACAATGGCCAGTGCTGTTTTGACACCGGCTGTGCCATTTCTAAATACGTAATCTTCTAGATGCTCGATGCCCTTGGCTTTGCCACCCACAGGTGCGGCAGCAGGGGTAGGCGCGGCTGCCTCTACCAAAGCATACATGCCTTGATTTACAATACGGTCACGCAGGCGTGCCAGGAAATAAACGTCACCGCTTTCTTCCAGTTGTGTGGGCTCCTTGAGTCCTTCTTTGGCTAGATACTCACGGAAGTCTTTGAGTTTGGCATCGCGATCTTTGTCACGGGCCAAGAATGCGTAAATGCTTTCTACATTACCCAGGTCTTCTCTAGTGGCTTTTGATCCTAAGATGGCCTTGGCCACATAGTCTGGATCTTGACTCACAAGTTCATTTGTGGCACGACTGAACATGCCATTGGCACCTATTTTAAGTCCCAGTTGCTTGGCAATTGAACTCATTAGCACCGCACGGTGCATGCCTTTGTAGGCTGATGGAAATGTTTGATTGTAGTAGAATGTGCCCCAATCTAGATTAGGGAAGAACATAAAGTCTGTTTGTACATATCCAAGTTCGGGACGGCCTGTGATAGGAGTACGCAAGTGAACTTCGCCTGATTTCTTGACCCAGGTTCTAGGATCTTGGCCATGACTACGGGCCCAGGCTTCTAGTTTGGCAGCCAATTGTTCTTTGGAAATTTCGTTGGCATCAACTGCTAGATCCATGTCACCTGATGTGGGTGCTTTGCCTGTTGAACCCAACCAACGCTCACGTGGAAATTCTAGACCAGTTAATTGTTCCAGCCATGTTACAGTGCTGGGTACATCTGTTTGATTGATGCGTTGTGTGAGTGGGTTTCCGTCAGCATCTTTAAATACGTTACCACCTTCGAATAAGTTCATTGTACGTCAAATCCTAATGCTCGGAGATATGCTATTGTGTTAGGATCACGACTGGTCACCGGAGGCAATGCTCCTGTAATTTTTTCTATTGCAGACAATTGTGTTGAACTTATTCCAGCCGCTTTTGATATATTTGCTTGTGCTACTTGGGCACTACCAGTTTTGGGTGCGCTTTTAGCGGCAGCGGCAGCCAATTGAGGATTTTGTTGCGCAAGAAGTTGTGACATTGCAGATGTTGCCACGGCTAAATTTTTAATTTCAGTGGCTTGTGTTTGTTGTCTTTGTGCATCCGGTAACGTTTCTGCATTTTTTATGTTCTGCAAGGTTGAAACAATTTTTGCTGGCGCAGGGCCGCCTGATGGATTCATGTATGTGTTTTTTTCGGACCTTAGATTTACAGGAATCACTGTGGTTGCATACCAATCATCAATTAATGCATCAATAGTCTGTTGTGTCATTGGTTGACCAGATTTAGCGGCTACACCTACTTGTGCCGCTCTGCGTTGTTCCCAGTTGCCTTGCAAATTTTTTGCCACTTGATCAAATGCTTTGTTTGTACTTTGGGCTTGCATACGTTTGGCAAAATCACTAGTTGCCAATGCCGCTGTTCCTCCGAGTCCTTGATTGGCACCAGGAGCCACTGTTCTAAGGGCATCTTTCGCGCCGCCAGGCTGTACCATGGCTTTGGCCGCAGACTTGATTCCAGACCAAAGCCCGCTCGGTCCAGCCAGATCAACTTCATTCAGTTGTTTTCGAGTCAATTCATGAATCTGCATGGGTACGTCTCACTGTTCTTTCGAAACGGCCAGCATCTCTAGTGCGAATAGCGTTGAGCAGTTTACGGGTTAGATTTTCTGCTTGCTCTGGCGGAAAAGCGGCGTCAATTTGCTCCAGCAGATTAATAGCACTGGCTATTACGTTGCTGGCACGGCTTTCTATCACTAGATGGCGCTCACGCTCAACATACATTGAGTCTAATTCTTCTAACAAACTTCTGGTGCGTTTTTGCATTTGAGGCAGTGACCTTTGATTTATTTATCGGTTATTGGCGTTAGATAAACCATTGATACAATTAACAATGTATATTACGATTGTTTAATCTGCCCCAGCAGTTGTTTTAATTTAGCACTTTGTACATCTGCAGTGACCTTAGGTGCTTCTAGATCAAAGTCTTCCTTGGGCTTGGCTCGTTCCCAAGGTGGTGTACTAGACTCGCCTTCTTCAGTGATTTTAACTTGACTCTTGGCCTTGATTGAATCCATGATGCTGGGTTTGGCACCGCCACGGAAGTTGTCTTTTTCGTCGCCGCCTTCGTCTGTTATACGCATGGTTTCAATGTTGTACTCCAAATCAATCTTTTGACCAACACCAGTTGAACTCCGTGACTTCATACATTGAATTTGATACTTGCCACGCTCTTTCATTGCTCTGCTAGTAAAGATGCCAAATACATTATCTGCTGTGTTGATCTTGGAAATGCCACCTGAAATGTGCGAGTGATCAAACTCTACTTCTTCAACTGCTGAACGATTCAACTGCGATGCAGTAACCATTAGTACTGCCAACTCTTTGGCCAAGTTGCGGAGTTCTTCACTCACATACTTGTCTTTCACAAACAAGTCGTTGGGTGAGACTTTGGCACTCACAGGCATCAGCAGGTCCAAGTAGTCAATCATCACAAAGTCTACCTTCTTGCCTGTTTGAATCTGATACTCTTTCAAATAAGCACGAATATCATTGATGTTGCTCTGTGCCGGCAAGCCTTTCACTTGATAGTTGCCGGACTTTTTGGCCACAAGTTTTACCTTGAGTTCAGTTGTGTCCATGTCACGTCTAATGTCCTTGGTGCTCATGTTGGTCAACATAGCATCAGTTCGTAAACTTGTGAGTTCTTCACTCAATTCAAGTGTAATGTAAACTCCACTAAGTCCTTGTTGCAACCAGTTCAGGGCAATGTTCATCATCACAAGTGACTTACCCGAACCAGATCCGCCTGCAAAGATATTTAGTTCGCCTCGACTGAACCCACCGTACAACAATCTGTCCAGTTGTGGCCATCCTGTGCTTACTTGTCCGCCCGAGTTAAAGTATTTCTCAATGCGAGCCTTAGGATCAGCAAAGTAATCCGTGCCCATGTCTTTAGTAAGTGATATCTGTACTGCATCTTTGATGAGTTTTTCAACGGGTTCAAATTCGCCTTTCTCCAGCAAGTCTGCTGACTTCAAAATAGCACGTTCAAGTTCTTGACGTCGGGTAAATGCTTCAAACTCACCCATGAACCAGTCAAAGTGGCCTTCGTTCAAGTCCGGCACTGTCGCAAGTTTAATGCCTGTGGTCGCAGAGATCTGTGACCTGTCGGGCATGGTCTTGTGTTTGTCTGTGTGTTCTTTGATGAACTCAGCCGCTGGTCTCAAACTTCGGTCAAAGTTCTGCGGATTGTAAATGTTTTGAACACGCACATAACTTGTGGCGTCTTCCAGCATCATTTCTAGAAATAGTCGTTGGACATCAAGTCCGTATTCTTTTAACAAAGTTTAATCCTTATTGAAAATTGTGTATTTTGTAGAGTTAGTTATAAAAAACTTCAACGAATCATTTATATTGTCGGGCAGATGATCTATTGTCCATAGTCTGTTTCGATCAACGGTGTTGTGATTTTTTTCGTATATAAACAATACCAGAGCAACATCAAAAAAATCTTTAGGTTGCACATGATCAATTATTTGTTGCATATCTTTGTAGTCACAATCATTGCAGGTAGCAAATTGTTGGTCGATATAAGTTTGTGCCCAATCTATTTTTAACTTGTCTGGAGCGAACCCATGCACTGATTCAAACAGGTCAACAAGGTATTGTACATTATACAACAAACCAAAATCAATAGTAAGATCATCTGGGCAATCTTGATCTTGTTTTATTATCTGATAGTGATCGGCAATAATCATAAATGCTTGATCTATCTGTGTTCTAAAATCAGCACCTGAATAATCTGTAAACTCTAAACTTTGTTTTTTAAAATGTATATTCTTAATCAATCCAAAAATATTAGTCTTAGGATATATCTTTCGCACCCATACTTCCTCTTTTACATTGCGTAGTCGGCTCACTGACAGATAATGACTCAGGACTATTTGGTGAGTACCTTGTTCTAATATGTTGCAAATTTTATCCAATACAACAACATCATCAAAAAACACAATTCGACGATCAACACTGGAACTGTTGCCAGCAAAATAGATGTTAGTATTATGTTGTTGCCAATCTATACGAAATTGTGGTTCAAGCAAGTTCTTATTTACAATCAAAAAGTTTGCCAAAAAGTTACCACTTGCCCCAGCATGAAATAAAATTACTTGGTGTTTGTACATGGCAATATTTTCCAAAAGTTATTATCGATTTCTTCAATCTCAAATGTTGTCAGTGGACGCACTAGATCAAGTAGTTTGAACTTGAGATAATTGTGTTGTATCATCTTGGGTTCAAAACTTATTATTGTTGTTGACTGTACCCATGTTTCTAAAAATGCAACAAACTGATCCACGGTAGCGTAACGAAGAAACCACGGATTCTTAAATATTACAGGATTGACTTTAGACACGTATGTTGGGCGCCAGGTCATTACATCAGGTTCTACATGGCATTGAGGCCAATACAATTTGGCGATACAGTCTGATTCTAAGCACACTGTCTTTAATCCAAACTGTTCTAAATACCAACCTGCAAAATCTACAGCAGTGATATCAACGGAATCAATGTTATCAAGGATCCAATGATCAACCGGATCCAATGGATATTCATGGCCATGGCGTGTTTGGCGCCAGGCATGAACTTTTGGTCTACCAACATGAAACAATCGCAGACGTTGGCCTGTTGTTATTCTCCCAGCCCGAGAATACGAATCTATTATCTGCATAATCCGTAACAATCTCTAGGATGTGCGGCAACCATGTGGTTTCCGTCAACATGTTCAAAAGAATGCAATCGTGTAAATTTAGGGTTGCAGTAGTTCATTATTACATCCAGGGAATCAGCAATGCTGTCTGGCAGTGCTATATCAATATCATGCTTGGTTATGGAGTATCGATTAATTCCAACATAGGCAAAGTCCACATTGTGAGTTAACTCCTGTATTCTTTCTACCAACTGATTAGTTGATAATCCAGACGTTCTGCTGCCAAACAAAATTACTCCTTGATAATCAATATTGTCTATAGTAATATGTTGGTCGCAAATTTTGCGGAAGTTTGTTTGATTGCCTTGCCATAACCATTTAGTATTTGAAAATTGCGTAACAAAATCTAACATAACTTTTTCTTGTTCAAGAATAGCATCTTTGCTTGCTGACTTAAATCCGCTGAGTTGTTGATCGCGCCAACGATCAATGTCGACTCTGTAGTTTTTTAACAAGGTGTTTCTTCTTTATCTCTATTTTGATTCGGCTAGTTTCTCTTGCGGCCATAATAGTTAGCAAGGCTCCTAGTCGGCCCAACTTTATCACAGCGTCGTTAACGTCTTTGCACCCTTCTGGCCACTCAGGTATACTCACTGCCCAGCCCAGTTCCACAGCACGATCGATCAGTTCTACACCTGCGACATCTTGATCTGGTACCACAGTTACTTCACGACCAAGACTGCGAATTAATCTTGCTTGGCTATCACTAATAGTATTGTGCATGACCGCAAGTCCGCCAATTGAGAGTGCATCAAAGATGCCTTCGGTCACCAGTACATGTTGCCAATCTGCATGTTGTAGATCTGTACCAAACACATAGCCCGGTTGTGAGTGATTGATGTACCGGGGCTGTTTGTCATCCAAGAATCTAGCAGTCCAGCCTATCACTTTGTTATCATATGTAAACGGAACCAACACAAATGGCCTTGTCCAATGAACCCCATCAGTTTTGATCGATGTCATTATGGGGAAGTCTTCAGGAACACCGCGGCGGCGTATGTAATCCCAGTATAACACATGCTCAGGTGTGACCACTTCACTGAACGGAGGAAAGTCATCTGAATCTTCAAATTCAATAGCACTGAGTGTATTGAATGTCTTTTGTCGATCTTCTAGTATGCCGTGAATGCTACGATGTCGCAGACTTTCAAGATTGAGCATTTCAATCTCGTTGTCGGGCACACCCATCCACCCTAACAATCTCTTGGCTTTGAAACTCACAGTACGGCCCAGAATAAAACTGGCTGTGTATGAGCAATTAAAGCAGTGATAACTCCAACCCGATTCAGTTGCCTTGATACCGCCACGTCCACGTCGGTCTGTGCTGTTGCCATTATGGGTGCAACATACTGCATTGAAACTCAGCCAGCCTTGTGGACTGGGTTTTCGTTTTGCAGGCAAATATTGCAGTATATCAAGCATTGCTACATTGTAGCAGAATCTATGGTAGAAATCAACTTGTCAGCAATCATTTCATGCCCAATTTCGTTGGGATGGCCGCCTGGGAAAATTAATTCTCGTTTTTGGTTGTTAGGATGATCTCGAAACCACATGGTGGTTGAAAATTCCGGCCAAATCTCTGTTGGAAGATCCAATTGATTATCAGCCGGCATAATGTGAAACTGCATCATTGGTATGTGTTTTCTAGCAGCCACTCCGTCAAAGAACAGTAGAGTTTGCATGTGATTGAGTCTGGCCAGTTCTGAACAGTTGGTCAATACCAGTTGCTGTTTGACCATGGTTCTGAATTCCTCTGGCACAACACTAGACCCATATTGCACCCAGGTTGAGTGTATGAACTTGTTCCAAGGAGGATCGTTGGCGTAACTGCGATGGTCAGGATTGTAAAAACTCAGTCGGTCTGAATCAGTATGCCCAATCAAGACCATGCAATCTTCAGGACAGGGTTCGTGTTCCAGCCACCAAAGGAATGTCCAGATTGAACTCTGCATTGACCCGCCGGCAATTCCAAAATTTTCTATAGGAACGTTGTAGTGTTTGCCTAACAACCCTAAAAAGTTGTGACTGTTTCGATATTGATCGTTTTGGTGCCAGCAACTGTGTGCGTCAGCATGCTGTTGAACTAGTGCAGGATCCAGCAACTCGTCTCCGTACATCCAGGAGTCACCAAACCCAACAATTTTTTTAAATGTCATCTACAAATTATGTCTACCACTGCCCCTGTTGTGATAACAACTGCAGCCGGTACAGTAGGTTGTGCCGGCGAGGGTGTGTAGCCTGAGCCTCCGTTAGTAACATTTATGGCACTAACTTGACCGCCAGTAATTTCTGCTTCTGCGGTTGCTCCGGCACCTAGCCCAATGATGGTAACCAAGGGCGGTGCTAGATAACCGTTGCCCGAATTGGTCACTGTAATTCCGGTGATTACTCCATTGGCAGCCTGAGCATTGGCAGTGGCCGGCCCTACAATTTCTGCTCCTGAATAACTGTTAAGTGCAAGGCGCAGTAGTGGATGATAACCCAGCACATTGATGTATTCTGTACCTGTTCGATTGTAATATGAAGATATGTTGCTGACATCATACCAGGTGCTTTGATAGGTTTCAGCGGCTTGTGCTTTGATATTGCCAGTGTAATGATTCATGTTTAGTTGAAACGTGGTCAGACTGGCACCAATGGTGGGGATAAAACTTGAATAGCGTTCGGGATTGGGCTGGACATTGCCAACCGGAGGAGGATTTAACGCCCAGTCAGGATAGTTGCCAGCAAACACAGGATTGATGTAGATTTCAGGGCCGTATATGGTAGGTACTGTCACTGTGTGACTGGGCACAAACTCTGGTAGTACACTATCTTGTATGTCCACATCTGCACGGGCTTGGGCCTGTGCATCCACAAATACTGCTTCTGTTAGGTTGCCACTGGTTCTGTCTATGCTGTAACTGGCAGGTTCAGTAGGTAGTTCTGTTGTGTCTGCGGCACTCAGTGTGACTTTGGCACGTCCAAACGGTGCGTTCAATATGACCATCTCTTTTTCCAGCAATTGTACATCGCCTTGTAAGTTGATTAGTCTGAATATCAAATTGCTGCCGGTAATGTTTACAGGCTTTTGATCTTGATTAATGAATTCAAACAAGATCACGTTATCCACGCCCTTGTTGATTGTTAGTTTTTTTGCGTACACTGGTTCCCACCTCCGAACAAATACCTCACCCACGCCTGTGGTGTCTATTAATAAAATTCTCTGGATCTGTTGATAAATGTAGGCTGTGGTTGAGTACATAGTTCCAAATATTTACCTAAAAGTTTACTGTATAAATAAACCGAATGAAACTTATGGGCAGTGACTTATTTCAAAAAATGGCAGACAAATATCCGTTTATAACCCTGTGCATATACGCCAGTAACGAATATGTGGGCATAGTGCAAAATCGTGATGATGCAATTACCACCATCTACGACTTTGGGGCTGTTACAGACCAGGATTCCAAGCGTCAATTTATAGATTTGGCCAACACTTGGTGGTGGGAAAGCAATAGAAGCATTCCTATTAACATATTCCTGCGCGGGGAGTGGGATCCGTTTCGCCCCACCTTGAGAACGTTTGCCAACAAAGATTTGGAAATTCTGCATGGCCCAATATGCAGTTTGAACGACATTGCTCGCAAAAAGAGCAAGCGTAAATCAATTACCCTAGTTAGACGTGTTGATTAAATTCATGTGTAAAGAAACAAGAGCCGCATAAGAAATACTGTGACTCTTCTTAAAAGTATAACCTTGCGAATCATCCCCGTCCCATACTGATGCAAACACCTCTGTCCAGGGGCGTGTTTGTAAATGTGCCTTGCCTGGACGAATAATAGATATAAAAGCAGCCATCCTGGGTATTGAATCTGGTCGCATGTGTGCCAGCAGATCAGTATAGTTGCCCACGTGTACCAGTTGTCGTGCCCACTCTCGATCAGTCCACAGTCGTTCCCAAGGCGGTGCGGCTGCCAACATCGATTCATAGTGTGCAGGATCCTTTATTAAACTGTACACACTCATGTTCAAGAAGTCCAGTTTAAAGTATCCACGCTGTTCGGCAATTTCATAATCCAGAGATGCACAGCCTGCAAAAGGATCACGCGGTATGTTAGTAACATACACTCCTGAGTTGTGCTTTCGCCCATTGCTTTGTCGTGCCGGGGTATGCTGAATTAACTTCAGTATATCTTCACGATTAGCAAAATCTAAATCAATGTCTGCGCTCATTCTTGCACCAATGCTGCCACAATTCTAACTCGTTCCTGGGCTTGTTGAACTGCTTCGAGTGCATCTGACACAGCAGGATGTTCTTTGGCCAGGACCTCAAGCCTTTTTTCTTCTTCCATCTGTCGTCGTGCCCAATCAATTGCCTCTTCAGCCACTCCGTTGAGTCCTACACTGGCATGTGGTGAGTTTAATTCCAACCAGGTCATGCCATCATATACTTCTAGTCGTTGCTGGCTGGTGTTGAAACGCAAGTTACCAACTCCTTGTGAACCGGCCTGGGCAGTCACATAGGTGCTGGCACTGCCGCCTATTACTTGTATATACTTTCCAATGGTGTGAATTGCTTTGATCATGTTACCATCCTGCCTGTTTCAATATTTCTTTGGCATACTCTTGATCTGCTGGATAGTTTGAGAACTTCTTTTGCCAGGCGTCTGAATCAATGTAAGGCCATACCATGGCCACTTGTTCTGTTGTGAGTTCACTCAAAAACTTTTGCCCTGATTCTGAATTATAAATCACCCAAGGACTAATGCGTCCTGCTGTGACAGCATAGCACAATGCATTGGTGTTGCCATAACGCATACAGTCATGTGGGGGATTGTCTGTTTCTTCTGCCCAACGCATACTGTATTCTACTGCTCGTGCTAGAGCATCATCCACTGCTTCCACACGCAGGTATTCAATCAAGTATTCGGTGTACACCTTGTCGCTACACCAGTTGTCAATCTTCTTTTGTGCTTTCAGCAACCAGGCCATAAAACGATCCGGTGCTACCACGCGAGTGTTTACACAATAGTTGCCAAATTTTACAAATGCTCGGTAGTAAGGTGATTCACAAAAATCATCATGTGTTTTGTTCCGGGCCGAACCTTGCATGGTTTCATAGAATCGGATGTAGGCCTGGAAGCCCATGCGTACACCCGCTTCGTCTCGTGAAAGTCGTCTGCGTTTGGGTTCACACATGTGAACGGCTATTGATGTTTCTCTAGCAAATGTTTTCTTGCAATACTCGCACGTGAATGTCATTTCTTTTCATTACCTGCTTGCTTGTTGTAAGCGTCAATTTCTTTTTGTGTTGTTATCTGTGCCATGACATCAATTTCATCATCTTTATAGTCAGGGTACATGGACATTAATGCTCGACGTTTGGCACTGAGTCCTGCTTCTTTTTTACGGGGCGCAATCCACGGATGTCTTGGTGTGCCCAATCCTGGACTTACACTGGTAGCCATGAGCCACTGCAATTTAGGATGTTTGGCTACATCAAAAAAGTGTTTGTTCAGGCGCTCGTTGGTGGCAATTACATAGAATTCTTGCAGTTCTCTTGAGCCCTCCACTGCCGAACCCCAACGTATCATGAGATAGGTTGAAAACTTTTTCTTTTCCTCGGGTGTGAGATCGTCATAGAATGATCTAACCTTGCGGTCAAACATACGCATCTCGTTGGCAATGTTTAGTTTGTCACTCATGTTCTTTGCTCAATTGATAGATCATTATAGCACGTTCTAGTGCATCTTGTAAAGTGGGATTGATTTTTGCAGTACGACGTATTTCACCCCACATCTTGTCTTCCATAATATGGTCATGCAAGGGTCTGCCGTTACCTGTTCTTGAATCGTAATCTATCCGGTGCCCCGAGACAGGATCATACTCATAGCCCACTTCAATTCGGGTACTTGGGTCAGCGCCTGACTCTCGAGCATATACAACACCGTCGGCACGTTCGTAAATGTAAGTGGTATTGGGCTTGAGTGTTCCCATTACCAGGCCTTGTTGTAGTCCACTATCTCGCAGTTGCGACTAACGTCTTTCACAAAATACACACAGTCCGGAGTGGCACTATCGTCTATAGGCACACACAACATTTGACCGTTTTTGAGTTTGGGTGCATACCAGGCCACTTCTTGATACACATCTACTATCTCTATGTTAGGAAAGGAGGGACGGAAACTGCTTAATGGATTGAATTGGAATGCACGGAATCCTCTATCATTGATACTGGTCAATGGTAGCACTTCTAGATCACCCACATCGGGTTCTCCAATGAGTATTTGCCAGTCTACCGGCATTCGTATTCTGTTGGTGCCTATCTGTAGCACCAAGGCAGGTGCATTAAAACTTTCCAAAAAGATTAATGGAATATAATGATAGTCTGGGTTAGCAGGATCTGAATTGTCCAAGATTGCAAATCTCATGTCTTCTACCTGTTCAGGCAAATGATCAAGATCATAAGGAGCGTTGTCGAGTGTTAGTATGCGCATGGTTTTATTTTATACTATTTGTATAGTATTGTCAATGGGTTGTTGCAATATTTCTCTGGCCTCCTGGGCAAATCTTTGTTGCCAACTCAGGTCATCTGTATGAAATCCTGGTGACTGTTTAAACTTAGGGTAGGTGGCCAAATTGGTTGCACACATTCTATGAAAGAATTCTTTCAATATATTGTTAACATCAGGATCTGATGGGTACGGCAAATGATGAAGGTTATTAAAAAGTCCGTTTAGCGTATATGCATAGGGTATACCTTGACTCTCGCAAGTGAGAAATAACCCTCTTGCTATTACACATGATTTAAATCGATTCATTTGATCATCAGACAGTGCAACATAATAATCTACCGCTAGTTTTTGATCAGATGTTAAACTTGTGTGCCCGTTGCTTAACCATTTTCTTTTAAAGTTTTTTTGTTGCTCAACAGTTGCTTCAAACTCAATTCTATTGGGTTCAGTGAATCCTAACACCACTGCATCAGGGTTGAGTTTTAATCCTTCAAAAAACTGCCAGGCTATCATGCCATTGGTTGAACCTGGTTGAGAAAGCATGATTATTTCATATTCAGGCAACATTTCACTCCAATGTTGACCAGGAAAATTTGTGTCAGGGTGCATGAAACTGTCACCTACTACTAGCAACTTCTTCATGCTATCTTCATCCACTCTAGTTTTTCTTGAGTGAAAGGGTAGTTGGCCTCGCGATAAAAAGTTTTGCGTTTGGTCAGGTGTCGCTTGGCAAACTTGCAGGTGGAAGTAATGTCCCAAATTTGCACGTGATCTTTGTCTTCTGCTTTTCGAATTCCGCGCCCGATGCTTTGGATAACTCTAACAAAACTTTTGCCAGGTTCAATGAGAACCAAATTAAAAATTCGCGGAATGTTAATTCCAACAGCGGCCACACCATACGTGGCCACGATAATTTTGTCTGTTGACTCTGCAACTTCGTCGTATTCATCTTGACGGTCCTTTGCTTTGGTCGCTCCGGATACAAACACAGCACGATCACCCAGGCGCTCTACTAAGGCATGCCCTGCGGCTACCCTGTCCACAAGCACCAAGGTGTTGCCTGTTTCGTTTACCCGACGTATAAGGTCGGCCATGGTGTCCAATCGCCCCGACTCTTCCAGCAGGTATTTAAGTTCACTTTGATACTCTTTATACTCCACGTGATCAACCAGTTGCACAATGTTCACGTGGCATTGAGCCAGTACACCTTGTTGCTGTAACTCATTAGCACTCAAGCGTCCAATAACAGGTCCAAGACTAACCAACAACGATTGGCTTTCAAACTTCTCTTTGGGAATAGTTCCGGTCAACCCCCACCGAATTGGCACTCTAGCCATCACACCAGTTAGCAAAGTTTTGAGTGCATCTGCTTTGGCCATGTGTACTTCGTCTACAATAACACATACCACACCTTCCAAAAACTCGCCAATGGTCACTTTGCCTGTGCCTGCCTTGGTGTTCTTTAACAGCACATTCAAACTTTGCCAGGTACAAATGGTATGTGTGCGTCCGTATTCTTTTCTATCGCCAAAGAACACACCCACATCTTGCTCCATGTTGATGTAGTCTTTTTCTGTTTGCGTCACTAGACTCTTGTTGGGCACAATAACGATACTGCGGCCATATGGTGTGACAGCATTGGACAAGGCCGCTGTCATGATTGTTTTGCCTGCTCCTGTGGCCACTTCTTGCAGGCATTGCGGATTGGCCAGAAAGTTGTTCACAATCTCAACTTGATAGTCTCTCATGATGATGGGTTCACCCACAGCAGGGTGACCTTTAGGCCACATGATGTGTGCAAACGAATCCTCACGCACCTGTTGAAACTCAAATGAGGTAGAGTACTCTCTTTGATCATCTATCTCAATGTCGTAATCAAACTTTTCAAGGATGGGAACAATCTCAGGCAGCAAGTTTGTGTATGTACTGCCGCCAAGTTGGAAGTATGCAACCTTACCATCCCAGCGTCCCAGTCGCACTGCTGGCATGTAACGTGCGGCCGGGTTTTCGTATTTGAAAGCCGTGACCAAGGCCTTGCGAACATCTAGATCTAGTCCTTCTAGTCGGATGTTTACTTCATCACGGATTTGTATGGTGCATCGTTTCATCTATATAAACTCTGGTAATATATTGTCTTTGTTGTATGTCTTTAAGCAGTTGTTCTCTTGTGGTAGTTTCTATTAACTGAGCAACAGGAAAGACTAGCGGCTGTAATTTAACATGGTTAAAATCTGTCAATCCGCGACTGCTAAAAAAATCATAATGTTCTTGATAGTAAGTTTGCATGTTTTTTAATATTTTGTCTATTCGTTCGGGTGATAATTCGTACATCCTCACTACAAAATCTGGACTATAATGATGGAATGGTTGAAATGCATCATCGCCAATGTATTCGTCGTTATCCATTGAAAGATCCAATAATGTCTTGCCAACCTCTGTGTAATTTATACACACACTGCCAAAAGGCGGAGACAACTCTCCATATTGCATCATGAGATGTTCGGGTAACACAACATCTTTGGGTACACCATACCAGGTGCATACAAATCTGTTGAGAATTGATTTTGAGCAAGTTTCACAACGGTGAACTGCCAAATTCAATTCTGCCAGTGCCTTTTTTACAGGGTTTGGGGCTCTTAGCCACCAAATAGTTTTTTGTTGATTTAATAACCCATGATATCGTTCAAAAATATTGTGCAGATAGTTTAAACAGTCTTGATCATATACATTGGTAAACTCACGCTCGATAATTGGTTGGTAACCATTGATTGTGGCAATACAATCTTGAATCATTTTTTCTGCACGAGAAATTTCCTGTTCTTGAGAATCGAAGCCGTAAAATCTGTCAGGGTGATCTATAGGATATGGGTGTCGCAAGTCCATACGCTCAAGCCAAAGATCGGCCATTGGCGTGTTGTGTATTTTGAAATCAAGTGTATAGTCCTTGTTTAACTCAATATGTAGATATTGTTGTGACATAGATACAGTATATACTTATTGCAAACAAAAGTCAAAAAAACAGGTACCTTTTTAAAGGGTACCTGTTGTAAAAGGATCGCCGGGCTAGTAAGAGTTAGCGATCCTGATCTGGAGTATCACGCACTAAACCTTTCGTACAATGTATCCTTCAATCTTGTAATAGTCTGCTTCTTCTGTGTCGTTTGTTGTGAACAACAAAAAGTCACCATCATAAATTTCGTACATCAGTAGGTTTCCTTTATAACATCAAATTGATCACTGGGCCATTTGGTCTTGAACTCTTCACTCTTGACATAGTCGTTGTATCCTTTGGCATCAAAAAATGTCTTGCGAAAAACAGTCTGGAATTGACCTTTGGGAGTCACTGTTAGGTAAACCGATTTTGCTTTGCCTGCCATATCAATCCTTAAAAAATTATTAATTGGGGAGGGTCACGGTTGCAGGATCTAGTGTCTTATTACTAAGAGAAGTGTCCAGGCGGTGTGACCCTCAAACTCTTTTAGGCACTCTTCATACAAGTTGTCTCTGCTAGACGTTTCCAATTCAGCATCGACATCTTGCGCAGGTCTGCAATCTTCAGTGCCATGCGCAAACTCAACTCGCGTAAACGATCTTTGTTGGCATGCATAAAATCGATGATGTCGTCTTGTGTGGCGTCATCAAAGTCATAGTCTGAAAACAGCACACCATCTTTGGCAATCTGTTTGATGCGCAACAATTTGTCACGCTGTGAGTCCAAGGTCAGATCCAGATAATGACAACGGCTTTGCAAAGCATCCAAGTGATCACGCAATTTTTGCGATTTCATTTGATCAAACTTCAAGTTAGTAATGAAAATAACACTACCTTTGAACTCGAACCGATCTGGGATCCCTTCACGGCGCAAGGCACTGCTCTCACTCAACCATGAAATAGTACGTTTCTTGCCGGAGTCCAAGGCACCCTTTAACAAGTTAAGAGCCACGTCATCTAGCAAAATGCTGTCACAGTCGTCAAACACCAACACGCAATTGGCGTCGGAGTATTTGTAAAGTGTTTGGAACAGACCAATGGGTGTGGCACTACCTTTGACAACTTCTGCACGAAGTTTCTTGCCTGAGATCTTGTCAAACAAGCAGGCCTTTTCGATTTCTTGCTCAACACCAAAACTCTTGCCAACCCCAGGGGGGCCGCTCACAATCATAGCACGGATGTCGCCGGCTGTGGCGGCCTTGGTCATCTCTGTAAGAATGTCAAAACGCTCGCGGATACGAGTCATTGCATCCTCATCAGATTCAACAACAGGAGCGGGCTTTTCAAAGTGTACAGTATTGGATTGTGTCATGCCGTTAGTATACTCTATTTCTGATATGTTGTCAACGCTGATACGAATCGTTTCAGGGCAGTTTGGGAAGGTGCCATTATTTTTCACAGTAACATAGTTACCTTTGGCGCCAGTTTGGAAACCGCTGACAAGAACAAATTCTTGATTACGGACGGGTTTGTTACGGTATGTACCGTTTACTACTCGAATTGCACTCATGGTTACTAGCCCTTTTGTGTGTTACTAAGTCTATATTATAGCCGATTTTGAATTATTGGTCAACTACGCTAAAAGTATTACTTTTTAACGATTTCATTGACTTTTTGGGTGTATTCCAAGCGGCTCAGCACCAATTGGTACATGCAATATACCAAAAGTGTAATACTTCCTACTGACAGAATTTTAGAGATTTCATCAGCAGTTAAACCTGTTAACAAAAGTTGTACACCAACTGATACGGTACAAATCACAGCAAGAATTCCTGCTGTTTGAAATGCGGCTCGGAGTTTGATATTCATTTTAGGTTCCTTTTTTGTTTGTATGCAACGATTATAGCAAATTGTAAATTCCTGGTCAACTGCCAAAGAAAAACCCTGCACAGGGCAGGGTTGTTACAAAAGTAGTACTTTTCGCTAGTAATACTCTGGATTTAAAATCAAGGTGTAGGTAGAGAATCGTTGTACCATTGTATCTGGACTGGAAATTCCAATAGTTCGTCCGGTTCAACCAACATGGGTCCCCATGGGTCATCAGCAAAATTAAATCTATCCAGGAGAGGTACATCATTCCAAGTGGGTTGTGCGGTTGGTAGTATCTGATTAAACTCAGTTGAGGTCCCGGGCATGAGTTGATAGGTCACCGGGTCAGTTGGAGGAGTTATTTCTTGCCTGCTGATACCATAGTTTGATGACATAGTCTTAAAAATAGCATCACCACCTGTCACAGTGAATGTAACATCTTTAGCAGTTGTCATCCCACTTATCAATGGTACAGGAGTGTCTTGTATGTCCAAATCAAATGTAGCGTAAGAATATGGAACATCTGGTGTGTCGTAATCAGGAATAGAATCGTTAGTGTTTGCCAATGGTCCTGACCATTTTTGTACGCCATTGAAAGCAATAGTTACGTTTGCTGACACTTGATCATCAGCAACTATTAAAAATCCAACTTTAACTTGTTTTGTACCCATATTAGTATCTCCTTTTGATGTATTTAGCCTAATGCCAATGATTTTTTATTACAGAATCTTGCACTTGATCAGGTTTGGGTTGCCCATGAAAAATTAGCAGGCTAGTTTCCGAGCCAAATTGTGTGCCTGCTCCAGGGATTAGATACTTGCGTGTGTACGGGTCCATACCCCCATCTAGTGTTTGCCAGCGCCAACTTAGCGCCGACTTTTCTGGAAAAAAACGTCTTTGGGTGGGTGTTAACACCGCACTCAAGTAATCCTGATCACCGTGATATTTGCTACACATTTTAGGTATATTTTGTTTGCTAAACTCTGTCCAGATATCTGCAAACTTTTCAGTGTGCCAATACATCACACTGCTATTGATACCCTGGAATCTGGGTCTCCAAAGTGTCTTGAAATCTCTAATGGTCCAAAGGCGATCTGAACTGAGTTTGGTTATCCAATCTAAACTGTTTACTACAACTGTGTCAAGATCTAGATATAACAACTGCCCCGAATAGTGTGCAGGATTAAACAACTGCATTTTGTACCACCAAGATTTTTTACTTCCACGTATGCCTGGCCATTCTGTCAACACATGTTTGATCATGTGCGCAGGCACATCGCGATCATGTTCAGTGTATACATGCATGCGAATTTTTCTAGACAAATTGCGACTCAACATACTGTAAAGAGTGTCTACATATTGCCAACTATAGACATCGCCGTGTATTACGCAGGCACAATCCACAGGTGCATTAGGGTCTGCTTCGGTCACAACAGGCTCTTGGTACTTGGCCGCACGATGTGCTTCTCTAGCCTCACGGTGCTCTTGTTTCAGTTGCTCGCGAGTTTTCATTCAACCACCGGAGCATGGGTCCAATATTGTGGGTAATTCTTCAGTACGTTTTGTACAGATTCAGGGTATGCAGTATCAATGGTGTGTGTGGTACATTTGTGATTGATTGCAGAAATAGTGTCCAGGCGTTTGAATGCTTCAAGTATTTGTTCAGGGTCTCTGTGTTGGCTTTCGATACAACTTCGTGCTTTGTTTTTTACCAGTTCGTCTGTACCAATCCAGGTCCAATGCCAACCCACTGCTTCTTTAAATCCTACACAATGACTACGATCTTTTCGTTTGGTGCTGTTGCCTTTGTATAATTCGTGTGGGGTCACAAACATGTGTTTACGAGCCGCCACACTGCCTTTCCAGTTACGTTCGGCCTTTTGGTCAAACCGGTACATGTACATTTCAAATCCACAAGTGACTGCACAATCGTTAGCATTCATCAAGTCGACAATGGCTGACCATTTGGTAGGATCTATGATCTCATCAAGGTCACCATGTATCACAATGTCGTCGGCGCTGTATTGATCAATGGCCGGTTGTAGACCCTGGCGCATCATGGTTTCGCAAATTAAATTGGTTTGATCTTCATTTAGTTCTAATGTGACCACTTGGATACGATCTGGATATTTTTCTTGGTACTGTTGCAAATTGTTGGTCAAGTTATAGGGCTTGGGTATGCCACTGAATGTTCTACTGGCTTCCAGCACTATCCAGCGGTCAACATAGTGATCGGTGATTGCTAGGTGTATGTCCAGCATGTCGAATTCGTCATTGAATAAAAAAGTATCTATGACCATTAAAATTGAAATATAATTTGATATTCGTCGTAAATGGGCAGATGATTCTTTGCTTCAAGATATTCCACAACAGCGCGACCTTTGCCTGTGCGGCGATTGTTAGCATACCAACGACTGTTGTCATCTATAGCCACTACGCAACCTGGCTTCAGGTGCGGCTCGATTACCAGAAACTCTTTCAGGTGATGATTGGCACTATCTGTGTCGTCATCCCATTTGACATCCCAGGAATCTAGATAGTACAAGTCAACTTGATTCAAGTCAGTCAACGATTCAAGCCAGGTCACACTGTCACTGCAAGCCACACTAAATCGATCACTAACAATGTGTCCACGTGCAGCCGCCACTGCTTCTGGATCAATGTCTACACTACGCATCTGTCCCTCATGCCAGTCCACAAACTCTGTAAACAGCGCGGCACTTTGCCCGTCTTTCCAGTTGCCAGGTGTGCGCAAGGTGCCAGTTTCAATGATAGAAAAGTTTTCTCTGCGTTGATTCAGCAACAAACGAAACATGATGTCGAAACCAATGGCACGTTTGTAAATGCCTTCGACTAACAGTCGTTTCGCTCCACTGACTTCGGGGCTTAATAATTCGTAGTATGTGCTACGATAATGTTCTAACCAGGATTTGTTCATATGGTATTTAAATCAGTTTGCTCAGGGTCATTTGGTTTTGTTATCAGCCAACAACGTCCTGCTCTACGTACCTTTATACCCAGTGGGCCAAAGAAGTCCCAAACTGCCTGTTGTACTCCCGGGTAACCTTTGGTATAATCATCACCGCCAAACATGGCACCTGGTCGCATTTTTGGCCACCATGCTCGAAGATCCTTGGTCACTGCTTCATAACTGTGTCCTGCGTCTACATAACAAAAGTCCACAGAATCATCATCAAACTTTTTGGCCGCATTCCAACTCATCATATTCAGCATGGTAATGTGTTTGATCACTGGCTTTACATTTTGTCTAAATATTTTTTTAAGATCCTGCACAGTATCAGGGTCATATGCTATATCGGCCTCACCTTTCCAACTGTCCACACAATAAAATTTACCTAGTTTTTGTCGATTAAGCAATTCAACCACACAATAGGCCGCACTGCGCCCGGTCCAGGATCCCAGTTCAACCCAGGTGCCTGATTCAGGAAACTGATCTAATACTATGTCAAGCATCACTGTGTTTTTGTGGCTCATAAAGCCGGCAACGTCTTGATAGAAGTGTTCCATTTTGTATTTATCGTAATATGCGCATATAAATATTCATATGAAAATTGTTATATTAACCGGTGGATTTGATCCACTACATTCTGGACACATCTCTTTGCTCAATCATGCCGATCACCTAGGTGATCACGTGGTTGTGGGTCTAAACTCAGATGAGTGGCTCACACGCAAAAAAGGCCGACCGTTTATGTCATGGCGTGAAAGAATGACCATACTGGACAATCTACACATGGTTGACGAAGTGATTGCATTTGATGACGGCGACGATACTGCTTGTGATGCTATTCGTCAGACACGAGCCAAGTACCCCGATGATGAGATTGTGTTTGCCAATGGCGGCGATCGCACATCGGACAACATTCCCGAAATGGTGTTTAATGATGTGGAATTTGTGTTTGGTGTTGGTGGCAACAACAAAGCCAACTCCAGTAGTTGGATTCTTGAAAACTGGAAGAAACCTCGAACTGACCGTGCCTGGGGCTACTATCGTGTGCTACACGAAGTAGGCAATCATACCAAACTCAAAGAACTAACGGTTGCACCCAAAACATGCCTAAGCATGCAACGTCACGAAAAACGTGCTGAATTCTGGTTTGTGGCCGAAGGAGAAGCCACTGTATACACTGTAGACCCACATTCGACTGATCGAGATCTATTGGCCAGTCCAGCACAACATCAAAGTACCTGGATAAAACTCAACGAGTGGCATCAACTGTGCAACGAAACCGATCATCCACTCAGACTGATTGAGATACAGTACGGCGAGGACTGTGTGGAAGAGGACATAGAACGTCGATGACACCAATTCCGATCTTTGTTGGGTATGATCCAAGAGAAGCAGTGGCATATCATACCTGTGCCAACTCAATCATACGGCATGCTTCAAAACCTGTTGCTATCATTCCATTGGCCTTGAACTTGTTTGAAGACTACACAGAGACACACACCGACGGGTCAAATCAGTTTATCTACAGTAGATTTCTTGTGCCGCACTTGATGCAATTTACAGGTTGGGCCATCTTTATAGACGGTGACATGATTGTGCGTGACGATGTTGCAAAACTTTGGGAATTAAGAGAACTAGACAAAGATGTAATGGTTGTTAAACATGATTATCAAACTCGAATGACAGAAAAATATTTAGGATCACCAAATGAAAATTATCCTCGAAAAAATTGGTCCAGTGTTATTTTATGGAATTGTAATAGTTTTCCCAATCGCAAACTAGTGCCACAGTATGTACAAAAAGCAACAGGTGCAGAACTACATCGATTTACATGGTTAGAAGATGACCGCATTGGCGAGTTGCCAAAAGAATGGAACTGGTTACCAGACGAGTATGGACCAAATTCCAACGCTAAGTTATTGCATTATACTCTAGGAACTCCCTGCTTTCATGAGTTTGCTACAACGCCACAGAGCGAAGAATGGCATCGCGAGCACATGTTGGCCGACTACTGTTTACAACGAACATGATATCAAACGGATATAAAAAAATGCTACAACGAGAACACCGTCGAGCATCGTTTGGAAAACGTGCCAAGATGCCACGATACTTGTTTGATTTTATCATAGATCAAAATCCACAAACCATTTTAGATTTTGGTTGCGGCAAAGGCAATCTAATACAAACATTAAAAGTGCAGTTTCCAGACAAAACTATAACTGGATATGATCCTGCAAACGCTGAGTTTGATTACTCTATTGATGATAAAGTTTACGATTTAATTTATTCGTCAGATGCATTGGAACATGTAGAGCCAGAATTTATTGATCAAACTTTGGCATATCTATCAACTAAAAGCAAATACATCTATCATTTGATTGCATTGAGTCCTGCTAAGTTGATTTTGGCCGATGGAAGAAACGCACATTTGATACAAGAAACCCCTGAGTGGTGGAAACAAAAGTTTATAGATCATGGCTATACTATTCTTAAAGACGAATATTTTGATGTTATTAAAAACAAGCCAACAATGACAGCACCTATGATAGTTAAAAAATATATCATAATGGCCAAAAAATGACAAATACATTATGACAAATCAAAATTGGTTATTTCTGAGCAAAAACAATCAAGATGAATACATCAACATGTTGGCTCAAAGTGCTGGCGCCGACCCCACTGACAGTGACTATTTTGACTTTCATTATGATGTTGAAGTGGATCAGAAAAAATTAGTGCTACGCGGTATTCTCAAACACAAAATCATGCACCGGTGCTGGGAAGGCAATCATGACTTTTGGTATGTAGATTCGGGCTATGCAGGCAACAATGCAACTGCTACCAATCCTCGTGGTATCAAAGTCTATCACAGAATAGTAAAAAATGATTTACAGCACAAAGAGATTCAACCACGTCCTGCAGATCGATGGTCTAAGTTAGGAATCACATTGCAACCAAGACGTCATGGACGAAAAATCATAGTAGCGGCACCTGACGAAAAACCTTGTAGATTTTACGGAATTGATCAACAACAATGGGTCAAAGATACTGTGGCAAAAATAAAACAACTCACAGACCGCCCAGTGGAAGTTCGACAACGTGCGCACAAACGTATAGATAGAGTCGCTACTGCACCATTGAGTCAGGCACTGGCCAATGACGTACATGCCTTGGTCACATTCAACAGTGTGGCCGCAGTGGAAAGTATATTTGCAGGGGTGCCTGCATTTGTACTAGCACCAACACATGTGGCAGCACCAGTGGCCAACACTACATTGGATAGTATTGAAGATCCTGTTTGGGCCGATCAAGATCTAATAGATGCTTGGTGTCACAGTATGGCCTACGGACAGTATCATGTGAAAGAACTGAGAAATGGCACAGCATTTAGGATGATGCAAGAATGAAAATTGTAAGTTACCTGGCTACCTTGCCCAAAAAGGATCAATACACCGCAGAGTCTTTGCAAAAGGCACAAGACAAGAGCAACACCTTGAGATATTTTATACAAGGAGCAAACGCCTGTGATGATGATGGAATCATATCTGATGATCCAGTGTACGAGCCCAGTGATGTGGCTGTCATACTGGGATGGGTACACGAACATGGAAAGACTGCCGCTCATTTACAATTGAGACAAAACATTGTGGATGGACAACAGGCCAATGGCGGCAGAACTGTGATTGCTGATTCAAATTTATTCTTGTACAGAAACACTGACAATCCTGGTTACTGGTTGCGATATAGTTATGATGGTGTGTTTCCCAACACTGGAGAATACTGTGATAAGTCACCTGATCCTGAACGCTGGCAGACTATACAGGCACAGACAGGAGTACAGTTGGAACCTTGGCGCACACAAGGCGATCACATATTGTTATGCCTCCAGCGTGATGGCGGGTGGAGCATGGCCGGATGGGACGTGATTGATTGGGCAATAAAAACCATTGCAGAGATAAGAAAATATACTGATCGTCCTATTAGAATACGTCCACACCCTGGAGATAAAAGGGCTGTGAAATATTGCGAGCGTTTGCTTAAACTGTGTATTGGACGTAGATTGCTAAATGTACATCTTAGCCCAGCAGGCAGTACACTTATGCACGATTTTAAAAATTGTTGGGCGGTGGTCAATCACAACTCTAGTCCTGCTGTGGCTGCTGCCATAGAAGGCATACCGGTGTTTGTAACAGATCCTGAGCGTAGTCAGGCAAGGGATATAGCAGGCTCTGGTCTTAATAGGATTGAAAAACCACATACTCCTGATCGACTGGCATGGATACAACGCATCTCACAGTTTCACTGGAGTCATGATGAGTTACGATCTGGTGCCGCCTGGGCACACATGAAAAAATGGGCAAAGAGATGATACAAGTTATTACAAGTTTTAATCAAACATATTATGATCTAATTGGCAAGGACAGCGTGTCTAGTTTTATCAAATACTGGCCCGAAGAATTGACATTAACCTGCTATGTAGAGGGCTTTAGATTGCCCAAGCACGACCGCATTGAGCAAATAGATTTTTCCAAGTTGGATCCTGACTATGAAAAATTTCAATTGGAACCTGATCTAAATCAAAGTCAAAAGAAGTTTGCCAAAAAAGCCTACAGTTTCATGCATGCTATTGCCCAACCGCAAGCAGATTGGATTTTTTGGATGGATGCCGACGTTGTTACCATCAAAGACTTGCCAATAGAAATGTTAGAAAATATATTGAAATCTGGTTGTTTGTCCATGTACATGGGAGTGACTTATACTTCTGACAAAGCAGGAAATGCTGGCAACTGGTTGGTACCCGAAACTGGCATCTTTGCTGTAAATACTCGCCACTGGCAATTTAAAACATTCAGAACAGAATATATTAGAAGGTATCACGAAAGAGACCACGCTGACTTGCGTAGATTTTATGACAATGATGTTTTTGGTGCCGCACTTGGAGTGGTCAAACAATGTCGGGTGAATGACCTTTGCCATGGATTCGCTAAATCTTACAAAACACCACTACCACACACAGTAATGGGCGAGCACTTGATACACTACAAGGCCAAACATTCCAAAGCAGAATATGGTCAAGAGATTGCGGAAGATGACCAGTAACTTTCTGTTCTAGGGCGTATTAAATCTTTGTCATTGCTACGCCCTGTGTCTTTGCGCTTGCCTTTGAGATGATCTAAGTAAGCACCCCAGGCAGTGTTGATCAATGGGTGCCCTTCGCCTTTGATTAGTCCGGCTGACCAGTTTAGTTGGCGCCATGCAGGATTAGAGGCTTGTACTTCTTTTCTAGTTTCGTCAAACACCCAACAATCATTCCATTCGCTCATGGTCATTAATCTACCAGAATCATATGCCAGTTGAAATTCTTTTAACCATGTTCGAGTTATAGGATCCTGCAAGTTCATACCATACAAACCACATTCGGTGAATTTCTTTTCACGACCCAGGTAAGCCAGTCCTGTGCCCGCAGGTATTTGACTATCTATAAATGCTGTGGTAACAGGTGTATGACACACCATGTCAGCATCCATCCAGAACAGCACATCTGCTGAACAGTTGGCAGCACAGTGAGCAACTGAATATGCTTTGTGACTAAAACGTATAGCGTCCCAACGAAAACCTATGCCGGGTGCTTTGCCTTTACGGTCTGCTGGTCCGGTGGCAACCAGGCCACGTGCTCTGGGATCACTGCCCCAGCGTTGTTTGAATGCCACAATTTCAGGACTCACAGCGTGTAAATCTCTTACGTGTAGATTAGGTGCACTCTGTGTGATAGAGCAATCTTCTGTGTAAACGTACAGGTCAACTTCCGATGGCCAGTTTTGTAAAAATGTATCAATCATGCGACTGGCATATTTTTGATATCCTGCGGCATGGAATGTTGTTAGTACTGCGTATTTCATATTGTTTGATAGATCCCGTTTTCTTTATTGTTCCAATACTGATGGTCGGCAATTTGTTGTTTCATAATAGCAGTATCTATCTCATCAAGTGTTTGATTTCTAGGAACATCTAAATCCAGATTGACTTGGTCTGGATGGAACCAAAACGCATTCACGGCTCTGGTGTCAAATGTAAAAAATTCATAACCATATTGTGACCACAAATCTTTGTACTTCGATAACGAACAGCCATAATGAAATTTTCTATTGTACGTGACTTTTTTTATTGTGTTTTCAACATAAGGAAAACTAGCCCAATCGTTACCAAAGTGCTTGTTAATTTCGCAACATACCACAGCCGGGCGGAATCCTGATTGCAATAGAGTTGATGCTACTTCATAATCAAAACTGTCGATGTCAAGACTAAAAAAGTCCGGTTGCCAATATTGTTCTGGAATGTACTGTGCCACATCTCCGGGGGAAATCATTTGTTGTACTTTGATCAATTGATCCGGCCATCTCTCAGTCACAGAAGGATCCCAGTCCCATCCGTCTATACCAACACCGCAATAGCCTTGATGTAGCAAGTCCAGAGTCATGTTCTGTGTTCCATCTCCAAACCCAATCTCCACAAAAGTTTTTTTTGAGTCTACAATCCCTGCCAACATGTATTCAATAATTCCGGTCTCATCATTTTGACTAAAACCTTGTCGTTCATAGGGTAAATGCTTCATAATGGTACCCATATCGTATTACTCTTGCTCTTGACCGGTGCTGCCTCATATGGGCCACACAAATCATTAAGCCACTGTCTGTGTTGATCTTGTTGACCGTTATCCTCAATCAACAACCAAGGTCTATTGCGTTGTATAGTATCGCGACTGCCGTCTAACACTGCATTTTCAAAACCTTCAACATCAATCTTGACCCAGTCAACCGATTCAAAATTGAATCGATCCAGGGTGGTTAATTCTCCAGTGTGTTTTTCAAACTCTGGGTTGGGCACAAACTCTGCCACTTGTTTGGTATGTCCACACTTGAGAGTTTGTAATTCAAATGTTGCTGTTTGATCTCGGTCACTGAGACCCAAGTTATAGAGTTCTACATTAGAATAATTTTCTAGATTTTTTTGCAAGACTTCAAAGTTTTTTAGCACTGGTTCGAAACATATCACATGTTCAAACTGTTCAGCACTGGGTCTAGCAAATATACCAATGTTGGCACCAATATCAATCATCACACGCTTGCGAGGAATATTGTTGTACACATACCAACGATAACGATTTTGATAATGTACATCTACCACCTCCTGCAGTCGTTCACTAAAAAATCCATTTGGTGGCTCTGGAGAATACCACAGTGAGTTTATTTTATACATATATAACTATTTAATCAAATGAAAATCAGTCTATTCAATAACTTTGGTGCACTAAACTCTGTGCCTGTATTTGCAGCCTTTGAACAAGGGTTACATGCCCTGGGCATTCAATCTAACAGTCACGATCTGGGCGCAGATGTAGCGGTGATATGGAGTCATCTTTGGTCTGGGCGCATGCGACACAATCAGGACGTTTGGAAAACATTTAGAGACTCTGGTCGTGACGTGATTGTGTTAGAAGTAGGAATGTTAAAGCGGGGTTGTACATGGAAAATGGGTCTCAACGGTGTGAATCGTCGTGCATGGTTTGGCTCAGGCAGTCAAGATAACAGAGCACAAAGGTTAGGCATAAGTCTACGACCCTGGCGATCTGGCGAAAACATTGTGATTGCTGTGCAACGCGGTGACAGCGAGCAATGGTCTGGACTGCCTGAGCCAAAAGCCTGGATTAAACAAACTGTTGAAAAAATTAAATCCATTACCAACAGGCCTATTGTTGTGCGACCGCACCCTAGACAACGTATCAGCGGCATAGAAGGCGTTACTGTACGCCAACCTCGTCCACTAGCCAACACATACGACACATTTGATTTTGATATCGATCTAGCCAATGCCTGGTGTGTGATCAATGAAAACTCTGGTCCGGGTTGTCAAAGCATTATAGCAGGTGTGCCGGCATTTGTTGGGGCGGATAGCCTAGCCGCACCAGTGGCCAATTTAAATCTGTTGGACATAGAAAAGCCGTGGATGCCAGATCGCACGGCTTGGTTGGAAGATATCGCCCATACAGAGTGGACTGTGGAAGAGATTTCTTTGGGCTATCCTCTACAAAGATTACTACCTAGGTTGCAGTCTCACTAGATCAGCATCCACCATGTTACGGATCATGGTGTCAAAGTCTGTACGTGGTTTCCAACCCAACTGTTCTCTAGCACGAGCACTATCACCACGCAGACTGTAAAGTTCTGCTGGACGTTTAAATCGCGGATCACTTTTTACTAGATGTTTCCAGTCATGAATTCCTGCATGTTCAAATGCCACACGACACAAGTCACCAATGGTGTGCTGTTGCCCAGTAGCAATCACATAGTCGCTGGCTTTTTCTTGTTGTAGCATCAACCACATGGCTTCCACAAAGTCACCGGCGAATCCCCAATCTCTAGCACTGTCTAGATTGCCCAGGGTGACATCATCTGCCAAACCTAATTTAATACGTGCCACTGCATCTGTGATCTTGCGTGTGACAAATTCACGACCACGCAAGGGAGATTCATGATTGAACAAGATGCCAGAACAAGCATACAAACTGTAACTCTCACGGAAGTTTATGGTCATCCAATGTGAGTACAACTTGCTCACTCCATATGGTGATCGAGGACGGAATGGCGTTGTTTCACCTTGCAGTCCTGGTTCCGTGGCATTGCCAAACATCTCTGATGTGGATGCTTGGTAGAATCGAGCATTGGGATTGTGTTGGCGAATCGAGTTGAGCAAATTCAATGTTCCCATGCAATTAACTTCTGTGGTGAGTTTATTTAATTCCCAACTGATGCCCACAAAACTTTGGGCTGCCAAGTTATACACCTCCTGCGGCTTGACGCTTTGCATGAGATGATTCATGTTGTTCTCATCAGTGATGTCACCGGTGATGAGTTCAATGTCGTTTTCAATGCCCAGCCATTTGATATTTTCCAGGTTGGGATTTGAATAGCGTTTGACTAGCCCATAAACATGGTAGCCTTTTTCTACTAGGTATTTGGCAAGATACGGGCCATCTTGGCCGGTCATGCCTGTAACAAATGCGGTCTTTTTCATACTGTTATGTATCACTCACAACGGGTCACACCTGAATATCTTCCATGCCAGCAGTGCGTAATCTAACAACATGCCCCATTTGCCATTGTTTAGTATCTAGTCCTTTAAGGATACCTAACCAGCGGTTACGTAAGTACGCCACTTCATTGATCAAGGTTTCATAGTCAATTACCTCGTCCTCACCGTCCGTGTACTTTTCAGCGTCTCTTGAAGTCAAGGCACGAGCATAGTTTTCCATGTACTTTTGGAAATGCTTTCTACGTATCTTTCGCAGTTGTATGTTGAGATAGTTTAGTACTGCTTCAATTTCTTGCAGTTGATTAAAACGGTGCTCAGTGATGCCGGGCAGGGCAGTGATATTCTTTTCTACTATGCCCGAGATTTTGCAGTCCTTTTTGGCATCGTCAAGTTCACGCTCGTAGTGGCTGATAAAATCAGGCACGGCACCAAGACTGGCTACTACACGACTATACCACATGATTTTTATCTACTGTTATTTTTTCCAACCAAGGAAAAATATCTCCCCAATTGGATGTTCTTCTAGTGTCATTTGTATTTAGATAATTGATCAAAATGTTTTGTCTATCTGTATCTTTTTTACAAAATTGTTTAAGTTTGGCCACAATGCCATTGAAACTTTCTAGTGTTGTTTTGTCATCCCATGTGTCTCTGGGCAATAAATCGTACACTGTATTCAAGTATGACTCAAATTGAGAATACTCAAATATAGCAGGATCAAAAACGCTTTTATTATTTGGTAACACTAGATGCATGTACCAAAATATTTTTTGTTGCGTACACCATTGATTATACTTTATTGCCAATTCTGGCATTGTGGGAATAGACAAAGATGTAATTGTTGACAACAGTCCAATTCGAAAAGCGCCCAAAGAAATCATAAGATCCATATTACGATCAAAAGTGTCCAAATCAAGTCCGTGTCTGATATATTCCTGAGACTCTCCCCAGCAGTCAACGCTGACCTGGATGTCAATGCGTTTTAGTTTATTTTGATTTTTTAGCGTACACAATTTCTTTAATATGGGTTCAATCAGTGCAGTTGGTAAACTAAGATTGGTAACCAAGTTGAACTCAAGATCCGGGCAAGGATTGTCATCAAAGTATTCAATCAATCTGTGCAGATCCTTTTGCACAAACGGCTCGCCCCCAAGAATTTGCAATCTCTTCAGTGATTTACTGTGTTGATTGAACCAGTTCCAAAATTTAGGAGCCAGATCTTTATAAAGATTATCGCTGTATTCAAAGTTTAGTTCTGGTAGTATTGCACCACCAAACTTTTTATTTTCTGTTTGTATAGAAGAACTAAACTTTGGACTACAATAGACACAGGCTAGATTACAAGTATTAGAAAAAAATACTTCTAATACCACTGGTGCTACTTTGGTTAGTGTGCTATCAGAATCTAGTTCAGGAGGATACACATCCGGAATTTGATTTTGAAATTGGCGATCACTGGTACTCCCAGAATCTTCAATGTCGCGACAGTATTCGCATCCGTTGCCAGGCCACAAATTTTGTAGCATACTACTTCTATCTTGAATTTTGATAGGAGTATTATGAAAGTCAGCAAAATTGTCGGGTATGTCTGATACGCTTGATCGATGGCAGGAAGCAGTGGTACCTTGATTTAGATACAAAGAACTCCAGGACCATTTGCTTCTACAACTGGTAGCAGTAGTGATAGGAAAGAACTTGTTGGGCATTAATTTTCCCAGTCTTCGTCCTCGTTGTAATCCTCGTCTTCGACATCTTCTTCTTCCTCGTCTTCAACATAGTCTTTGTCATTGTCAAGATATGCGGTCAGCGCACGTTTGATGTCTGAATCACCTTTGAAGGCCGCACGAATGTCTTCCACGTCACTATCATTGTCCATCAAGATCTGTATCACAGTTTCAGCGGCTTCAGCACGGTCCACTGTGTTTACAAAACGCTTGAGTTCTCCCCAAATTTCACTTGCTATTGTTTCACTCATCCGCTGTTTCCTCCGGAGTACTTACCTCTGCCTTCTGATTTCCAAAGTCTGCCATGACCTTGTCCAGGCATGAATCATCGTTCTTTTCCCATGCCTTACGAAACTTCTTGATAATCTCTCCATCACTTGTGGTAAACACCAGACTGTTACCTTCACGCTTGAGCATTTCTTTCTTTTCAATCAAGTCAACTAAACCAGAATACGGACTCATACCTGTTGTATAAGGAATCTTGACCTGCACACCTTCAAAGGGTTTGGCATAGCGTGTTTTCATAACTTTACACCCGGCACGGATACCGTTTACTTCAGATACTTTGTTGCCATCTTCATCTTCTTTGAGTTTCATCTTTTTCATGGCAACCACAATACTTGATGCATAGATAAAGCCTTGACCGCCGGAGATCTTGTCATCTGGGTCAAACATGTCTTGACTTGCGTAGGTGTGGTTGGTACAAACCAGACCCACGTTGTAACTACCAAACATGTTCACACAGTTACGAACCAATGCTGTGAGTGCTTTGGGTTTGCGACCCAAGTCACCTTTCATTTCACCTGCGTCAAACTGGTTAACGTCTGTAGGCGTCAACAACATGCCCAGTGAGTCAATTACAAACATAACTTTAGGACGCTCGCCTTCGGCTAGTGCTTTGTAGTCGCTCATGAATGTGCTAATTGTTTTGGCCACATCGTCGATCATGGCCATGCTCAACTTGAGCAATTTGCTTTCACTGGTATCGACTCCTAGTGCTTTAAGCCAATCTTCATCAAGAGCATTTTCACTGTCAATCAGTACCACAAAGATGCCTTGCTCTTGTGCGTTTTTCACAATGTTACCCGAACAGATGTAACTTTTGCCTGCACCAGAATCACCAGCAAACACAGTGACCTTGCCCAGTGGAATACCACGATTGAAGTCTCCGCTGATCAAATAGTTTAAGGCATAATTGCCTGTTGAGATCCAGTCTGTTGGATCGTTGAAGCCAATCGAAAGGCCGTCAATACTTTTTGTAATTTCCTTACGGAACTTACTTACGTCAAATGGTTTTCCCATGATTTACCTATGTATAGAAAGAAAAACACACAGAGACAAGCCCTGTGTGTGATGCTAGATTACTTTTGTTGTCTAGCACGAATCATGGCCAAAATGTCTTCGGCCTTTTGTCCACCGCCTGCAGGTTTTGCCACAGGTGCAGTTGGTGCTGGTGCGTCATCTTCATCAAAGTCGCTGACCGGGGCCGCCACTTTGAGTGCTGGCTTCGCCGCCGGGGCAGGTGTGTCCTCATCTGCCGCAGGTGCCGGAGCGGATCCACCAGCAGGTGCTTGCACACCTGCAGGACGGAAATATTGACCCCAACGCTCTGTGTCGTATGGCTGACCATCAACTGATGCTTCAAACATCTCTTTGATCACTTTCAACTCAACATCAGAGGGCTTCTTGGGCAAGAATGTGCTCAAGTCAAATAAACCGTATTGATCCACAGCCGCTTGTTCCACTTCTGTGAGTGCTGACTCTTTACGTGCCCACTTTGATCCATTGTAGTCAGCAAATCCTCCCTTGGCACCTTTGCTAACACGGAAGTCTAGACCACGTACATAGTCTGTTGGCAATTCTTCCAACTCAGGATCCATCAAGGCTCCTTTGATAGTTGTGAAGATTTGTGGACCAATGATGAATCGGCGAATTGGATTCTCAGGTGACTTGTCATCGCTCAAGGGATTCTCACGCACAAAGCCTTGGAAAATGTAACTGCGTTTCTTCCAGTACTTACGACCCATGTCTTCAAGGCTTTTGTCCTTGAACCATGTGCGAACTTCTGCCAGGATTGGGCAGGCTTCGTTCCACATTTCCACGCAAGGTACTTGTACCATAACTTGCTTGGAGTCCATCTCTCCTTTGATGCCGTTGAATGGCAAACGAATCATTGCCCGTTCTTGCCAAAAGAAAGTGTTTTTAGAGTTACCATCAGGTAGGAAGCGTAGTGTAGCCGATTGGCCTTCTTCCATGTTCCAGTGCGGGTAAATTGAATTATCACCGCGCTCGGTGGATTGCCCACCTTTGTTCTCTGCTGCCTGTAGTCTTGCTCTGATTTCTGATAATGATGCCATAGTTTTTCTCCTTGTTAAGTTGCCTATGTATGTTGCCTATCTAATTACTTAGATCAATTGTTGCCTGTGCCACAAAAGAAAAAGCGCAAACACAGTAGTAGTATATGCGCTTTTGTCTGCTGTGTCAATAGTATTTATGTCATTTGCGCAAATGTGGCATATTTTCCTGGAACTGTTTGCTCTTTTGCCATAGAGCATCTGAAATTTGGAGACGTTGTGCTTGTAACCATTCACGACCAATGGCCCAGTCTGACAGACTGCTATGTCTAAAACGATAGTCTCCAGTGCATTCAAGAGCAAAGGTGTGATCCCAGTGTACTGCTTGAAATGGTAGAGGATGGGTCATATGCCTATAAACTTCTATCAGTTCAAATTCACTCATGACCATGCTCTGACATTTGGGATCATACCCTACTATCTGTTGTGATTCAAACATTTTTATATGCATCTCAACAAAGTCTTGTTGATGGATTTGTTCCACATGGGCTCGTATGCCTGTCAATAACTTACAATCAAGTTGTCTAAACGGTACAGCACTGGCACAGGCTGGAAGATTATTGCAGGTAATGCTGTCGACATCTGTACCAAGCAGGTGTTTGACATATAGTCTGTTGCCCAGGGTTATAGAATCAGTTTCTAAAGCACGGTACCAATCTATTTTGACCGGCACTTGATCAAATGTCAGTGGCTGATCAAATATGATATCAGCGTCTATGATCAACCAAGAGTTGCCGGGCAAGTATTGATCCAAACACAGTTTAACTAACTGTTGACGCCACCAACCCACAGGACATTGATTGATTGCAGGTACTTGACCCACTGTGTGCCATACTATGTCGGCTTTGAAGTGTTGATCAGCAATGTATTGTTTGAGATCCGATTCAAAGTCAGGCCAGGGTGTAGCGATCGGATACCCTGTGTGATGCTCGGTGTCCACAATGATGTGTATGGGACGCAGTGGAAAATGTTCAAGGATGGATCGAATGCACAGGGCAGTCTGAAAGCAATAACCAGGCCAGGTGGTTATTGCATAGCAATCAAAATTCATCCTGTACTTATTAGCGCAGTAGTGCTAGGCTTTTGATTCTTGCCAATTGTGATTCATACATGCCGTAGTTGCCGCACTCGGACATGCCGTGTTCTGGGCAGTATTCGCCTTCCATGGTCTGGTTGCACTGGGCTTGTTCGAATGTGCTCATGTTGTCACCTTCGTCTACAGGATCTTTGCCAAAGCCTTCTTGATCTTTATATCCGGCATGGAATGCATCAATCCACTCAGATGGAACTCCGTGTTTCTTGGCGATGTCTTGTATTAGATTACCAGTAGTACCACCTTTGAATGCCTTGCGACCTTCATGATACCATTTTGCTTGAGCCGGGTCTTGACTATAACCCAACCCTTCCGCCACACCCTTTTCCGCTTTATCAAGTTTTGCGTAAAGATATTGCAGTTCGCCATCGACCGTGTCATAGGCATAAGAGCCAAATTCATATTCTTCTTGCTCGGCTTCCAGTTCTGCTATCTGTCCTTTGATGTCGGCTGCTTTACCATCCATATTGCCTTCCGCCATGCCTTGCTGTTTGGCGGCTTCACGCTTCTTGCGGAAGATTTCACGGAAGTAGTCATCATCTTCTTCTGGACTGTAGGGATAAGGATTTTGATCATCATCACCGCCGGGTTGTTTACGTTTTACATCACCAGGACGGTCGTAATCAATACCTGGTAAGTCTTCTGGTCTGCCTTCAGCCACGGGAGGTGTTTCGGCTGCCTGAGCAGGTTCTGCTGGTGTGACCATGTACACGCCTAGTTCTTCCAGTCGGTCCTGTACACGCGGATCATCCCAGCAATTAGCATCTGGATTTTCTTCAGCAATGTTGCCAATGATGTCAAACAACTCATCGTCACCAATCAAGCCATACAGTTGTTCTGTGGCATTCATGCCATCCGCGCCCACTGTCAAGGGTCGACTCATCAACATCTTGAGTTCATCTTGTTGCTCAGGAGTTTCCGGTAATGTCCAGGTACCTTCTACAATACGATTGGCCCAGGATTCAAATATTTCTGCTTCTTTCATGGCTAGTGCTTCCTTTTGTATTCGTGCCAACATGGGCAACGCTTGCTCTATGCGTGGATCGATACGTGTTTCCACAAAGAGGCTTTTTAAATCTTCCACTATGAGATCTGATTCCGACACATCAGCCGGGCTCCATGATTCAAAGTATTGGGTGTAACCGCGATCGTTGCTCACTGCCTTGAGATTGTGACGCAGTCGATTCAAGTATTCTGTTGTTTCTGCTACCAGTTCGCCGGCAGCACCTTCAAATACTCGACCTTGATGTGCTCTACGGAACTGACTCAGCACATTGATCTGTTCAACAATTTCTACAATGTGTTGTCCACGAGCATCATAAGGTGTGCCACCGTGACGCACATGTTCCAGCATGGCTCGTCCGCCGGCCAGTTTCTTGAACGGCATTTTGAACACTTCGCCTGCCACTGTTTCAATGAACAGGCTTTCCACATAGCGGAAACGTGCATCGTTTTCACCCAGGGTGCGATTGTGTTTGATCATGAGTCGTGCCTGTGTGGGCTCACCAGCATAACTCACCTTTTTGTTGCCATAGTAGCCTTCAAACAGGCCTTCTTTGATGGCAGCCATTCCGGCCATAGTATACTTGAGTCTACGTAGGTTCTGCAGGTCGTAACGCAAGAGATTGCGTTTGGCAAAGTTACGCAACTGGTCCAGGAATTCGTACCAGTCAGCCTTGTCGTCAAACTCCATACCGCGGCCAAGATTGTCGCCAAAATAAACTTCAAAGTTGTTGTCAGCGCCCAGCAAGCAAACCACTGTGCCGTAGTTCTTGCCGGAGTCTGCTACCCAGTCAAATGTAAACATGTCCGCATTTTCAGGATCAGGAGCACCCTGGTCGTCCAGGGGCGGCTTGCCAGTTCGTGCATCTAGTGCTTCAGGGTCAAAATTTCTAGTGACCAATAAATCGTTTAGTTGTTGTCCGGGTGAGTTTGCTGCCATAGTGTTATATTTATCAATACATAGTTGATATAAACGGGAAGGGTTCGATCACGTTGTCTGAATGATCCTTCATTTGGCTGTCTAGTTCTGTGTAAAAACTCTGCAAAACCTGCATCATGCGCACCGCTAACAACATGCTCATGACCAAGTCATCTGTTTCGCCTATTTTAGCGGCAAAACTCAAGCCCGAAGCCACAAAGGTTTTGAGTTCACTTATCAGTGCTGAACTGTACACAGTCATTCTGTTGGTTTCTATTAGATTTTTAACTTTGGCACAGGCTGACAGTTTGTTCTTGTGTGTGGTATTAAAGCCCTTGCGCATACGTCTGTTGCTGTTGCTCATGTGCGGGTCTGACAAAAAGTAACCCTGTATGTTTTCTTCGCCAAACTCTGCAATAGAGATCAGGCCTGCTTCACCAATGGTGTTGTTTTCAATACTGTAGTAGATGTTCTTGTCATTTTGCACAGTTTCATTGATGTGCCGGCAGATGTCTGACAGGATGCGTATCTGTTCTGGAATAGGTGTGCGATTGTGTGTCCACTCGCCCACTTGACGTGTGGTATTGGCTTCAAAGATTTGTATGGCCGCAGGGTCGCCTCCGGTGCCCAGACTGGGGTCTAGTGCCACTACATAGATTGAGTCGGGCTTGATGGCTTCGTACCAACGCACATGTCCTGTGCGTTTCCAAGGATCACGACTTTCTAAGTCCAACAACTTGGCTGGAGCAATAAGTGTTTCATCATTGATAATGAACTCACAACCGATCTCTCTGCGGAAACGATCGTCGCCCAGTTGTGCCCGCATGTTCTCGCCCCACTTTTCATCACGGTCCGGGTGCTCTTGCCAGTAACTTCTAAATGCGCGGAATCCATTCATGCCCAGTTCAGTTGGATTGCCAAACTCGTCTATACACTTGTTGGCACCTTTCCAGATCAGCGCAAATTGATCTTCGTCCGAGTTGGGAGTACTTGTGATAATAGCCTTACCACCTGTGGCCAAGGTAGGTGATATGGAGGTCCAAAACTCTGTAGCAATAGTGGGTCGCACAAACGCAAACTCGTCAGCGTATAGCAAGGTAATACTCATACCACGACCAGTTGTTTCGGTTGTGGTGGCTGACACAATTCTTGATCCGTTTTCAAAGTCTATGGAGCCTTTGTTGTAACTGGTGGCACCTGCTCGGATATGATCTGGACACAATTCATAAGCAAAGCGAATACGTTGCATGATCTCCTGGGCACCTGTGTACTTGTGTGCCGCAATAAGAATTGTACTATCTGGAATGAACATGGCATACCAAAGAATGTAACCAGCGGCCGAGGTAGACTTGCCGGTCTGTCGCGGCATCATGCTTATGCTATAACGGTTGTTGTGATAAGTTTCGATCAGTCGCTTTTGATAAGAGAACGGATGATACAGCATCTTGCCCTGTGTAGGATGCTGTATGTGAAAGAAGTTGTCCATGAAGTAGTGCGGCCCGTCTTGTGGATCTGCACATGCAAGAAATTCCTGCAGTTGTTCATCAGAAAAAGATTGGCGTCGGTATGGTGCTTTGACCAGTACGCCTTCTAGTGTTTTGGTCATGGTCTATTAGTTATGCTAAATTGGTGACCCAAAAGCAAAATCACACTGGACTGTAGGGATTACGAAAGCGGTCGCGACCATCGTCCTCAGGGTATACAGGATATGGGTTATTCTGCATTACGACCACACTTGGCTCTTTTGGCATTTGTCAATGCACCAAAGTCCACAGGCCATTCTTGACCGGGTTGTACTTCCGTAACACCTGCGGGGAACTTGTAGTCTACGCCGGCCACTTTTTCTATCTCTGCAATGGACCGACGGAACACAGTTAGGTCGTTACCCAAGTTAACATAGGGTTTGGTGTGTGGGAATACCCAACCTGCGGCCTGCTTGGTTGCGTTGTTGATCACAATCTTGTAGTAGCCATGTGGCACAACGACTCCATTGCCGATCGACTCGTCACCTGCCCCATACAATGCACCTACATAAATTGTAAAAGGTTGATTTAGTTGTACAGTCCATCCACGTACTGCTGTTTCTAACAGTTTCCAAATGCCACGGTTAAGTGATCCGTGTTGTGGATACATGTTGGTCATCAAGAATGATTCGTATTCTACTTGTGCCGACCATGACAAGTCACCGTCTGGTGCGGCATGTCCTTTGTCGTAGCCTGTACCAGCATAGTCATCTGGTCTAGCACCTGTACCATTTAAACTTTGATCAGCAACAAACGCATTTGTTCTAGGAAAGCAACCTAGTGCGTTCTGTGGTAGTAATGTGTAGGCCACATAAGCAGGAATCTTTACAGGAGCATCATATGCCACAAGATATGCTTCACGGCATATGGCCTGTACAGGCCGCTTGACTGTGGCAAATCCGTATGGGCTATGTACAGCGCATGCCTGCACTGGGTTTGGCGCACGTTGTTCCCAGGCTTGAGCCGAAAGACTCACAGCCAAAATCAACAAGGCGAGAATTTTGTTCATAAAGGAACCTTTAAATAGGCTAATATTTATGTTAACGTGGATAGCCTCGGAATCCTCGAACAGGACTTTGCGTGTCCACAGAAGCAGGCTCAAGGCTGTTTGGTGTACTGACTTGTACTTTGCCACCCGATAGTCCTGCCATTTTTAATGCTTGATCAATAATTGGTTCTACTGAAGCATTGAATCCGGCAATCACTGCTTCTTCACCAAATACGGCCTTGGCACTCCAAGCAGGCATGTAGGGTATGGGATCTTGTGTGCCAGCATCACTACGGGCTCGGGCCATGGCCACACCCAGTCGATATATTTGATAAGGATCACTAGATTGCACACCGGGCAATACAAACACATGATTCATGGGGTCTGCTTGCTCTGGTGGCAAAGTTTTTTCTTCAGTGATAAACTCTCGGGCTCTCATCTGGGATATCCTTTAAATCCTTCTATAGGACTTTTGGTGTTGCCACCTGGCGGTTCATCGCTCGCCAAGTCACCGTGGTTTAGGTCTTGCCAGTCTGCGCCCACTGCCTTAAAGGCCTGCTTCAGCATGTTTTGTTCCGCTTGAGTGTAAGGATGTGCTGTTTTTCTTTTGCCATGCCAACTCTTGGCGTCAATGTCAATGGGTTTGTTGGTGCCATCGGCCATGGCACTGGCCATCATGACTCTGTATGCAGTATAGCCGCCATCCATACGCTCAGCGTCGCCAAACGTGTTTAGACCCACTGTGGCATAACGGTGCCGCTTGCTGATTTCCCCGTTGTGTTGCTCCGTTAAGAATTCGCTGGCTCGCACGTTAGATGCCTTCTGAACCTGCTGTGGCTGATGTGGCTGTGCCTAGTGCTGTGGCTGAAAAGCCTGAGCCTGTAACTATGTTCAGGTAGTTGCCTGCACCAACATAGTACTGTTGCACTGTGTTGCCAGGAACAACTATGGCGTTGGCATATAGATTGCCGGTGGGTGTGGTCATTGTGGCATTGGCCGGAACACCGTTGGCCTGTACATAGGTCAACTGTACAACTGAAACTTGAAAAGTCACGTTGGCGGTGGTGGTAGCAATTTCTACCTTGTCTGTGGTCCAGGCCACGTTCGATACTGCGTTGACAACTTGAATAGCCATTATTTTGATTCCTTATTGAGATCTGCCACAGCCACTGGTTGAAACAGATTTGTAGTTTGTGTAATTACTCCCGGTATCATCACAGGCTGATTACGTACCTCTGCAGGTGTAGGTGCTGGCGGATGACGTTCTGCCAGGCGTGACATTGTTTCTGCATAGGTTTGATATTGTGGAGTTGTCATAATTTTTACCAGTTTCTGCACGACCAGTATCTGGCCCCTGTTCTTGGTCCAGGATTGTCACAGTTGTGTCTTGCTCTAAAACTCTTGCGCCGTGCAGGGTTGGATCGTTTGATACTCATGGTCTTTTGTCCGGCACGTTTGGCACTGGTGCCTCCGTGACCAAAGTTGACTTTTTTGATGTTGCCAGTTTTGGGATTACGCACATAAACCTTGAATTTTTTGACGTCGCCCTTCATTTTCTTGCCCAGTGGAACTTCGCGACCTTGATACTTGGCTTCGTCGATACTTTCGTCTAGATCATCATCCTTGAACTCCACGTGCTCGTATGGTCCCCAGGGTTGACCTGTACGACTGTCTAATGTGGCATCATGATCACCGTGTTCGTAGTAGTCATCGCTGTAGATTTCCACACCATCAAAGTCACTATTATAATCAATGTGATATTTGCGCACTTTACCATCACCGCACACAATGCCGCGACCCAGGATTTTTTCCACTGCCACTTGTGCATCAATGATCCGACTCATTGGGCTGCCGCCTTGTTTCACAATGTCTTGCAACATTTCAATGTCATGATTGTACCAGGCCGAAGCCAAGGCTTTGAGATAGTTGCCACTGTCGCCACCATTGCTGGGTGCAAACTCTTTAAGGGTCAATGATTCCATCACAGCATCACTTGCGCCCAACAGGCCCCACTCTTCCAGCAATGAATAGATTTGATCTGTGGAATCCAACAAGATATCACCACGATCGTCTTGATCCATTACATAGGTTTCAAGCAAGGTGCCATCTTCCAGTTCAAAGGCAAACACATCACCGGTTCGTGGGTGATGTTGTTCTGTTTCTGCTTCTGCCAAATAATCACGTAGTGTTTTCATATCAGATCCGGAAGTTGGCAAACTCTTGCATCAGGCTTTCTTCCATCTTCTTGTCCGCTGGTTTTTCGCCTGTTGGTGGCACACCCATTTTCTTTTGCAAGTCTTTGCGCATGTCTTCGTCGGAACCGTGCCCCAGTTTCTCAAGGCCTTTTTTCACAACGTCTTTGACTTTGTCAACAACGCCTTCTTCAACAGCCGCTTCCTTCATGGTACGTTCCCATGGCTTGAGATTCTGTTGTATGCCGGCCATTTCCATCATGCGGCGCAGTTCTTCGTCATCTACACCAGTGCGTTCGCCTTGGTGAGCAATAACAGGCACAGTGGTTTGTCCAGTGCTCTTGGGGCCGTTCAAGCCTCCGGAGTATTGCATGGCGTCGTCACTGTATTCAGTGTCGGTGGGCCAATTGGGTTCATTTTGTGAAGCATCAGTATCACCATATGCTTCTGCCATGCCTTGATCGCAACCACAATCAGTTGATCCGCAGGCAGGGCAAGGCTCAGCATGACCATTGGACATATCACCGCCTAAACCTGCACTGCGCAACAACTGTGCCAGAGCCTCAGCATCCTCGTCGGATGCTGTGACAGTGATATTCTTGTGTGAACCGTTGTCATCTTTGGTCATACTCACGTTTATACTCATTGACTCAGCAATCATGCCTTCGACCTTGCGATTCAAACTGTCGTAAATGCCCTTGCCAACTTGCATGCCACCTTTGCTGGCTTTGGGAGCGTCACTACCTGTGGCAACTGATCCAGAGGTAGTTGTTTCTTCAACTTCTTTCTTTTTCTTTGGCAATCCCTTGGTGTCAGTCTTTGCAAATTTCTTGAGTTCTTTGGGTTCCATCTTGGCCATTTCAGCACTGGCAGAACCTGGCTTGGCTTTTGCTTCACCTTTCTGAACGCCACGAGCAATACGAGCCGCAACGGCTTGATTTTTGCTGACTGCTTTTTCATCAAGTGGCTGATCATCGTCCTCTTGATTCTGCATGTAGTCGTCCACAGCAGTTATCATGCTTTCGATCTTGGCCAACTTGGATTGTACCCATTCTGGCAGGTTGTCATTGTCGCCCAGGATCTTTTCCAAGGCCTGTGCATGACGCACCACAGTCTTGATGCTGTCTTTGGCCATGTCACCTTCTTGATCATACTCGCCACGATCTGTAATGTCAAGATCATTTTCGTTGGTTTTGCGACCACCTTTGTGTTTGTAGGCTTTGCCTGTCACACGCTCTGGACCTTTGTCAGCGCCTTTTGGACGTCCGGCCCGGCGCTTTTCGCCTGTGGGTTGAGTATCTTCTTCGTCATCGTGACGACGTGTGGCACGGACGCCAGTGGCTGTAGTCTCAATGTCGTGACGTGCGCCACGCTTGACATCACCAACTTTGGGAGTGCTCAGTCGACGCTTGACATCACGTTCCATGTCATCAAAGCCTTCATCGGCCACTTGCTTCTTGCCACCTAATGCACTACGCATGGCTTCGGCTGCTACGTCGCCCAACATTTCTTCAACTTCTTGTTTGGCGCCGGCAATCTTGTCATTGAATGATTTTTTCTTGGCAAGGTCATTAGCACCTTGACCATCAGCCGCAAATTTTGGAACTCGTTTTCCGTTGACTGTGGTCATTGGCAGGCCACCTTCATCAATTTCATCTGTATCAAATGTCTGACCAAAAGCATTGAATTTTTGTTTGCCAGACTTTTCTGCGGCAGTATCTTGTTGTTTAATATACTCACCACGACTGACTTCATCAAGTTCGGCTTCTGCCATGCCTTTTTGTTTTTTACGCAAGGCACTATTGAACTTGTCATCTAGTCTATTGTATTTGTCAGATGCTTTTTGATCTCGGCGATCGTCAGCATCAGCATATTTCATACCCGCCGCATCTCTTGCTCTCTTTAGCAGTTCAGGACTTAGTTCATTGAGTTGACCTTCTTCCATGCTTTCTTTGGGATTACGCAGTTTGTTTAGCACAGCACCTGCCACACGCTCACCGGCGGCCTTGGAACCATAACGCTGGCCTGCATCGGCAGCAATCTTTGAAAAGTTCTTGCCTGGCTTGCCAATGTCTTTGCCGGCTCTGGCAGCCTTGGCTGAGTAACTGGCTTCAGCAACTGCACCTTCTGTAAGAGTTTGTTGTTGGCCTAGGTCGGCCATGCGTTTGTTTAAGTCGTAGAAAAAATTATTCATTATATTATCCTCTTGGGTTGGCACCAGTTGCTGGGCGGGGTTGACGCTTGATATTGTTGAACGGGCTCTTGTTCTGTGTGGGAATATCATTTGTGGTTTTTGCAGGAGGTGTTTTGCCGCCAGCCACAGTAAAGTCTGAACGATATTCGTTCCGCAATACTGCATGTTGATATGGGTTGGCCGAGTAGTCTTGGCTCAGGGCTCGCTGTTCTGCATCGGGTGCAGGATAATCTGTGTCAGCGATCAGGTCCGTGTTCTGTGCTGTGATGTCTGCAATCTCTTTTGTGATACTGTCATCATAGGCCTGTGTTTGCAAAGTTATCGAGTTGGGATTGAGACCCAACAACTGTGCCAACTGTTTGATCTGTGGCTCGATAGCAGGGTATCTAAAACTCACGTCCATGAAAGTCACGCTTTGATTTTCTGCGCCTGGAAAGTCTTTTTGCAACTTTTGCACAGGTGTAGTTTTAGGGCGACTAAGTTTGACAATGTCAAACTGCGCCATTTTTTCTTCGAGATTTTTGATGAATTCCTGCGGCACGTCGCCCAGTATTTTGATCCTGTAGTCGTATGTGCGCTCAGATTCTGCGAGATATTGATGAAATGTCTTCATGGTAAGGTCCTATATGATATTTATTCTTTTTTGCCGATTGTTCTTCTATCGCCAATCAAGCGTTCTAGAATTTCGTTGCGGTCCAGCACATGGCCTTGGCCCGGCTGTGTGGGTGCGTCGTCAGGGTTTTGTTGATCCAGTCGGGCTTTTTTCAACTGTAGATCAATCACTTTTAGTTTTTTGTTTAGTTTGGCTGTCTTGGCTGTGAGTGCATGACCCAACATTGTGCCGGCTACGCCAAAGATTTCTGCGGCAAATCTTGAATCAATATTCATCCCCAAATCCATCAAGTCATCAAAACTCTTGGTTGCTTTGGCTGCCAAATCATCCATCTCAACGTCGCTGGCACTGAGATCACGCACACCCGGTAAGGCCGCATCTATCTTGTCAATGGTATCATCTATCTCAGCAATGTAGGTGCGTGTTTCTTCAATAGAAGGAGCATCCTCAATTTCAGGACTATCGTTTGGGGGTAAATCAAAAAGTTCTTCTAGTTTACGGGTCATGCCATATTTACCGCAAACTCATGGGTGTAGGCTATTTGCTACCGTTCTTGAACATTTGATCTTCTGTAATTACTCTAAAAATCAAACCGTTTTTCCTAGCCCATAATGTTGCCGCATGCCATTTGGCATGATTGATTGCAACTACAGCACGATCTCGCGGCGACATTTTGCCTTCGATTACGCTTTGCTTTTTGGGTTTGATTTCTACCAACTCTGCTCGCACTTGATTTCCTCTAGTGCGATAAGTCATTAGAATATCGGGTATATATTGACTCTGCTTGCCTGTAATGGGATTGCGATAAGGTATGGCTATGCTTTCACTGGCCCACTGTAGCACAGCATCGTTTGAGTCGCAGAATTTAAAAAAAGCATGCTCCCAACCTGATCTGTATCTGGGTGTGCCTTTGCCCACATACTTGGCAGGATTAGTTAGCGTGTAAGTGCCATTGGCAAATCTGCTCATGCCAGCACATTCCTTGCGGTGTAGTAGTTGGGTGTGACTGTGGCACCGTAACCCAATAGTGTACTACCGCTTCGCATGCTGTTGAGATAGTAACACAAGGTTTGTGTGAGGGTGAGTGAGTCTTGGCCTTCGAGAGTTTGCAAAATTGTCAGCACCGGAGTGCGAGTTTCGTCGGCAATTCTAAACAGGGCCACAGCAAAATTTCCGGCTGCCGCATCTGTAGTAAACACACTCTTGAGATAACTGTACACCACATCATACTCTTCGGCACTTACAAATTGTTCGTAACTGTAGAACCCGTCAAAGATTCTAACAGTTAAATCAACATTTTCGTTTGGTGAGTTGACTGAGCCGCCCATGATTATTGTCCGTATCCTGGCGACCTAGGAAACACAAAGCCGCCTGTTCCGCCCTGTTGCTGTCTCACAGCACCCGGAATGCTGTTGCGTATCACAGCCTTGACTGATGCATTGGCTTCTTCGTTGACCACGCTTCTGATGTTGACACCTTTGAATGTGTTATAGGTTGTGCCGGCCTTTTGTATGGCACCAATTACACCTGTTAAATTGCCGCTTTGTAGATCTCGTACGATACCAATGCCAGCATCTAATAATCCGCCTTGACCCAGCACAGTCCTTGTGCTGCCAGGTCTGGCCAGGCTTGATCTAATGTTGTCATAGTGTGCAGGATCAGCAAAACCTTTAACATTGGTATCTGCTCTAGAACCTCCAATGGCTCCAGCATAATATTTTACAGTTTCATATTCCACAGTCATGCTGTTTTCCATGATGCCACCACCTTCGCTGTAGTTATATTGATCATGCTTCCATTCTTTAATTAACGGATTGATCAACACATAACTGGCCCATTTGTGTTGGTCCATACCATAGATAGTGATGTCTCTAAAGAAAGGTGGTTTACCTGACGATTGATCACCACCTGATCCTACGCCTGGTCCACCGGCATTGCTTTGACTGTATCCTTCGCCTATGTATCCCCAATCATTTACAGGACGATTGTTGGCGTAGATGTCTCTGGAGTTGTAGGAAAATCCTGGCTGATTGGCCACTTGACCTATACTGCCGTTTTGATTACTGGCCGATCCATACTGTTGGTTAGGATCTTTATAGTAGTAACTGTAATAGTTGTACCAGAGGTTACGACTCAAATCGCCGCCATCGTCGTGAAATGTCATTGACACTGGCAGGTAGTTGATTCGCTTTTGTATTATTCTTTTACGATTGTACTGATTTAATGTTTCAGTATCAAGGCTATAAGTTGGAAGTTGTATGGTCTTGATCAGTAGTCCTAGTTCTGCTTGCTCACTAGAACTAAAAATATTTTTCAGTGTAGGGATTTCAGCCGTGTTGAGATTGAAGTAAACGTGAAATAAGAACTTGTTCCGAGGAGCAAGTTCGTATCCATTGGTTCTGAAGGTTTTACTGGCATGGGCATAGTCTTTGAGACCTTGCGCACCAAAAAAACCTGTCAGGAAATCCTGACCCCATTGCATATTGGTCTATCCTTACTGGGCTGCCTGCGCAGTGCCAGCGCCAGTCACAACATCGTTCACTGTTCTAGCAATTGCAGTACCGATACCAGTTCCATTAGGAGTCTGATTAGCATTATCGTACACAATGGTCATTGCAATAGTCATTGGGTCATTGCTGCCGTAGTTGGCATCGCCGTAGTCAACTGCCGACAAATAGCAACCATACAGTTCCCAGGTTTCGAGTACATTGGGTGTGGCAGCACCGTTGCCACCATCCAACACTTCAAAACGTGTGGTAAATTTATAGTCAATTCCAGAAGCAGCCGAAGCCATTTCTAAAAAGTCCATTTGTTTCTGAACTTGTTCACCAACCAGTCGAGTAACAGCACCTGATGCGTCGTCGCGCAAGGTACATGTGACATCTGTCCAGTGTGGCTTGCCAGATAGTTTTAATTCACTATTGTAGATTGGAAGCACAATGGGATCAAAGTTTACTGTGGGGCGTTTGAAGTCCACAACTTGTTTGGTTAATTCTGTTCTAGGTGTGCTCACACCAAGGTTTTCAAATACCACTCGAAAGCGATATTTAAGTTTGGGCATGAGCATGCCCTGATTGCTCGCGCTTTGATCGCTTGCCAGGGGCACTGTCATTCTTGATAATGATGCAACGGCCATATTAGTATCTCCTATAGTGTTATTTATATCGTTTGAGGCCAAAAAAAATGGGGTGTTGCCACCCCATTTTCGTATCTAGCGATGTCGTTAGACTGCTTGTGCAACTGCCACTGAGCCGGCTGCAATTTCGCCTGTGTTCTTGAGACGAATTGGTATGTAGATGAATTCCACTGCCTTGACCGGTTCAATTGCAATGTCAACCCATAGTTCGTTGGCATCAATTCTGGCTGGTGTGTTGTTGGTATCATCGCACACAACCAAGTAGTCATAGATACCACGCTTGGCAACTAGATCAATCATCAGACTGTTTACAGCGTTCTTGATTTCATCACGTGTGATTTGATCGTTTGGCTCAAACAAGAACTGTTTACCAATTGACTCAAGTCTATTGCGAATAAACACAACCAGGCGGGCCACATTGATACGATCCAGTGCGCTGGCAGTGGTATAGGTAGTTTTGTTACCAAAGTTTGTGATTCCCACGCCAGGTACAAACGTGATTGGGTTAATGCTGTTTTGATACAGTACATCACGAAGGCCTTGGTTCACCCCTAGCGTAACAAACTCACCAGTTTGACCATTGATATATCCAATTTGATCAGCATTATCAATCACACCACGACGTGTGCCTGCTGGTGCCAGCCATGGATAAGCAACTTCGTCATTGCGAATAATAGTGCGAACCATCATATGGCTTGGTGCTGTGACCACTGCTGATCCTGAAAGATCAACTGTTTGGCAACTGGGCCAGAACACACCTAGATAAGGTGAACTTGTGGTCAAGCCATCGCCTGTTGGGTATCCTGCTCCTGCGTTGTTGGTTGCCCAACTCACAATGTCCGCAGCCGATGCTGGCAAACGCATTGGTGTATCACCTACCACAAACACAGTGTTGTTGCGCTCATTGCTGAGTGCTACCATGTTGGGGATCAACTCTGGATAAGACGTACATGCACTCAAATTGAATTGCACTTGTTCTTCTCTTATGGTAACACTGGTATCAATTCCTGACTTGAGTGCTGCCACAATCAATGCACGTTGAGCAAAACGTCCCATGTTAGGAGCACCGTCAGCACGATTGCCACTGGCTGTGACCCAACTGTTGGTTTCTAATGGTTGCCAATATGCAACTTGTGAGGCAGGATTTTGATTGGTTCCTGCTTGAATAGCCACATACAAGGTGGTGTTGTACAACACTTGATCTCCCACTGCATAAGCAGTTGCGCCACTCCAGGTTGAGTATGAGAAATCGGCAGCATTAAAATAATTCACCTGGAATGACTTCACATTAAATCCTGAACGGCGTGTGTTAAACAACAACATACCAGTTGGATATAGGGTGTAGTCAGGTGCGTCCACGTCCAAGTAGTTGCTGGTCAGCAAACTTGTAATGGTTGGTAGTGCGCCTGTGATAGGATCCACTGTGCCTGTAGAACTCCAGCGAGCATCTGCAAACAACACACCGTTTTGTGTGGTTTGATCTGTGTTGTCCATTGTGTTCCACTGATCCACGCCGTTGTCACTTGCCCAACGATTGATCACTGGATACAGTTCAAGATTTGAAGTGTCAATCCAAATGTCACCATATTCCAATGGAGTTCCATCGCTTTGTGTAGTAGGTGCTGTGGCAGAAATCAGCGGTCCAGTTGCATTTGTCAGGCTCAGGTTATCACCACGTACATCATTGGTTTCGTTTTGATAGCCAACCCAACCTGTACCACTTTGAATCATGATGTCAACTTGGTTGGTTGCTGAATAATACCAGTAACGTCCATCTGCTGGGTCTTGATCAGGTGCAGTGTCACTGGCGGTGTATGTGGCTGCCACCCAGTTGCTTAAATTCAACCAAGTGTCATTTGCCGCAGTGATCGGTGCCACAGTGTCTGTGTCAAGATACACTGTACGGCATCCTGTGACTGTGGTATTGAATCCTGCGGCCGTTACCGGGGTACCAGTAGCATTTTGCAGTAGAATTACTCCACCTTGTGTTTGTGTCAGCACAATGTATCCATTGCTGTCAACAGATGCACTGACATTGGGCACACCCGCCGCACTCACTGCTGTTACAAAAGCGGCAGGCGTTGTTCCATTCACAGTGGCCAACACTGGTGTTGTCAATGTAGTGCTGTTGGCAGTGGAAGTCATTATGTAGAACGTATTCAGATTAGTGAACGTGGCTGCATCATTGTCCCCAGTGATCACTGTAGCGCCCACTACTGATCTTTCAAAAACTTGTAGTGTGTATGTATTATTGAAAGGATTATTGCTGGTAGGCCCGTTATTGACCTCTGGGTCCACATTGTATTGAGTATATGTTGTTCCTGCAGGAATAAGTTTGCCACCAGTGGTGTCAAGAGTTGCATTGGCTGTCTGGTCATTGGCATATACCGTGGCCGACTGTTGAACAAACGCTGCCAGTGCAGTAGAATATTGTTTGACAACCATGGTAGTTCCGAGATTGGTACTATTTGTTTTGTTCCAGACTGATCCAGTAGGACGTGGTGTTGATCCAGTTGAATTCCAACGTGGGTTTTGATAACTAGGACTTTGCTGTAATGTTGGGGCATAATAAACATCATTGGTAGTCAACCCCAGTGTTGTAATCAACGCAGGTGTACTACCAACACTGTTGATTACAATAATACCATCATCAGCGGTAGATCCATCAGCAGTTGCATCAGCATCAGCAAACAAACACAACTTGTTATCAATCACTGCACTGTATACACCGCTAATGGCGGCTGTGTTGATTGCGGCACTGAGGCCAGCCACAGTGTTGGTAGGAGTAGGAACAGCAACTGAAGTACCATTGATTACCAATGTGTTGCCAACAGTCAAATTGGTAGTCACTGCATTGTCACCAATGATAGTAGGCCAACTCAATTTCCAGTCGTTACTACCCACCAATACCCAGGTGTTGTACAAATTGCTCAGTGTGGTCGAACTAGTTTGAGCAGTAGTGGTAGCACCATTTTTATAATAGATCGGATTGGCTGTGTTGGTTGCTACCACAGCATAGTCACCAATGCTGCCATAACTGGTAGAAGGAACACCACTGGTAAGATTAGCAGTATCTGTGATCACGCTTGGCACTTGGTTACTAAATGTGTTGGTTGTATAATTCCACTCAAAAATACCCCATAATGTGTTGGCTGTGTCTAACCAATAAGAACCGTTGTCGGGTTCGCCAGTAGGACGAACCAAACTGGCAGTGAGTTGGGTCAAATCAATGTCACAACGTTGTACATAAGCACGGTTTGATACACCCAGTGCAGAGTATGCCGCAAGCAAACCGTATTCGTTGAGTTCGTAACCATTGATCGGAGTACCAATGGTGGTCTTATAAAAGAAAGGATTGCCAAATGTCGCAGTTAAATCTCTCTGACTGGTAATTAAATAGGCTCGATTGGCATTTGCTGCCAATGTGCCAGCGGCTACCCCCACTCCGGATCCAGATACCTTGTCTTGCGCTGTGGCAATCAAAAAGTAAGGTACCGAATTTGTAGCGGCTGAAAGATAGTTGCTTTCGTCGATGATGGTGACTTGTACACCTGGGGAAATTAGTGCCATTTTGGCTCCTTATAAAACTTAAAGATATTTATCGCAACGCATCAAAACCATGCCAGTTGCGATGCCCTTTATAAAGGTTCGTGGCCATAAATACCCCATGAGACCCATTTGTCGAGCCTGCAATCAACGCCCAGTGGCTGTGAACTATCGTCGTGAAGACACAGTGTACTATCGCAAGATGTGTGACAACTGTATACGCCGAGGGCGACAGGAAAAAGCGCCTGTGGCACGTTGGCAATCAGCGGGATACAAGAAAAAAACTGTGTGTGACCGTTGTGGGTTTAGATCAAGGTATGCCGGCCAATTATTGGTATGTCACATGGATGGACGATTGACCAACACAGAACTGAGTAACCTACGCACAGTTTGTTTAAATTGCACGGAGGAAGTCAGGCGCCTGGACGTTCCTTGGCGACCTGGAGACCTGCAAGCAGATCATTGACTTGAGAAAACAAGTCATCCACAGTGGCATTGTTGTCCAGCACAGCATCAAACTGTGTGCCCACCCAGGCCGTTTCACTGGCATGGATTCCTAGTTTTTCCAGTTTGCGATGACTAATCGACCAGGTTGAGTTGCCATTGGCCCCACGATTCACACTCAGTGCGGCCTTGTACCACTCAGGTTCAGGACCGCGAGTTACTCTAATAACTCGACCCCCTGCGTTTTTGATAGCCCGTATTTCATTAGGGAAACGGCAGTCGGAAATCACAACATCATCTTGACTGTGGCGCAGTTTGTTTTCTAAACTGGCAATCCAGATATCATCGTGAAACCCTGCTCTACATACTTCTGTGCCCCAGTACTGCAAGATCCAACGTGGTGTTAGTGTGGGCATGTGCAGTCGCTCTGCCCACCAGGGATCCACTTGTTCTCGCCATTCACGGGCTTGTTTAGTGCGCCCTTCTAGCATGGTACGATCCCAGCCAAACACCTGTGCCACAGCATCCTTTAATGTTGATGCAAATGATTCTCTGCGGAATCCATGAAAGTTAGTGAGATAATCAGCAATAGTATCCTTGCCCGAGCCAATGAATCCGCATACTCCAATGATCATTTGAGTTCCTTTACGTTGAGATATTTAAGCGTATCTTGAAGCATGCCAATTTGCCTACGGCAGTCTTCCAGCGCATGATGGCTGGTGACAGGAATAGGCTGTTCTGGCCACAGGCTGAACACAGTTCTTGAGTCCCGTACCATGTAGTACTTCCACGGTAAAGATTTACCATAACTCTTGTAGGCGTGTTCAAGAATGTTCATGTCGTACGTGGGTCCTTGACTCCAGATCAGTCGGGAGTGCCAAATCAACCGGCCCAGTTCATCCAATGCTTGATCCAGAGGAATACGATCTTGTTCCCCAAACGCTTCTTCTCTGGCATGTTCTGGTTGAGTTGCCCACCATGCAATTGTGCCATCGTCAATGGCACGATTTTCCTGGCTTTCTAGTGTAACCCTGGCATAGTAATGCTTGTCGTAGTGACCCGACCCGAACGGATCAAATGCCTGGGCGGCTATGGTAAGAATAGTAGTGTCAGGGCCTGTTGCCAAACCCTCAAGATCAATCATTAGGTGCATGTGTTAATTGTAACACAACTGCAATAGATTGTCTATTGCGTTTTAACCGATTACAAAGGTAAGTGGTTGTGATCCATCCACATACATGACCAGTTCTTGAATCTTGGCATCCATCTGAGTCTGCGCCTCGGCTTTCATGGCTGTGCCGTTTAGGACGCTGCCGCCTTGCGGTCCAGCAATGGTGCCAAACTTCTCACGTGCTTCGCCAATGATCATCTTGCAGGCCGCAACCATGTAGTCACGAATCCACTGTTGGATTTGGTAATCACTCAGCAATTGGATTTCAGGTTTGAGGTTATAAGTCCAAAGCAACACAATTTCGCCACCGCCGGAGGGATTACGGATCAGTTGCAGTTTCTTGGTAACCGGGTTCCAAGTGTAGTTTAAAAAACCACCAAACATACGTGCGGCCAACTCAACATACTGTGTGTAGAAGTCATAAGTGGCCAGGCCACCTGCTTCATTGAAGTTGATCAGGTACACGTTCATCTGTGCTTGACTGAAAGGATCAAAGTTACTTCCAGGTCCTGTGGCAATACCAAACGATCGCTTGAAGATTTGACGTACACTTTGCACTTCTTGCGGTAGTGTGTAAATGTTTACCTGATTGACCAACTGCATGAAACTGTAACTTTCTTCATATGCATTGTTGGCTCGTTGTCTGTAGGTGCCAACGGTGCGCTGATAAGCGGCTTCATAGTGTGCAGGATCCAATTCAAGATCCACAATTTGATCGCCCAGTGTCAGGCGTACATAATCGTATAATTGAGATTTAAGTGTGGTTAAAGAATTTTCTGTTTCAGACATTGGGGAACTCCGTCCCCAATATTTAGCCCGTTACCAACTCTTGAGAATGATCAGATTCTCTGTGCCACGCCCGTTCCAGGCAGTTTCTGTGGCTTTGATTTCTTTGAACAGTTTACGTGCGGCTGGCTTGCCTGCGGCTTGTATGGCCTTCACAACGTCCGCTGGTTTACGCAGGGTCTTTTGTTGTGTGTCCACTGTGCTAAATCCAATGATGCTGTTGTTTTTGACAGTGAATGCCTGTGTGTGGCTGTCAGCAACCAAATGGATCAATTTGCGTTTCTTGGTATCGTACAACCAGGCTTCGGCCTTGTCCACCAGGCTTGCGGGCGATAGACTCTTTAGTTTGAGTTCTACAAACTCTGCTTGAATCTTGAATTTTGCGGCACGTTTTTCTGGGGGTACTGTCTTGACCTTGCGTGGCTTGCGCTCAACCTTCTTGATCTGTACATAAGCACCGCAGTCGTTGATCACTGCTTCACAAAACTTCACACAATTGCGCAATTGAATCCGGGTCAGGAAATTGTAGGCTTCCACCAGTTGTGAGTCCTTGCCCTCAATGGCCTGTTCAAACTCTTCCAAGCGGCCTTTCCAGTGATGGCTGATAACACTGATCATTTGTGGAGCCACATTCATGCCACGGATCACCATGATGGGTTTGAAGTCTGCGGACATTTTTGCACCTGCAGTCATGAACTCATCAAACATGGCTTCAAGTTCAGCACTGCATTCACTTACTTTTTCGCGGAGTCGGTCTTGAATGTTGGGTCGGGCAGGCTCGTCATCTGACACTTGTGCATCTGCTTGTATTTCTTGTTTGATGGCCACTAGTTCTGCGATTAGATTGTCCAGTTGTATTTGTTCGTGATCGCTCAACTGCAAGCCCATCATACTCATGCGGCACAGCCAACCTGTGGTAAGACGCATTTGACTGTCTGGCAAAGTGCGCACCTGTCGTGCTTCCCGAGTTTTGTCATGATAGTCCAAGTAAGCCACTGCAAAGTCCTTGGCTTCTTTTTTGCCATAAAAGTAATTGTACCAACCAAACGCATTGCTCAAAGCACTGATACGACCCTCTGTGGGTTGGTTACGCCAAGTGGGTTCCAGTCCCACATATTTTGTGTCAGGGCTACGTGGGTTAAGTGGCTTGAGTGTGGCAGTGACTTTCATGTGTTCTCCAAAGTATGTTGTAATTATAGCAGATCCAGGTTTTTTGGTCAAGTAAACAGAAAGTATTACCTATAAATACTACTATGCCAAGACTTTCACTTTATAGGCCCAACCGGACAGCCGACTATCAATTTTTCGATCGCACTATTGCAGAAATGTACCAGGTGGGCGGCGTCGATTGTTATTTGCACAAATACATGGGCCCGTTGACCAATGACAACGAGGGTGACAATGATGCCACCCTACCCAAGTACACAGAATCCAACCCGCTGTTTATTGAAGACCTGCTGTTGTTGGAAAATCGAGACCGCAAATACGATCCTGACATATATGTCATGCGTGGTGTGTATCAAACACAAGACATTGACTTTGACCTAACACAATTTGGTCTGTTCCTAAACAACGATACCCTGTTTATCACATTCCACTACAATCGCATGATCGACACTATGGGTCGCAAACTCATGAGTGGCGATGTGTTGGAACTGCCCAATCTGCGTGACTACAATCCACTCAACGAAACCATTCCCAGAGCATTGCCAAGATTCTATGTGATACAAGACGCGGCATTTGCGTCAGAAGGTTTCAGTCAAACTTGGTTGCCTCACTTGTGGCGAGTAAAATGCACGCCCATGGTCAACGCTCAAGAATTTAACGAGATTACCAAGGAACCGTTTGAACCCATTAACATTTGGGATCCAGGTAATTTTTATCCAGGTGGTACCACTGTGCTCTACGGCGACAAATATTATATCAGCACTAAAAATGTGCCGCCCGGCACGGATATCACCAATACACAATACTGGCAAGAAAAATCAAACCCTGCTACACTAGCAGACAAGATGAGTACTAGACCCAAGGACTTGGAAATCAACGATGCTATTTTGATCCAGGCCGAAGCCGAAATACCCAAGTCTGGTTTTGATGTTGTGAAATTTTACATTGTGGCCACCAACTCAGATGGCACACCTGCTAATCCTACATCAGCCACATACACAGCAGACTACACTCTAAGCGATGCATCAAGAACAGTGGCCAACGATGGCAACTCACCGCGGAGCGATGGTTACACAGCAGGTTATCTCACAGGCGATGGCAAAACTCCCAATGGTTTGCCTGTCACCGCAGGAGTAAACTTCCCCCCAACTCCTATTGCCGGACAGTATGCGCTACGTTTGGACTACTTTCCCAACCGATTGTTCCGATATAATGGCAGATCATGGGTCAAGATTGAAAGCGACGTGCGCACTCAACTCACACCTGGTGCCACCAACAATACTTTACGGTCCAGTTTCGTTAACAATACATACACTACGCCAACTTCAGACATGGGCAACATTCCAAGTCGTCAAAGTTTGAGCCAGGCGTTACAACCCAATTTGAGCAACGGCGATGACGGGGGTAATAAAGATCCCAATCCGTATCCGCCAACACAACCGTATCAACCATCCAGTTAATCTATGCAACAATTCTTTTTCGACGAACAAATACGCAGGTATCTGCTACAGTTCACACGCATGGTCAGTTTGTTCCAGGTAGAGTATGGGCGCAACGAGCAAGGCATCAAAGATCTAGTGCGTGTGCCTGTGCGCTACGGCGATGCCTCACGTCAGGCCGCTACTATCATGCAACAGAACTCAGCCAATGCGTTGCCATCAACTCCGCTGATGACGTTTTATATCACAGGCCTGGACTATGATCGTCCCAGAATGCAAGAGCCATATCATGTGAACAAGATGCAGGTGCGTCAACGTACCTATGATTCGGCCACCGACACATACGAAACCACACAAGGCAATGCATTTACTATCGAACGACTGATGCCGGTGCCTTATCGCATGACCATTAACCTGGACATATGGACAAGTAACACCAACCAAAAAATGCAATTGTTTGAACAAATTGCCACTTTGTTTAATCCCAGTCTGGAGATTCAAAGTTCAGAAAACTACATTGACTGGACCAGTCTGAGCGTAGTAGATTTGGAAAAAGTAAACTGGAGTTCAAGAACAATTCCTGTGAACACAGAAAATCCCATAGACATCATGACTTTGACATTTGGTATTCCTATCTGGATATCCTCACCTGCCAAGGTCAAGAAACTGGGCGTGGTTGAGCGTGTGATTGCAAGTATATTTGATGCCAATGGTGATGCTGCCAATGCTATCCTGGACAACGATTTGTTGCTGGGCACAAGGCTCAAGGTCACACCATGGAACTATCAAGTGCTATTGTTGTTGGACGGACCTAATACTGGACAATTACAAATATTACAACCGGCTGAAGTGGTTGTGCCCAACAGATTGAGTTTGTCACCGTTTACATTTCCTATTGTGGAAAATCCACAGATAACTTGGCCTGCTGTGGTTGAGACATATGGTGTACTAAGACCTGGTATCAGTTATATCACTCTGGACAATCCTTGGAATCCTGATTCAAGTATTGTAGGCACAGTCACCTTGAATCCTGCTGATGATAGATTGTTTATCTTCAACATTGACCCTGACACTGCTCCACAAAATACTTTGCTACCAGTTGCTTCAGTGATCAATCCCTTACTGAGTGGGCCCAACAATGGATTGCCAGCGCCGGCATTGGGTCAACGCTATTTGATTACTGAATCCACCGGCAATACTGACAATGCTCAAAATCCCAGTGCCTGGCTAGGCGCCGGAGGGCAACCTTTGCTGGCAAATGCCAATGACATCATTGAGTTCAACGGTGTGCGTTGGCAAATAGCATTTAACAGTCAAACATCCACAGAAGTACAGTATGTGACCAACCTTACCACAAGCATACAGTACAAATGGACTGGTGGCACAACTGGTGGCGCCTGGGTCAAAAGTATTGATGGCTTGTATGCTGGAGGTGCATGGAATCTAATACTGTAGAGGCTGTGGGCGTTTGGTTCTACTGTGCAAGAACACAACGATATCTCTATCTGTTGAGAAACGACGCTAAGTATCCTGACACCTGGGGCCTGGCCGGGGGCAAGGTTGAGCCTGGAGAAAGTCTTCTTGTGGCAGTGGAACGCGAGTGCAGTGAAGAACTGGGCAGTGTGCCTGACTACGAACGTCTAATACCCATAGAAAAATTCACTTCACCAGATGGTGTGTTTGAGTATCATACTTTTTGGTGTAGAGTAGACTATGAATTTGTGCCGGATCTAAATCACGAACACACAGGCTATGCCTGGATTGAATCAGGGCGTTGGCCAAGGCCCTTGCATCCTGGACTTTGGAACACTGTGAATTTGGATGCTGTTCAGCAAAAGATTCAACAAGTGGAACAGACTTTATAGTCTGCCAACCACAACTTCAATTGTACCAACATCGGTGCTGGAGTAACTTTGTAATGCTTTGCCAATGATCACGCCTGGTTGATATTGTGACATATCCAAGCGTTCGGCCACACCAGCACGGTTGCTGGACACCACACGATCACCTGCCTCAATTGGGCCAATCACACGGCATGGCACACGGCCTATTAGACCCACTTCCACTGTGAATTCAGATTGCAGTCCTGAATTCATCACATGAGCAGGATGTGTAGATACTACCCCAGCAATCTTGTTGTCATGAGTCACAGTGCTCATAGTAACTTCTTGTGTGCCACCAAACACTACCACAGTACCTGGGGGATATTGAGCATCGGCCTTATAAATCTCGGCCAAGTCAGCATACAGTGCTGTGGTTGCTTGAGCAAACAGTCTGTTGAAATAGTTGCTGGCATTGCCAATATTGGATGTGGCGTTTGAGGTACTGGTCTGAATGTTGCCAGACACAATTAGTACACCACTACCAGCGGCGGCTGTGCCGTTGATAATTAAATTAGCGCCTGTGATGTTGCCTGTAGCAGAAACAGATGTTGGTAGAAAAGAACCCACAATCAAAGAGCCACTGGCAATAACATTACCGCCTGTAATGTTGCCCGAAGCCGAAATACCTGTTGTGCCGTCTAGTGTTAATGCCATGAAAATTATCCTCGCTTGTATTTATGGTGCGTAAACATATAATGTTGACGAATTAGGCACTGAAATGTTAAACCCGTTGCCCAATGTAACTGGCCCTATTAGCATAGCATTTACTGCATCTGCCACAGCCACGTTTGCTGCCAGTGTTTTTGGCCCGGCAAATGTACCGTACATGGTAAAACTACCCAGGTTAATAACCACAGTGTTTGACTGCCCTGCCACACTCATTGCTATGTTGCCCGAAGCAACTGGAATAGTAATAGTCGTAGCACCATTGGCAATGTTAGAAGCAGATCCTGCACTGAGTCCGGTTAAAAACGCACCATTACCAATAAAGAAATTACCAGAGACGTTGCCGGTTGCTGATACTACACCAGCAGTTAAGATATTGCCACCGGTTACGTTGCCAGTTGTAGATACTACTGCACCCAAGAAACTTGTGCCGGTTATGGTACTGGCCGCTGAAATTAATCCAGCAGTCAATATGTTACCGCCGGTCACGTTACCAGTTGCTGAAATCAATCCGGCAGTTAACAAATTGCCGCCAGTGGCATTGCCACTAACAGTGACCGAAGTCAGTGTGCCAACACTTGTGATGTTTGGTTGTGCGGCTGTGGTCACTGTGCCTGCCGTGGTTGCAGTGGTTGCACTGCCCACAGTTAACGATGCCGCTGTTCCAGTCAATCCAGTTCCAGCACCATTAAACGATGATCCAGTTACCGTACTTGTTGCTGATATCAAGCCACCAGTTAAGATGTTTCCACCTGTTATGTTGGCTGCTGAAGTTATAGTTGATGTTGCTGATATCAGGCCACCTGTCAAGATATTGCCACTTATAACGTTGCCTGTAGCACTGAATGTGGTGGCAGAAATTATGTTGGCGCCTGAAATATTTCCACCCGTGCCGCTGGTAATAATATTTCCACCTGTAACGTTGCCTGTAGCACTGACCAGGCCACCAGTTAATAAGTTGCCACCTGTTACGTTGCCTGTAACTGATACCACAGCACCTGTGTGGCTGGCCACGTTCACAATCGTGGTGAACATGCCATTGTTGGCAGTTACGTTACCAGTAACCGATACAAGTCCACCAGTGAAACTAGCAGTGTTTACTATGTTGGTGAATATTCCGTTGTTGGCGATCACGTTGGCAGTGGCACTGATCAAACCACCTGTTAATATGTTACCACCGGTGATGTTGCCACTTACTGACGGACTAGTTGCAAGAGCAATGGTTACTACACCATTGCCTTGTGTTGCTGTAATTTGGTTGGTAGTACCAAGAGTGTCTGGACTGATTGTGGTCCATACGTTTGCACCAAGTGCTGTACCCATCCACATGCCAAGAGGGCTGACTGAAATTGCGGCGTTGGCTGCAGCCTGGTCGATTAATCCGCCAACTGGTGGGTATATCAACAAAGCATTTGCTGTAGAGTCGTTGGCCACAAACACAATTTGACCCGGCAATCCTGCTGGCAATATAGCACCGGCTCCTGATGCTACAGTAGTAAACTGGTTGTTGGTTGCTGTAATTACATAAGCGTTGGCTTGTACAGTACCGTTACCTGTGAGTGTTTGCGCATAACTGTGAGCAATAAACGAGTTTGCGGCACTTTGAACAATGTTACCGACCACACTCAGTTGTGCATTACTTAGAATGTTGCCACCAGTAATATTAGCAGTGGCGCTGACCAAACCACCTGTTAAGATGTTACCGGCTGTGACGTTGCCTGTTACAGATACGATAGTACCTGTATGTGATGCTGTGTTTACAATTGTGGTGAATATGCCGTTGTTGGCAGTTACGTTACCAGTAACAGAAACAAGGCCACCTGTATGACTGGCCACGTTCACAATATTAGTAAACATACCATTGTTGGCTGTTACATTACCTGTGACTGATACTATACCACCAGTGAAACTGGCTGTGTTCACAATTGTGGTGAATATGCCGTTGTTGGCGGTGACGTTACCAGTTACTGATACAATGCCACCAGTGAAACTGGCTGTGTTCACAATCGTGGTGAACATACCATTGTTGGCTATAACGTTGGCTGTGGCTGATACTAATCCACCAGTTAAGATATTACCGGCTGTGACGTTGGCTGTGGCACTAATCAAACCACCAGTTAAGATATTACCGGCTGTGACGTTGGCTGTTACAGATACAACTGCACCCAAATGACTTGTACCAGTAATAGTACTTGAGGCACTAATTAGTCCAGCAGTTAATAGGTTACCAGCAGTTACATTACCAGTTGCTGTGATCAATCCACCAGTGTTTAAGTTAGCGCCAGTGACGTTGCCTGTAACACTCAAACTTGTACCTGTTGCGGCACCAATGTTGGGTGTGGTCAACGCGGCTGATGCTTTGACAATGATGTTACCTGTGCCATCAAAGGCAGTGGTAGTGTTATCTACCTTGGCCGAGAACACGGTACCAGTTAAACTTAGACCTGCGGCAGTGTTGGCTGTGTAAACCTGGCTTGAACTAAACTGAGCAAATGTAATGTTTGACGTACCAAACGTGATTGTACCGGCAGGTGCATTAACAACAAAAGCACTGCCAATGTTGACGTTGCCGTTTGACACAAAGAAATAGTCGTTTAGACTCAGTTGTTCTGAACTGTTTGAGCCATATTCATCAGCGTCAGTTGAACGCACAATAACAGTGGCATTTGACCAGGTATAGATACCATTGAATACAGCGTTGCCTTCGTTCTTGACCAGGATACGAGTTCCTAAGGTCTGAACGTTTACTGTGTCAATCAAATTGAACGTTGTGGTAGTTGTTAGAGTTGCACCAACACCATTGGCGGCTCCATTGGGCTGGGCATAGGTAATTGCACCACCTGTGGTTGTGGCCAATGTGGTTGTGGTGGCAGCACTCACTGGTGAGTGATATGTGATTCCTTGCGCCGCAAAGTTGTCAACATATTCTTTGGTGGCGGCATCTGCCGCTTGTGCTGGACTCGCCAAGTTGTTGATGTAGGTATTGGCACTTAGAACAATATTACCAGCAGGATTTAAATTTAAATTGCCCGATGCAGTACTCAGTGTCAACGCACCGCTGGTGGGTCTAACTGTGCTGGTGTTTACATTTCCGGCAATCACGTTACCAGTAACACTTGCTAAGCCACCAGTTAATAAATTACCACCTGTGATGTTTGCTGAACTTGTGATTGTCGAAGTGGCTGAGATTAATCCAGCAGTCAAGACATTGCCACCTGTTACGTTGCCACTCAATGATGCCACACTACCAGTGAAACTGGCTGTGTTCACAATTGTGGTGAACATGCCGTTGTTGGCGGTGACGTTACCAGTTACTGATACCAGTCCACCAGTGAAACTGGCCACGTTCACAATGTTAGTGAACATACCATTGTTGGCTATAACGTTGGCTGTGGCTGATACTAATCCACCTGTTAATATGTTGCCACCAGTAACATTACCACTGACACTGACCACAG